CTGGCGAACGTTCTTGAGCGTAGAGCAGTTGATCGTGAGCATGGGTTTAACACGCCCTAGAGTCTTGCTACGTAGGTTCTTTGCCACCTGTGTAGCCAACATGGTTTTTCCCTGTCCACGCTGACCTACCACGAATAAATGAGGGAGTATTTCACTCTTCTCAAATGCATCTATATAGAAAGACAAGACGCGCTTGGTTTTGTCCTGACCGATCATCTCCTCGAAGTAATTTTCCATACCTTCTTTTAAACTAGTTTTGGGTGTGGGTCAATACTTTTTATTCGAAACTTTCAAGCTCGACCGAAACCTTCTGAACAAGTTCGGTCAATAGAGGCGCACCGGATTTCTCTGTCTTTTCCGTTGCCTCCACCTTCTCTTCAAAGGTGTCCAATTCCACGTCGCTCTTGCCACCAGCAACTGCAGCGATAAGTGCGTCTGGCTTGGCATCGATCTTCTTGCCGGATAGTCCTAGCATCTGTGCATATCTACCCCACACAATTACTCGTGCGTTTGGTTTAAGATTTGCATTAAGCTCCGCGAGTGAAACACTCATGAAACTTCCACTGCCAGCTTTACGTCCTCGTTTGTTGTTTGTCATTTTTAATTTGTTTTTAATTGTGGTGCTCTAGGAGAGACTCGAACTCTCACGCCTTGCGGCACGGGTGCCTAAAACCCGGGCGTCTGCCAATTCCGCCACCAGAGCATGGTATTATATTACAGGTAATTGTCCCTTGTGTCAACTTTTAATTCATTTTTATTCTAACCCCGAATTAATTGCCTGATATTAATTTTAATAAAAATACTATGATTTCTGATATAATTAAACATGTTTTTCCGTCCATGTTTATTATACGTATTATTTGGCATTTTTCTATTCGTAAATAAGTATTATATTATTTGGCCGTTTCGCGTTCGTAAATTTACTTATCAGTCTTACGTTTCTTTTTCCAATCAATTAAATCATAGTTATCTTTATATTTTTTTGAATAGCTTGACCTATCCTTATCACCCTTCCCGACGCCGGTACTCTTATTTGGCGTGTTTTCGTTCATAAATTATTTAAATTAAATTTCTTCTAGTTCTGCTATTGGTAGGTTATGGCAATCCCCTTTGAATTTCCAACCAAGGTGGCTCTTCTCGTCAACGTCGCCCTTTTTGCAAAACCTAGCCTGTTTAAAATACTTTTTTGGCTTTTTCTTTCCTAGTATCCATGCTTTTGAAAAATCATCCATAACACGTACAAATACATAATAATCACATTCTTGTCCTGTATTTGCTTCTGATATACTGCATTCGTATTCTGGCTTTGGCTTACTAGTACAACGCTTTGTCTTTACTTCATATCTAATCTCATCTTTTATTACATCATATTCATATGTATCGGCGTCCTCGGCTTTTAAATGTCTAGCCACTAGACCCTGACCAATATAACCAGCAATATTTCCGGCACCTTTTGTAATACTATTATGTAAACGTCCTAATTTTTTACTACGTTTAATAGCATTTATTAAAATATATTGTGGTATATCAGTTATTTCGATCATATTATTTGGCAATTTCGTGTTCGTAAATAAGGAGGTGGAGGAGCGAGTGGGATTCGAACCCACGGAACCGGTTAGGGTTCGGCTGTTTAGTAAACAGCTCCTTTATGACCGCTCAGGCACCGCTCCCAGTATCATACATTATATCTTAATTTTCTTCCTTTGCCAATATTTTTTCCTTTAAATGTTGGCAGTACAGAGTCACAATTATTGCATATAATTCTAAAATTAGAAATTTCATTATTAGTAGAATCTCCATCTATATGATCAGTAACTAAAGGTATAGGCACGTTCTGCCACTCGGTCAAAGCACACATCATGCATTTATGTCCATGTTTATGAATTAAATACTTTTTAACCCTTCTTCTTATATGTGCTTCCCCAAATCTTTTATAATTACCAGTTTCTATTTGTTGTATAACTCTTTCTAAATTTTCATTTTCATAAACCATTCCCTTATTCCAAGCAATTGACCCTTTTTGTTTACCAGCATTGGGAGAATGAAAAAATTTAATTTTATTTGGATTTTCTTTGCATGTTTTTTGGTGTGCAGTTAATGACCCGTTATTTAAAATTTCTTTATTACAAAATATACAATTACTCATATTGGTTTAATGTAATATTACATCAAATAACAGCATTTAACCATTACTTATTATTTAGCAACTTTTTGTTCACAAATTCAATATAATACATTACTTATTTGGCAATTTCTATTTCGCAAATGTGGTATTACACTCAATTCTTTTTTCTTTGCTTCTACTTCTATATCATATGGAGAATCCGGCATCTTGGATACGTAGTCACTGTGGGCCACATCCTTTTCGTGGGCCCGGCCCTCTGACCAATGCTGTACGGGGTCATTATTTGGCCAACTTTCGCTCGTAAATTTGACTATTTCGTCCAGAGTATACTCATCTTCATGATGTGGATTAATTAATAGATGATGAAAATCTAATGTAATAGGTACTTTAAAGTGTTTCTTTATATTGCCGGGCTTCCAATAGCCACTCTGCTCGTTCTCAAATACCAATCTTCTAGTAACACTTAAAGATAGTAGTTCTAAACTCTCCTTAACATTATCAACTACAGCTTCTCCTTTAGTACCATTACTTATATGTATATTTATAGGACAATCATAATTACAAGGTAGTTCTAATAAGTCTAAAAGTTCTCCATGATACTCTAGATGGGCTATACTATTAACCCTTGTCTGCTTATTTGGCGAACTCAAGCTCACAAATTGGCCGGGGTGAATAGTTAGCCTGCCGCCTAGACTTCTATAAAGTCTTAGGACATGCCGGGCCGGTTCTACCAACTCCCTCATCCACTCACTGTCTAGACTATCCTTCCAAAGATACCCCCACTTCTCATGATCTGCAAAAGGAATAAGATCACTACTAATCCTATATAAGAATATATTATTTGCAATATTCCAATTAGTAATTTTTACCAATAAGTTTATATTATGTTCTACTATACTCTTCCACTTTTCTTCTACTATGTTCTCATTCTTATTTGCCCAAGTGAGCTTCATAGTTTTGAAACTCTCATCTAGGGTAAGATTTATACAGCAATAACCAGTACGGTGCATGGTTTTATGATAGTTCTAAATGGGTACAAATGCAAGATAATTCTATATAATCCTTACAGATATGACTAAATGTATCTAAATTTGTTATTATTTTAATTGACTTTTAAATCAAAAATGGCCCCAATCAGCCGGGCCGATATGTCCAATTTACTCTGTAGTTATTAAGCCGGGCCTAGGGGTAAATACAAAAAATTAATACATGCTATAAATGATCTTACTCAACCAAAAACTAATTGAATTATACTGCACTGTATCAACCACGTTCCTATATAATCTTATGTTTTTTATTTTTCTTCTAATTTTCTCCCTGCGCTTTTTTCTTTGCGGACAACTCAACACCGGAACACTCTCCCTTAACATTTTTAATATATGAATTGGCATTTTACTCTGTTAATTAGGGGTTTTATAAGGAATTCATACTATGAATGAGAATATGTTTATGTAAATTACTCTACACACGATTTATTTTTACAATTATTTTTTATTTTTGTAAATTTTTATAATTATATAAGTGGCAATGTTCTTTTTACTTTATAACACTACTACTTCTATATACAATATATACGGTATATCTATTATATTCCTTTCATTACTACTTACTGTTTACTTTATTCCTATTACTTATTATATTCTACTTATATATGAAACGTTTATTTACCCTATTAGAAGAAGTGTTTATTTCTTTTGTTTCTACAGTGTTATTTTGTGTTTTTAGGGTGTTTGGGAGGTAGGTTTTTGTGGGGGGTGTGATAGGGTATTATAGGGTGTAATTGGGGGTGCGATAGGGCGGGTGATTGGGTGTTTAAAACTGTACCCGATAGGGGCGGTACGGATTAGTAGTACAGGGAAATAGGGGGTAAGATGTTCCCGATAGGGTATAGTAAAATTAAATGTAAATATATTTAAATCTTGTAAGTATATAAAAGGATAGGGTAAACTGTATTTAGGGTTTATTAAGGGTATATATGTGAGTATAAACAGTATAAGAATTGTATTTTAACGTGCCGGGCTTGTATTTTAATATATAATTGTGTAATTTATATGCGTTAGTGTAATATGTTATAAATAATTTAGCTTAAAGCACTTATGAATATAACCCTTCTTCCTGCTGGAATTTATAGTACCCCATACCGTATAATAGTAAATCTCCAATGGGAAATGGATATGGTATACGGATGGAAAAGAAATCTTGTTAAAGATGGTCTAATTTGGTCTTATCAATGGGAACTATATGTGGATGTACCATTTTCTAGCGTTTTCCCGCGAGTGAACAATTGGTCGCCACTAGATAACATTATACCACCATGTTGTGGTGGTAACAATCAAAACCTGTTACTTTTTAAGACTTGGGCGACGGATTGGGCAATGGGGAGTATTGTAAGACAAACAAAAGCCAATATGTTGTATGACCTTCGAAGAAGGCCTAGTGAATGGCCACCTAGACCACAACAGAATGGAGTGCCAAATGAATTTGATCTTTGTAATCGTAGAACACATAGGGATATTGGTAATACAAATATTGAAATACCAATTGTACTCATACGTAAGCAAAACTGTGATCAAACTTGTCAATGTACAATAAAATCAGTTGGTGGCGATTGGCGATTAAATCTCCAACCATTCCAAATACAGCCTATAAATAACTGTCCAGGCCCAGTCGGGGTTCCATATCTACAACCCCTTGTTCCTCCACTTCCAACCGTCTTTAGCGTAGATTTAAATACAGCATAGGTAATTACTTATTAAGGGGAAGGGTTCCCGATACCTAACTGTTTACATTAGGTTGTTATAATAATGTATTAGGGGCATGGACACCAAATACCACCGCACTGTAATGGTGCATTCATAGTTAGGGACGCACCATTAATTACTAGCGAGGCGCCAGCTGCGGCCTCTTGGCCTTCTAGTAGTTTGTTGTTAGAATAAACTCTATTACCGCAGTTATCAATGGCCAGAGCTTCAACACTGGAACGGGTTACGGAAAATGCTACGGGTTGGGCGGGCCAAGATACTGTAATAGTATCATCTGGCCCCTCTAAAGTACCAACGAGTACTGGATCGCATCCAGCAAACGTCGCTTGATAGCCCGGACTTCCTGCATATCCACCATTTCTATAAACGCTGACTGGATACGAGATTCCTGTTTTACATCCATTTGCTGATACGTATTCTTCTTGCAGTGGGGAGCATCCACTCAAGTCGGTACGCTCACGTCTCTGGGTGAAAGCTTCACCATAACATACCTGTTCACAAGAAGGTGTCCATTCAGTCCATTCGCTCCAGTTTTCTTGACAGCAGAATTGTCCCGAAGGTTCGGTACTAAATACCCTATCATAACAATCCGAATAATCAAATGTAACAAAAGCGTGTTCAAGTATTCCACCTATTCTTTGGGGTTCATCAATTGTACAGCGTTTGTAAGAAACTATCTGACCGTTTCTATCAATAGCGACTCCTTCTACGTGGGAAAATGTTTCTCCGCCGCCACAAGTTATTTTTGTGAACTCTTTTGAGCGCATCATTGGCTTGTCAAATTTAGGTAAGTTTGGAGTACTTGACATGCTCAAAAAAGAATATGTTGTATTCCAGAACTCCGGATAAGCTTGAACACCATTAATGTCGGGAGGTGGCGTATAATTTGCCGTTCCCAATGCTTCAAAACTGCCAATTAGCCCCTCATTTCCTACTGAAGTAATGGGAATAATTGGGTATTTGTTCCAACTAAATGCTATTTGTGGCTTTGGGGGTTCACTGGGGTTGGCGGCAATTTGAGCATCATTTGCGCGCGATAGAATGTTAAGATCATAAAAATTATCAGAAAGAGAAAAATAACCGGGACCACTAAGCGTAACACCCTTACGAACTGGCTTTGTTATCTGTCCAACCAACTCCCAATTACAGCCAGAGGCGTAATAAGTACGAATTCCGCTTACGCCAGTCGTATATGAAATGCTAGCTGTTTTATATATTGATATTGGACACATTTCGTCTTGCTCATAACAAGGAGAGCCGTTAGATTCTAAACAGGTTAAACAGTTTTCGTCATTTTGACACGTGTCACATCCTGTTCCGCTAAATGGGGGAATTGTTGTAAACTGTGCGCCATTATAAATTAATGCCGCCTCCTGATCATATTGTGCTACTTTTTCGCGCAAAAGGCTTATTAATGTAGCGGTGTCAAGTACACTCATTTTGATTAAATTAGTTTGATGAAGAGGTCGCCATTAAAACATATACAGTTTCAGTTTGTCCACCTGTACATATCCTTAGTGGTCTAAATCTGGCCGTCCTACCCCCCAGAGCCGCGACATCCATTATAATTTCTCCCCCACCTCCCGTCATATGTAACACCTGTGGAGCTATCGATACATTGCCAGTAGAATTTGTTACACGTAGAGCATCATGTCCAATTTCTACTTTATCAGAGTTAAGCTTAAATCGTAAGCCAGAACTGCTCATTTCCGCTTCGTGTTGAGTTGGGCCTGAGAATTTTAACCCTTCCGCCCCATATTCCCCCTTGAATTGAAAGGCGTTTAAAATTTTTATTCCTGTTTCTGCTATTAAAAGTTTTGCAGCTGTCGCTATGCTCTGTGCATTTAATGCGGTAATATTATCTAAATTAGGTACTATAGCTATGGTATTTGAAAACAGTGTATTCACTCTTAACATGGGAAGAGCTGCTGCCATAACTACTCGTGCTAAAACTTCTAATGAGCCCCCATTTATTATATTGCCAGTATCACTAGTGTAGAATACTTGATTTAAAATCTGGGGGCCGTTTGCGCCCACAAACGCCTTGATAGAATTCTTGATCAAATTGCTAGTTGTACCAGCTTGGTCGATAAACTTTTCAAAAATGTTGTCTCTTTTATCCCCAATCTTCTGATATAATGGAGGGTTTAAATTTGTAAGGCTAGTAGCAAACATTGGCGACAAAATTTGGTCTTGGTTGTCGTCAATGAATTCCACAATTGAGTCCTTAATTTGGGTACTTGTTTCCCCTGTAGCAGAAATTATTTGATTGAATATACCATCCCTATTTTGTTTTACATACTTCTCTAAACGATCTTTTATTTCTTGGGTAACAGTACCATTTGCATCTATTATTTTAAATACAATATCATTTTTATTTCTATCAATAAATTCTATAATCGAATCTTTGATTTCAGGTTTTGTATCGCCATTTGGTTTAATAATTTTAGCAAACAAGTCCTTATCATTTTTTCCTACGAATTCTACAATTGCATCCTTAATTTGGGTAGTTTGGGCATTGCCGTTTTGATCTATAAATTTTTAAAAAAGATTATTTATAGTGCCACTAGTACAACCAGCGGAAATAATTTTATCTAAAACTAAACACCAGTCTATACAACTTTGGGAAACAGTGGTACTATTTATAACGTCATTTATAACTGTACATAAATTAAAACCACAAACATTAGCTGGACCATTAAGTTGTATTTGTGCTGGCACTAGGCTTAAAATATCGCAAGGATTGGGTATAGATACGGCCCCACTTACGTAAGCACGTATTCCACTTCTTAATTGACCTAATTTGGTTTGGTCGGAAACACAGTTAGCTACCCCCTCAGAAATAGATGCCGCTATATATGCATTTATTTTATTTTCTACTTTTATAGAATATTCACAAGCTTGACCATTAGGGCTATTTGGGTTATTTGGATCATAGCTAGTACAATCAAATGCGGCTAAAAGCTTTTGATTATAATTTGCCATACCATTATAACTTTTGTCTAAGCCCGGATGATCACATAAATCGCCAGTATAGCCCGCCGAAACATTTGGCCCACTTGGGTTAGAAATAGTACATGGGTCAAAACTATTAAATAACTCTACTAAGTGATTTGAAACTCTAGTATCAATAGCACGGGCCAAATCACAATCACAATCGCCACTAATAACAGTGTCTATCCCAGAGAAATTACATAGGTCTAGGTTTATACCACTAATATCTGAAGCATTATGCCTATGACCAACTAACGAATAATTACCCAACGCTTGTTTCCCACTCAGTGCCGATTGTAAGCCATTAACACCTGAGATTTCGTGACTATGTGTAGCATTTGCGTAGTTACCCGCAACTTGCTTCGCGTCCAGCGCAGACTGCAATGCTGTAACGTCTGAAATCGCATGATTGTGCGTAGCATTTGCGTAGTTACCCGCAACTTGCTTCGCGTCTAAAGCCGACTGTAATCCTGTAACATCTGGAATAACTAGTGTAACGAAACCAACCTTTCCGGCGACGCTATCTACTGCGGAAATAGGTATTTCTATATACATACTTCCCGACCAGCGGTATCTCTTACGAGTACCTATTGCTAAATAGATTTTTCCATTTTGGCCAGTAGTGGGAAAATTTTCAAAATTTGAGTATTCTAATATCTCATCTACGTAACTAGGAAGTTGGGATGATGGAATTACACCATTTACTAAGGTTGAATAATTTCCAGTCTCTTGTTTTAAGTTTAGTGCAGTTTGTAGACCCCTAATTTGGGAAATTTCGTGTCCCTCTACCTTATCTACTGATGAAATTTTAATCATAAGAGTATTTACACTAAGTGTAGCATATTATGATCGATTTAGTTTTCTATTTTTATTATGCGTATAGACGGAACATTAATTCTTTAATGCCTATACCATTAAATGGTGCCCTTATAGTTTAAAACGCATCATTAATTACTAAATATAAATTAATAATTATAGGTCAATTTTTACAAGAGCGTAACCTTCTGTGTCTACAGCACTTAAAAACTTACCCACTACAACAATTCCATCGGTAGCAATTTTACCGTCATCACCTGCGTAAGCGGCATCACCAACATCTGGTAATCCGCCACCAGCACCACGATCAGTTAAATCAAAATCATTTACGAAAATAATACCCTTTGTTAAAATTGGCACTGCTTGGTTTGGTAACACGGCATCCATTTCAGCAAGTTTTCTTGGGTTATAGATAAGATACTCACCATTTTCATCAACTTCTCTTACGTCTTTTAAGATAACACCAAAAGGTGCTGGAACTGTATTGTAAGTTGGTGTAGCAGTTACCTCTGCGACAACATCAAATCTGGCTGATACAGCATTTGCCACACTTGAAAGGTTTGTTGGCAATTGTGATACGCCACCGTCAGTATTTTTCCAAGTATATACTGGTGTAACTAAAGTGCCCTTGGTTGCTGGGGCCTGTCCGGAATAAGAATACAAGTTTATTACGTCGTGCTCGCTATAGTTACGAAATGGTTTTAAATTTGGCATAATCTTTAATAATGATTGTTAAATACAATTACACTTATTTTTATAAATCTGTAATATTTTTAATTTAAAAAAATACAAGTATTATACGCCACTAGGTAGCGGCCAAACTGACGGCCCCCAACCGCAAGATCCATCTAACAGAGTATCAAACCTACGTCCTGTACAGTCTGCATAGGTTAATGTTAATGAACTACTACCCGTAATTCCCCTATAAGAATAGGTTATACCATTTGTGTCTACAGCTGCCATTTCAACACTTGAATATGATAAACCACCAGAACAAATACCTAGAACCGAGTCCCCCGGTCCATTAATTGTTCCAAGATATTGCCAATCACAGCCTACGCAAAAAGTCGCCTGTGTGCCCTCTGGGGGTCTAGTAAAAGAAATTCCACCAACTTTATAAACCAAATAAGTAGTAACATTTCCTAATGGGGGACAGCACTCTATAGTACTGCCGTCCTGAGCAGTGGTTTGGAATCTATATTGCTCGTCGCATTCACAAGGTGATCTATATCCTTGTGCCTCGCAACATAAACATGGGGCGGCATTTGTACTCATATTATTTATATATAATTTACTTTAACGTTGAAAATAATTACCTGATTACAGTTACTTGCATTTACACATCTAAGTCTCCAAATAACGCCCTCAATTCCAAGACTATTAAATGAGCTAACGTAAACTGGTTTAGCTATACGATATGAAGAGAATTGGCCCTGCGAGTTTAAAAGAGCAAATCTTTCAGTTTCTCCAACATTAGGGTTGTCTCTTAAATATAAATTAACCTTATAAGCGTTAGACAAACTTGTTGACCCCAAGTAAGCGGCGCTTGGATATTCAATATTAACAGTACTAGCTTGCTGTGGGGCTAATTGTACTGACGGAGTACATGTAATAAATGGTCTTCTACCAGTACACTTATCTACAACGTAACCTAATTTAATAAACCCAACTTGGGTTGGTTCTGGTCTAAAGTCTGTTAAATTAGCATTTCTAAATTCTGCAAATTGATTTTTAATCTGTGCGGCTAGGTCAAATGTTTTAAATGCTGTTGTTCCTCCGGTTTGGTACTGTAATGTAAAAGTTCTAGTTATTGTTGCGGGAGGTGCTATTGTGATATTGGTAGATGTACTTGTAGGTGCTGCATGAAATTGATTATTACCACCTTGAGTATAATTAATTTTTATTGTTCCTATTTTTAGCAAACTCAATAAACGCGTTGCAGAGTTAATAGTTGCCTGTCCAGTACCATTTGTAACAGTTATTGTAACTGGTAGACCAGAAGTTGCCGTGCCAGCCGATAATGTAGTTGTGGTGCCACAAGTGTAAGGCCCCAAGTTAAGTGTTGCTGAAATAGTCTGCTGTCTTTTGCAAACAAATTGAATAGATTTAGTTGCCGCTGTCCAAACATTACTGCCGCTATTGCTTCCTGTTAAAATAAAATCACCCGGCGTTGTAACGGTAATATCAACCAAGTTAGCACGATTACCAGTGCCCTGAGCAACTGTCGCTACCCCGCCATTACTACTAATAACTGTATAGTTAATAGTTATAGCCGCATTACTTGTAAATGCATTAAATGTTATTATGGTCGAAGGACTGTTATAACTATAAAGCCTTGAGCTTTGAGTATTTGTAATACTCGAAACACTAATTATTTGTGTTTTTTTTGCAGTTACGATGGACATACTTAGTATATTACACGTAACTTTATTTTAATGCGTAAAAAATGATTTTTTACCCCATATTTAAAAGGTTTTGTATACCATTTATTTCAAAAGCAATTTCTTCACTACATGTAATGTGGTTTATTCTGAATTTATATTTATTGTTAAAATAGTTAACAGTAGATTCTAATTCTTTTTTTGCCTCTTCAAGCGTTTTGAACCTACTTCTCATTCCACAATCCTTCCAAGCGGTTGTGTCTGGTTCCAATATTTCTAATAAATAAGTATCGCCTATGGTTGTCATATTATATTTTAGTAAAACAATCGATATTCAAATAATCATGCCATTCAATATGTTCATCTATCTCACGAGAAAAAGCGGTTAGTAAAAAATTAACTACTTGTTTTCTGGTTTTGCCCTGTTGAAAACAGTTGATAATTGCCATTTCAATCTTAGTATCATTTTCTCCAGATGGTAAATCTATCATCCAGCTGGCGGCATTTTTCCTTCTCTTTTCTAAAAAGATATTCATTGAGTCGTTCATATATAATTACATTGATTAATTATGAGTTACCCTTTTTATTGTAGGGGTATTGTTAACTGTTAGTGATTGATAGCAAACCATGCTATTATAGTAGCAATTATTGCAAGTACAGTCAAGCAAAGAATGGCATAAATAGCTTTACAAAAAAACGTGAATATTTTATACAAACCAAATAATAATACAAACGGTATTAGTATAAATCCCCAACACGCAGATAAAAAAGGATCTAACATAATATTTATTACACTAAAAAATGGCGGAAGCAGTAGGATTCGAACCTACGAAGGCTTTAATACCTCAGCTGTTTTCAAGACAGTGTCCTCGACCAACCGGGCTACTTCCATTAATATTTAGGACTAGTAGGGATCGAACCTACGACAAACACGTTATCAACATGCCACTCTACCAACTGAGTTATAGTCCTGAGAAAATTTGGTGGGCAGAGAAGGACTCGAACCTTCGAAATCTAATGAGAGCGGATTTACAGTCCGCTGTAATTGCCGCTATACGATCTACCCAAAAATTGGAGCCCCCGGTCGGGATCAAACCGACGACCTCAAGTTTACAAAACTCGTGCTCTATCAACTGAGCTACAGGGGCATGAATGGTGGAGTCGATCAGTTTTTATAGATAACTCCACTTTCAAAGTATAATATATTATACATGAAAATACAAGAACAAATTGGAAAAAAGTTTGCGAATATGGAAATACTTGAGGTTATTGGCTATAGAAAAGTTAAATGTAGGTGTGATTGCGGTAATTTAAAAAATTGTGATTTTCAAGATCTTAGAAGGGGGAGAATTAAGGCTTGCGGTTGCAAGAGGCATACGCCTGAACTCAATGAGCTTTCTAGAATTAGAGCGTACCAGCTTTTAGAGAAGGGGGTTTTAAATAAAGGTGGAGATAATTATCCGAAAGAAGATAGGGAATTTAAATATATGTTATATAGAATAAAAACTAAAGGCAGAAAGGAATGTTTTATTAGTGTTCAGGATTTAAAAGACGTATGGGAATCACAAAACGGAATATGCGCATATAGCAAAATTAAATTATCTCTCCCAACTTTTTCCAACCCAAACTCGTTAGAACCTTATTATATGGCATCGGTCGATAGAATCGATTCTTTAAAACCATACTCAAAAGATAATATCCAATTCGTTAGCCGAACTATAAATTATGCTAAAAATTCTATGACACATGAACAAATGTGTGAATTTATTGAATTAATTAAATTTAGTTAAGTAACCTGGACGCGAGGAGAGTCGAACTCCTGTCTTTAATATTGATTACTATATATTCATTCACATGTTTTGGTAAATTCAGCATTTGATTGACTAGAGGCTGCTATGGTTTACCGACCTATCTTTTAGAGTCTGCCTGATATAGTGAAGAGTCTACATCCACCCCCTACGCTTGTTTTACGAGTATCGTAGATACTACTCTAACCTACTATATTTTCCAAAAGCTTAGTAGGATCTGCTTTTGGCGTTTATGCGGCCAACGCGTAAGACTCTTCTTCGGAGAAGAATTCTACAACATTTGTCATCGCTGACTTGACTGCATTAACTGCATTAGTAATAACTTTTGCATTTATGTTTTCGATCAGCTTTTAAGGTAGCCAGCTGATCAACTACCACATGCATATACAGTTTTCAACGATTAAATCGAAACCAGTACGCGCCCGTAAATTAGATTATACTATCAAAGATCATAAAAGGATCCTAGGATCCAGTATAAGTTTATTACACAAAGTAATTTGCCTACACACTTATAATAAAATTATTTATGTATATTGTCAAATTATTTCTTAACTTTTTTCCAAAACCAATATGGGCCAACTATATCGTCAAAATATAAAGACAAATGCATGAATTTTTGGTAGTAATAAAAACAAAATTCATTATTAATCTTGCTTAAGAAATCCCCACAATAGTAGAAAAATACAACTAAAAATTTATAAAATAAAATTTTATTATTTAATAGAAGTGCGCGCATACAGATCAAAAGCAGTATTGATAAATTAAACTAATAAAAAAATAAACAAGAGACGGAACGAATAAAAAGCCACCATACCCAATTAGGATATTTATCCAAGTGTTTTTAGGGTCTTCCACGAAAGCATCTACGTCTTCCTTGTAGATGAGAAATATTGCAATAATAGAAAAAACTATTGTAATAAGGTATATAACATCAAAGGTTATAAGTATTCTATTAATCAAGTTAAACATAATTATTAAAGGTTTTGGAGGTAACCGGGATCGAACCGATGACATTCTGCTTGCAAAGCAGACGCTCTACCAACTGAGCTATACCCCCATATTAAAAAGATACTGTATCTCTAAATTTAGAATATCACAATTGGAATTAACATTAGCAACTTTAATTATTTGTTCTTTAATATAATCCAAATTATTTTACTTTCTAGAAAGAATAGAGAATCAAATAGAAACTGCTCGGTATTCTTGCAATTGATAGTGGCTTTAATATGTGCTTGCATAATTAAAATTGGTACGCGATGAGGGATTTGAACCCCCGACATTTTCCGTGTAAAGGAAACGCTACTACCACTGAGCTAATCGCGCGCTATTATAATAATACTCTATATTTACGAAATTTTCAAGTAAAAATTAATCACAATTTTTAACAGATGTCACAACTGTAAATTTATATAGTAGCATTGGGTTTTTCTTTTGAACTATCAATTCCTTTTTAGCCGAAACAATTAATTTTTTTAAAGACATTATGCTAACTTGTTTTTGTAGGGACTCTTCCGCTTCCTTCTCTGTTTTATAAAAACCACTCCATTTTTCAATATTGTTATTGAAGTTAGTTTCCATAATAATTAATACACCAAGAAGTGTAATCGGTCAGTAGTTAAAAAGAAATTTTTAAACATATAATAATTTATCTATTATTCTTTCTTGCTGACATGGTTGTGGCGAATAATTCTTGCAGTTTTGACTGAATATTTTGGAAGTTTTTCTTTTCCCTTTTGTTCATTTTTGCGCTATCGGTAAGTTGATGTGAATCTACGCATATATATGCATTTATTTCATCAGTTATTACCTGTTTTGAATATCCTATATTTAATAAATGAGATCTAAACTGCGCAAAAACAGATCTATTTAATTGCGATATAATTAAATTTACTTGCTCTCGATATTGACTGTCTAAATAATAAATGGCATGACACATTTCATGTTTAATAGTATCTTTATCTTTAGGTTCGGCACCAATTAGGTAATATGGATTAGTATCATTGTATGACTCGTGTTCATCGGTAATTTTCCAATGAATTTCATCTATTACAAAATCGTACTCGTTGCCCCAATCCTCAAAATTTGCAGACATGAACTCGTCCACAACTTCGCCCGGCACGTTAAATCCAGCCCAATCTACGGGATATGTAAATACCCCATCACCAAACTTTTTGGCGTACATTCTTTGAAATTCTGTCATAGTAAAAGTTTTACCACGAACTTGTTTAAATGGGGATTCGTAATACTCTTGTAAACGACAGAACGTCATTGCGAGATCGTATTGATCTTTTATCGTTACTAAAAAAATTCTATTATAAATTTCTTTGAGTTTGTAGTTAATTTTCATTTTATATCTACCGAAAGTTAATATTGTGAATTTTAAAAAGCTGGGCAGGAACGACTTGAACGTTCAGCGTCTTTCGACAGAGGTTCCAAAGACCCCCGAGTTTACCAATTCCTCCACTGCCCATTAAATTTTTACTATCTAAGTTACAACTAGTCTTTCTTTATATAAATCACTTGCAAATTGTTCCGGAAGTATAACGTTTAGTGGTACCGAATAGAATAGTGGCGCAATATCTTTAGGGTCGTATCCTGCCAAACCACATCCAATAAGAGTAACTAGAAAAGTTTTAGCGGGATTTTGTCTGGCAAAAGCAATGAAATCCTGAACGTGTTTTTCTATATCTGAATATTCAAGCGTTTCTATTGAAAAATCTTTAGTTGGTATGGCATAGGAATTACCATACATTCCAATGCCCTTGCCCAATACTGCTCCGAATTTTTCCCTTGCTAGTTTTGCGGCACCAGCCCCATGAATACCAGCTAGATTGCTACCGAAAACAAAAACTTCATTGTTTTCAAGTGAAGTTATGTTATCTGGCGTATAGTCGTAATTTTTACCCATACTAATTTAGTAATATTAAGATAGGCGATAGACTTTTTTGGGCTTACCCCTGCCACCGGAAATTTCCTTCACAATGGTAACCTTACCCTGCTTAAGGGCACTTCTTACCAAATTATGGGCTTCGTATTCCTTGATGTCATTTTTGGAAACAATATCGTTTACGGTAAACTCTCCAGAAGTTCCGCCTAGTTCGTTTAGCGGCTTGGTATGTTTCGATGGGCGCCCCCTTCTGCGGGGCGAGACGTTTTCTGTATTTTCTGTATTCATATTTTTATTTTCTGTTTTTTGTGAAAGTTTGGGTTCGCGCGTGGATTCCTTGGAAGACTTCTCAACTATTACAACATTTACATCGTTAGAAATCGGGAACCTAAAGCTTTTCCAATCGTCTGTAACGCTGTCTCTGCGTTCTCCTTGTACAGAAGTGCTTGACTCGTTGGTAGAAATAACCCTTAGATTTCTCATTAACTCTTTTAATGAAGGTATTTCAAAGCTATCTTCTGGCTCAAGCCATCCGAGTTTCTGTGTTTTTTGTGTATTCTTCATTTATACATGGTAAATCTATTTTTATAGTTTAGCAAGTATTTTTTCAAAGTAATTTAAATTCTTTTTTTATTATACCCTAGAAAATTAAAAACAACACGCATCTATAGTGGAGTGGTTATTGATTTGGTGTAAATACTTTGGTGATCCAGAAAATGATAAATACCGTAGAGCAGTCAAGTGCTGCAAATGTTGATTTAACTGCCAGTGGTTTTATAACAACTGGGCAAACTGGGCAGTTTATTAGCACTGCACAAACTGGAGCTTTTTATCCTAGAAGCAACCCAAGCGGCTTTATTACTAGCATACCTAATATTGTTTATACAACTGGAAATCAGGCGATTAGTGGGAATAAACAATTTTTAGGTAATTTAGTTATAAATAATTTAACAGTAACTGGAACAGAAACAATTGTTAATACTAATGCTATAAACATAGGCACTAACTATTTACTACTGAATGTTACTGGTGGTGATGGAATGGTCCATGGTCCAGCTAGTGATGGTGGTATATTTTTTGTTACTGAGGAGGGCAAAACAGGATTAAATGATACTGGTGCAATATTGGGTTTTGATTCCCCCGCTGGTAAGTGGGTATTCGGAATTGGCGCAAGAAGTGAGAATCTTGAAAATTTGAATGAAATAGCTTCTGTTTTTAATGTTGATCAGTTAAGTGGGTATGTAGATAATTCATTTTATAGGATTAACAACCCAAGTGGATTTGCTACGGCAAGTGAATTAGCAACAGGATTAACAGGCGTTGTGCAATTGGCAATTGGGTATTCAATGTCTAGCGCAAACGCTGCAGTTAGTGGGTTTGCAAATTCTTTATCAGGAACTTTATCAGGATACGTTAAAACCGGACAGACTGGCACTTTCTATACTAGCAATAACCCAAGTGGATTTATAACTGGCGTATCTCAATTTAACTTTAACAATGGTGGGGATCTAAGTGGTAGTTTGCTTTCCCCAACAGTAACCAAAATCCAAGGTAATCCTGTTAGTAATGAAACACCAGTTGGTGGTCAGACCCTACAATGGAATGGTTCCGCTTGGGTTCCCGGCAGTATTCCAGCGGGTGGTAATGGCGGTGGCGGTAGGGTTTATTATTTTAATTTCGCACACACAAGCGGAATAGCTCCTACCGGCGGGTTGCCAACTACTGGCGATTTCCCACTTTCACTTTTAGGTACGACATATTACGAAGGAAGTGGACAAGCACAGAGCGCCGACTTAGATCCTCAGAATACTAACCAATTAATATGCGGCTTTGTGAGTGCTAGTGGTAATCCTGGTGTAACAGAGATTCCAGCTGGTCTTTGGGATTTTAATATTTGGGCTAGAGTAAATAGTTCGAGTGCGACGCAATCATCAATTAAAACAATTGTTCATATATATAACCCAACCAACTCAACTTACCGCAAGTTGGGTGAATCGGATGATATTTATCTTTATGAGACAGATACCATTGCCCAATATATAGCAAATGTAACTGTACCGCAAACTGGTATTTTGGCAACCGAGCGTTTATATATAGAAATATATGGTAAAAAATATACCAGTAATGAAAGAAGAATTACTTTATACTTTGATAGTTATCGCCCATCTCACGTTCATACAACAATTCCTACTGTGGCCGGTAACGGCGTAGTTAAGGTTATAAATGGCGTACTACAAACTCCTGCTACTGGTATTTTCGATAGTGATGTAGATAATAATGCCGCCATATCACAAAGTAAGATAGCAAATTTAACTAGTGATTTAGCCAACCTTTATCCAAGAAATAACCCAAGTGGTTATATTACTGGCGTTAACCTTTCTAGTTATGTAACAGACAGTCAAACTGGACAGTTTGTTAGTACTGCACAAACTGGAGCTTTCTACTCCGCAAATAACCCAAGTGGATTTATTCCTACAATAAGTGGAACTGGAGTTTCAAATGGTGGTAATGTAATTACTGGTAATTATACAGTGTCATCTATTGTGTATTTAACACAATCACAATATAATGCGATAACCCCTGATGGTAGAACTTTGTATCTAGTAGTTTAATATGATTTACTATGGCCAGAATAGTTTAACTGCGCTATACGTTGGTTCTAATGCTATTACTATTGGCTATCTAGGATCCAATATTGTTTGGTCGCCCTTAACTACAAATTTAACTGGAAATTTTTGGTATAATATTACATCTACTGGATGTGCTTCTGTAACAATAAATAGTTCCAATAATATTAATAATGGATTATCGTGGGGTAACAATGTTTATTCCGGTATTTTATCTGGAACAAATAAGTATACCTATTGCTATAGTTAGTTACTTAGCTTAAGGTAGAATTAATCTTATTTAAACACGCGCACTTATCAACAAGTGCGATATCAATATTTATCCTTTGATTATTAAGTGCTTCTACATATAGATTATTAGAATCATTTAATATTTGCATTCTTTCATTTAATTCTTTAGCGTCTTTTACAATAAGAAAATCGCTGATTTTATAACCACGTTCCCTTGCCTTGTTTATTGTTTTAACACATTTCGCATCAAAAAACAAAATAACATCACACATTAGGCATTCGTAAAATCTATTCGCAAGTCCGGAATACACATCATGAGTGTGAACATCTTCAAAATAGATTGAATATTTGTAATTTTTAAGTGTTTCGTTTCCAGTAGTCCAGTCCAACTTGTCTAGGTAGTTAGCCTCAATACCCGCGTTTTGATATTTTAACTGATTTTTTATTGATGAAGAAATGTAGTAATTATCAACCCCATTAAAAGCAATCATGTCTTTATACCTGTGCTTTCTAGGTGTGCCAAAATATATACAATCTTTTTTATTTTTTATTGCATCCTGATCTAGTGGTTTAGAGTAATTGAAAATTAATGAATTTAAATTTGCTACATGCCATTCGTCAATCCAATCGTTTAGCTTTTTTTCTTCGAGTTTTTTACCCAAAATCCAATGACGGTATCCAGATCTTTCGGTATTACAAATAACATTGTACTTTTTATGGTATTTCTTTACCACGTTTCTTAATAGAACGTTATCTTCTAAGTCATAATCGTTTACTAAAAACCACAATTTAGCATTAGGGTTATTGTCGATAATATCCATATATGCCTTGTATTTCATATAGGGAGAAGCGTAGCAACAAACAATGTGATCCCATTGCTTTTCCAAAGCCTTCGGTATTTGTGACATGTGTGTAACTAATTCATAACCAAGTTCTTTCTTTAAAATTAGTGAGTTCCTTACATGTACTATGGAAGTATTGGAAAAATTTTCTTCTATAGTCTTTTTCTCGCAGCTTTCTATCAATAGAACATTACTCATAATATTAAGTCCAGAACATCTCGCGCTGTTGCATCATCCACACTAGAAGCTCGGTGTCTTTTTGTACGATCTTTGCCTCAATTGCGTTATGCTTTGCGTAACGCTGCTCATAAGTACCTTTCTTTTTATCTGTTGCAGCCGTAAGCGCGGCATCGGCCTTGTTTTCTAGCGCCGGACGCTCGACTTCAATATACTTAACAGCGGCTTTAACTTTTTTAAAGAAATCTTTATGTGCATTATTGTCATTCCAATCTACAATCCCATCAACCATTTCATCGTACCAAAAATCAAGTAGTAGTGCAAAGTTAACCTTGCGTAGTGCCTCGCTAACATCTGTATATTGATGTCTAGGCATTGACTTTCGAAAGCGCGGATAAAAAGGTTTGATAAAACGCTTTACAGCATACTTCTTTTCCATATAATCAAAATATAGTCCTTTAAAAAACGAGTAAACTGGATTCTCCCAACTAAAGCACCATTCACGAACGAACCACTGTACAGGATAAAGGCGTTTAATCTCTTTACGCCATGCGTTCCACCCTTTCTCCTTCGACGTGTTTTCACCGAACAACGAGGCACGGTCGATAGGTAGCGCAAAAGGCTTTCTATAAAGCCCGTAAAGTTCGCGAGCTGACTTTGGTAGTGCAAAGTACTCATCAACCGAGGAAACTTCTATATATTTAAGGAAGGTGGGCCCGGCGAGCCTCTTATCTAGGGTTCTGATAATTTTTACGTCCATTAATATATAATAATACTATATGCACTATATGTCAATTCCAATTTAAGAACATTTCCCACTCTTTTACATTATGTTTATTTTTAATATAAAAAGTAGACGGTAACTCTTTGGGATCTTGTGGCTTTTTAATTAATTTTAAACCAGCCTCTTCTGGAGTTCTGTCCGCTTTTTTTGAATTAATATCTTTATGCGTAAGAACACAATTTGACCAGTTGGTTTTTCCTCCTCGCGAGCGAGGAATTACATGATCTATATTAGCGTCTATTGGAAAAAGTTTTTTTCCCGTGTACTGGCACATACCGTTGTCCCTTTCCCATATAGCTTTTGCAGAAAATTTGGGCCGCTTTCTAGGCACTAGATTATAGTGACATAAAACAATTACTTTCGGTATTTTAATTTTACCTTTAATTGTTTGTATATAATTATCCGTTTCTTCTGAAACATTTAACTTAATCCAATCCTCCCATTTTAATGGAACCATGTTATCTTCGCCGCGAATATCAAGACCAGTGGCATTGTTAGTATACATCATAGAAATTGCTTCTATAGCATTCTTAACATGAATTGCTTGCCAGTTCCTATTTAAAACTAGAACTGTTTCGTTTCTAAGTTTATCGTTCACTGGTAACGCTCGTATCGGTATTGGTAGAATCTGGATCTATGTTTGCTTTATACAAATAGTCCATTTCCAAAACTAAATCTTTCTTAGCTTGCTCTAGATATTCATCTGTTGGATATTTGTCCAACGATTCTCTAAGAAGATTCCCAATAATATCATTAACAGAAATATCTTGTTCACATGAATCGGTTATTAGCATTTCAAGAATTTCTCTAGGCCAATCTTCAATATCAATTTCTATTTTCTTATAAGGACGAAGCTCAATTGAGCCATTGTCGTGAAACTTAACACTAAATTTAGTTCCTGCGCTCGCCCCAATTTCCTGAAGTTCTTCTTCGGTAAACTGGATATAGGCATCATTAGTTGGTTGTAATGCTTTCTTTATCATAATTGTTAAGGAATTGTAAATGATTTCAACCGCTTTGTCAACTGTTAATTCACCATAATAAGTACTTATTTTTCAAATTGTGCTTTAATTATTTTTACGCTTTCACCCCTATTATCCATAGCCTGTTGAGATATACTAACAGGATCGGTAATATACGCCCTAGTCCTGTAACTACCTTTTGAGTCATAAGTCCAAAGCTGATTTTTTGAAGGCGGGTATAGATAAGCAACTATCGCATGACCGGAAAGTTTTTGTTTTCTATTATAGTCTATATAACTCATAGTGATAACTTCTGACCATACATTATATTTTCTTAATCCCTCTCTAAATGAAATCGCTGTTGGAAGACAAGCATTCTGTTCAAATTCCATCCATGCATTAGGATTTTTAGGTGTGCTTTCACAACCTGTTAACAAAATTAAAGCAAAGATAATTTTTTTCATATTCTATTTTTCCCTCCCCGGCCATCTTTTGTCCCATTCAGCTTGAGGTGTATATTCCTGAATGGTCTCCCAAAGAGAATCAATAGTGTGACAGATTTCTACCTTCTTCTTACCAACTGCCTTATAAGCTTTGTTAGGCTTTCCATTCTTTAATAGAGATGGTCTTTCATAAAGATACCAATCAATCCATCCAATTTGTTCGTTATTAAAATGAGACTTCAAAAGGACATCAATAACCCTTTCATATGGTTCAGTATACTCCATCAGGTCAATACCAAGATCATAAGTCTTTCGACCCTTTTCATGCATTAGCTGAAGCTTTAAGATAATTTCTTCAAAGAGTTCTTTTGTCATAATCTTATTCTATATTCTTTAGGAAGATGTGTCAATCCTCTTTATATGCTACACAATTAATTCTTTTATTAAAATCAGAGATGAGATTGGCTGTAATCCTAGAACCATCCTGAAGAGTTACGCCTAGCCACCAATGACCATTATCCATTCTTTCTAGATGAAAGAACTGAACATCTTCTGCGGTAATCTCATCAAGATTACCCTCACTATCATTTCTAAATTCCCATTCAGGTTTCATATATTATTACCAATTATCAAAGTCCAGACCTCTTTGTGTCATGATCTCCCAAAACTCTTTTCTAGCTTCTTCGAGTGCTTCATAATACTCATCGGACTTTCCTTTATTGTCTCCAGTGTCTTCTGGATACTTGATCTTGTCTCTTAGGTATTGATCTATGTCCCAAGCAACCAAATACCAGCTAGTGGCATTGGATGCAAGCTTGAAGTCTGATTGCTCTTCTGGCAAATTAAAAGTTAATGTTCCTGTTGGCATATTATGTATAATATTACTTTTTTGGAAGACGTGTCAAGTCTTGTATTTTCTTTTCTAGCTTTACTAATTTTAAAGCTAAATCGCTTGCCGCCTCTTCCCACGTTGGCTCTTGAAACTCGTTAGGAAATGTCTTCGGCAAATCTTGTATATTTAAATATTTATCACACTTGCATTGTTCTTTTATATGTTGACATTTATAACACCATGTGGACATCCACTCGCCTTCTACGTGGTCTTGGTTATTCAATTCGGACTCGACAAGATCAATAATGTTTTTATCATATCCACCCCAATGAAGCGGATACATAGGATGCTTTTGAGATTCATTGTCTTCTTTAAGACTTGTGATCTGAGATTGTAAACTCTTATTATATGTTTTTAATTTCTTTTCTCTTTCCCCATGCATTAATTTTAATGCTTCAATCTCTTTATTAGCAGCATTGAGTTGATGCTTATACTCATCCCTCTGTTGGGCGCACTTCTTATAATCATTCTGAATAATTTGGGTCTTAGCCTCATTAAAGGTTATGCCATAACTATTTCCTTCCTTCCGAAGCCTCTCAATCAACTCAACGTTCTCAGTCTTTAGATGCCTGAGATCTCTAACTTCCTTGGTAAGCTGTACATTTTCATTATAAAACTTCTCTGCCTCTTCTCTTAAATGTGCTACTGACTCTCTAAGATTTATTGCATTATTGTGTTCTGTAGTTCCATCTTCTTGGATGGCCTTGAGAATATCTTCTAGGGTCTTATTTTCCCCCCTTAGCCTTGCGTTTTCCTCTAATTGGTTCTCAAGTTGCCTCTTAATCCGTGAGTAGTTAAACCAGTTGTACATATAAATATGTTACTGATATATGATAGCTATGTCAATATTAAAATGCAAACATTAGTGCAGTTTGGGCAACAATGGGTTGATTACCCCCATGAAACTTAAAATCCCTACTGATAATACCACCTAATTGGCAGTCTTTTTTCTTGGATACTTTAAGATGGTACTTGGATTGTAACCTATTAATATCCTATATAACGTCTCTACTATCATGGTAAGCGCCAATATAGTCAATTAATTTAAATTCTGGCTTTTCGTATGCATACGTGTTTGTCGCCAGTAATATACATAATATAATTATATTTTTATATCTCATAGTGCCAACTCCTCTTGAACTCTTCAAATTTCTTTAGCCAAAGATTAAACTTTCTAAGTCTTTTGGTTCCTTTTTCGCCTTTCTTCTTTACCTTCTTAACTCCTTTTGATATCATCCAAAAGAACATCAGCATTCCAAATGCTAATAGACCCACTGTTACATGACCAATAACATGAATATCATTATGTTGCATTTAATGCTGTCCACCCTCCCATGTACTACCACAGGGCCCACCACTATTATTAGCATCGATCACAATATCTTCCCCTTCAGGTGTTATCAGGGGTAGATAATGCTTGCTAATGCGCTGGGTGGATTTTGGAACATAATGGCAGATAAAGGATCTACGAAATCTATCTTTGGATCTATTTGGTCCTGAGCCATGAATTGAACTACCATTAAAGAATAATGTATCACCTGATTTCATAATACAAGGAACAGCCTTTTTCCCTTTTGGGGTTGGTACAAGATGTGTTGTGAATGACTCGGTTGCATTGGCTTCTTTAGGGCATATAATTTCCTCTTCTGCCGTATCTGCTACTAGATACATTCCACCATTTTCTGGATCTGCATCATCGATAGCAGTCCACGCCGCAACACATGTTTGTGGTTCAACTAAAAGATAAAAATTATCTTGATGCATTGCTTGTCCTCTAGAGCCCGGTGGCTTGTAGTAAAACATACTTTGAGCAGCAAGTACATCTTCTTGCACAAGCTCTTTCAAGCAAAAAAGAACAGCTGGATGGACAAGATTTTTGCGTGATACTGAGTCAAAACGATGTGGCTGCATCACTCTCGGAAATTCTTTTAAAGGATCTCCGTTTGATTCATCTTTAGAGACAGGATAAAAATAATCTTCAATAGTACCATTCTTTGCAATTCGATCAAAGGTATTTTTAATTTCTTCTACTTCAGCTTCAGAAAAGAGGCCTCTTGCTACAGCATAACCATGTTGCTTGAAAGAGGCCTTCATCTCTTCAAGGTTAACAGATTCGGGCAGTGTATATTTATTCATATTATTATTTACACCTCTTTATACTCTACATAACTCTCAAGTATTTTATCTTCGTGCTTAAACTGGATGCAGTTTTTGCCTTCATGGGTATATCTTTGTATAACGGTAATCTGCGACAAGGGAATCCATTGCTGAATATCTTCTACCCAAACTGATGCTATCTTTACACTATTCATTTACTTGTTATAAGCATTACCCTAGTTATAATCTCTTCCAAGTCATCCTTGTCGTATCTCGGATGCTGATCCCAATCTGGATCTCCATAATGTTCCAAATACCAATCAATTTCATTGATGATAGATTTAGATATAACTTTAATAAGTTCTACTTCAGCTTCTTCTATAGTCCCCCAATCTGTATCTTCGTAATCATGGTTGATGTAACCAGCATGTTGGACTGTATAAACAACTTTTTCACCATACTGATAATCTGTAATAATATAAAAATGACAATCACGATCCTTATGGTAATCGCCACAAATAGTGTTATACCAAATCTTATTTAATTCAATAATTTTATTATGATTGTTCATATTAATATCCCATATTAAGCTCTTGGGCTTGTGCCGCAAGTTCATCCAAAGCTTTTGCACGAGAATCAAATCCAAAAACTTCTATCTCAATAGCACCAAGCTCCATTGGGGTATAGTTTATATGTTCACAAGAAACACAGAAGTATCTTGGATCTGGTTTAATATTGTATGTAACAGATCTGTCTAAAATTACATCAGGTTCATTTATCTTTACAACTTTATCATGGATGTGACCATGCACATTCACCTTATGAGCCTTACCAAAGGAGCTAGGATGAATTGGGATATGACTCATGAGAATACCGTTTTCTAAACGATGAGTGCCACGAATGTCTTTGAAATACTTCGCATACTCTTTCATCTGATAGATATCATGGTTTCCCTTAATGAGAATCTTCTTACCATGCAGCTCAGTGAACTTCTCTAGATCTTTTTTATTTTGTGCAACATCACCAAGAACATAGACTTTGTCACCATCATTGACAACTTTGTTCCAGTTCTCAATCAATGTAGTATCATGCTCTTCTATACTCTTAAATGGGCGTAAGGGGTGCCCATCTTCTTTTATTAAACTACACATATCCTCGTCCCCAAAGTGGAGATCTGCAATAAGGAAAATGTTCTTCATTTTATGATGATATATTTATTGTACTAAAATGTCAATAAAATAAATCCATCTCTCTAAAAAGTATAGTTCCACTTGTTCCAAACAATTTCAAGTAAATACTTTTTCCAAAGAAATCCTATTTTTATATATGATTTAAAGTTTGCGAAGGTAAGCTTCGGATACTTTTGATATTTTGTATCCGGAATATCCCAAAGACCAATACTAAACTTATTCTTGAAAAAATTATAACAAAAATGTTTTTTAGCCGATATCGCGTTCCTGAAAAATTTCCTTGTTTTTTTTGTTAGGGGTCGAGGGGTATCTACATATAGTTTATCATTAAATCTAATTTTATTCATAATTTACTTCAGCAGCTTGTTTTAACCAGTCTGAAAAAGCTTCATCATATGATCTAATTTCAAAACCACCATGGAAATCTTCATGGGTAAGTGATAAATTGTATTTTTTAGAAAGTTGTATAACTTCACTAAGAAAATTAATTGCATTCTCTGATCTATCTTTATTATAGAGGTATTTTTTAGTTGTCATATTTCTAAACCATCTAAATATAAAATTTCTTTATTAAATTCAATCGTTATTTCGTCTCCGCCATTTCTTGGAATTATATTTATGCTATTACCATTTATATAGGCCCTTTGTGCATTCAATATATCAACATTATCAAATAGCAGGTTACAGTCTTCATCAATACCGTCACTAATAGTAGCCCGAATTCTTTTCATTTTATTATTGAGTAAACGCGGTGTCCTGTGCGTTGCGTCCAATTTCTGAATGCCAAGTTACCGGCGGCATAACCTTATACTTGGGAATTGATCCATCTTTCACAAAAGAGTCGTCGTGCCAGACGATTCGGTTGTTAGGCTGTGCGGCTATCTGGCCTGACCCATCTGCCAGTAGCAGGAGATGATAGCATTTATGCTCTGATGGATACTGACTGAATCCATTATCGGTATGATCCAAGGTGAACCAATAGCTGGCCGGAACCCTGTTGCCATCTCGGTCAAGGTAATGGCATGACATCTCGCGCAAATACTCGTATCTGCACACTGCGAAATCCCAGCCATGGCAATCCCACATTTGCAGGTGTGTGATTGGGTGGGGTTCTACGCCGTTCTCTGGCTCTTCGTGGTATAACTTGTGCAATGGTATCCTCGCCCATTGTGCGCCTGATTCGCATAGTATGGAGAAGTGCAATGCTCTAGATGGAATGCTAGTGACCCCGATTATCACGCATGGCTCTAGGCCTTTGCGTCCATCCAGCCCATGCAGTATGTCTGCGGCGACATATCCGTACAGGTGTTGAGGAGTAGAAGCGTTTAGGCAATAGTGTGACATTTTAAAAAAAGAAGTACTTTATTAAGGTAAAAAGTCCGTACCAAATAATTAACCCAAATACAGCGCTAATTAAATAGGGCCAAAATGGGTTGTTATTTTTATTCATATTATGCAATATTTCTAATAACCCAAATTTGAAGCTTTTGAATTTTTTGTGCAATCCAGTAGAGACCTTTTGAAACAACTCTACTCCAGAAAATTGTCCAATAACCAAAAGTAATTTTATTTAGAGCCCTTTTAGTCCGCGTCCAAGGATGCGCCTCATGTGCGGCGAGTTGGTCTTTCCAATGCTTTTCTCTTGCGGCATTCTCTTCTGCCGTACTTGAGATTTCTCCTTTTGCTAGTTTAATATTGGTAAGTTTCCCAGTATTAAAAACGGCATCAAATTCGATATCCCAAGTATTACCATCTGCATCATCTTTATAATGATAAAAATTAATAGTGCCATGATATGGTACTTTTACGGTCTCTCGGCCAGACTCAACAAATTCATAGGGCCATACCCACCTCTTGCTCTTTCGGGCCTTCTTTTCGTCTTCCTCTGTCATGGTTCTAACCATCTCTCCATCAACTTTATCAAAGTAAAGTCCAGTACCCTTAATGGTGTAAGTGGTCATGGTGTTTTCTATATCCTTTGTTTGAAAGCCCTCTTTAGACCAATCGGTATCAGGAAAAGCCTTTTTGAGTTCTTTGTTTAGTGGAAGCTTGCGCTTAATAAGAATTGTGTCGAACATGCCCATATTTTTATTATTGTTTATTTTTATATTTATGTCAATTAATTTTTTTAAATTCTTTTTCAAGATATGAAGATATGCTTTCGTTATCAAATAGCGCGCTTTGCAATTTAATAGCAATGCCACCGGTCTCTGTCCAGCTATCTATATATGGTTGAAAGTCATCTATTAAAACATTTTTAGAGCCGTCGTTATTTAAGGCGTATTTTGATTTTTTATCTGGAAAAACTGCGCCCTTGAAGTGTTGGGAATATTTTGGAACAATGTGTTTATCTATCCATTCTAATTTTCCTTCTATACATTGGTCTACTGACATTTTAGATGGGTGGGAGCAAATGTAAAAACCGCCAAATTTTTCAATTACTTTATTTATTAAAGTGTCATTAGTACTATATGGTTCAAGATTGGCAAATAAACTTTTTGGCGTACCTAGTTTTTGATAAAACAAATCCTTATCAACCCAAACGCTTTTAATTTTCAGTTTTTCTGAATCTGTTGCGTCAATATAATTTTTATTAATAATTTTATTAGAAATAAAATCAAATAGATTAGCAAGCAAACCGTCCATATCAAGATAACATTTGGTCTGCATTGCTGGTGTATTATTTATTGAATTGTATTAAATCTAGACTCAAAGCCGCCTGTATTTTTGTATTCATCATTTACCTGTCCGATTTCCATCCAAGAGTTTTCCCCCTTATGAACAGAATTCGCATATTCTGTCCATCTTACGTTTTCCACAAGTTTGTCAAGCTGATCGGCAACATCGCTATCTAGATCAAAAGGAAATCCATCCCAGCGACAAGAGTCGATAAAACCTGAAATATAATTAAGGAATTGTTCTTCGGTATTACCAGTGTAGGGATTTTCTTCAAGATTTTTGAACATCTCTGGATCAATGTCTACGACCTCGGTAGCTTGCCAGATTGTAATCTCTTCACATTTACGGATTTGGTATTTCATTATTTTGATAATAATTGATTTAGGATAAAATGTCAAGTGTCATTATGATGATCTGGACAACTTTGTGTTCTCTTTATCATCTCGGCCCTCAGTTCACCAAATGTAATAGGACTAGGGCAATTCTCAACAGAAACTTCATAGTTCAATCCTGTCTTTAGATACATCCTTCCAAGTTCTGATCTATTGAGATTACCGTGAACGTGCGCGAAAAGATGGTATGCCCCCTTGCCTGCTCCATTCCAAGACAGTATAGGAAAATGACTTAGAACAATAGGCTGACCATTCACAAACGTCTCTAGATAGTTAGGGACAAATATAATTTCCCTTTTATCATTATGATCCCAAATATTGCTCATGTAGAAAGTATTGTTCTCGCACCTGTCTAAAATCTGCTTATAGCCAGCCTGATGATTGCCGGGCAGTACATACAGGGTCTTATACTCTAGTCTTCGAAAAAGCTCTAGTAGTCGCTCGTCTGCATCATACCCAAAAATTGTATCACCGAGAAGAAACCCTATAGTGTTTTTATTTGCCTTTTTATTCCAATTCTCTATTAGTCCCTCGTCATGCTCTCTGGAACTATTATAACCCCTTGTCTTCCAGATAGGGACATCCCACTTGGGATCATGTCCATAGTGCATACAGCCCCAAAACAGAACGTCATAATCTGTACTGGAAATTTTAACAGACTTGTAAAATAAATCTTTCATAATCTTTAAAGTATATAGAGATTTTTATAGCTGGGCAAGAAAATTACCTAGGAATTATAACAGCTTCACAATCTGCTTTCTCTGTGTCAGTTACATGATGAACTTCATGCTTTCCATAATACCACTCTTCATGGACATTTAGTCTAATAGCAGTCTGATAAAGCTTTTCTGGAGCATCAATTCCTCCCTCATAGCCTTGTACCATAACAAGCATCTCGGGATCAAACTGCTGTAGCATTTCAATTAGTTGTTTTACTTTCATATTTTAATATTACATGAGAAGAGTAACACTTGTCAAGATATTTAAACTCGTATACATCTTGACCAAATAAATCTTCAGAGATGCCAACGAATTCTGTTTTAGATACAGGAACCCATTCGCCTTCTACTAATACATGGGGCGTTTGTTCGTCGTTCATATATTCCAAGTTGTTGTTCCTCCATGATGACCGCAAGTCTCACAGTAGCCTTTATCTGATTCATAATCATCATACTGAAAACATTCCACTAAACTTTTAAAATCACAAGTACCTCTTTTAATTTCTTTTTTAAGTTTTAATAAAAGATAATCAAGAAGTTCGTCATCTTCTTCGGGTTGCTTAACGCCCTCATCTACCTCCCCACTTCTCCAGACACCATTGATACTAAACTCCCAATTATAACAGGACATCTCATCATAGACTATTTTATATTTTGGCCTATCATCTTCTAGATCTTCTTTAAGGTCACTCATATTTTTCTCCTGTATAGTATTTGTAGGTTCTCTTCAATGCTTCGATATCTTTTTCATTCTCATCAATGTCTTCAAGAATATAAGGCCTTGGATTCTTTATCTTTTTGAGATTTTTAGTATTATTTGAAAGAATCTCAATAGTCTCAGCCAATGACTTAGCAAATGCCAAATCTAAATGTTCATCATTAATTTCTATTTGCATAGTCTTATTCTAAATGAATTAGTGCGGTTTGTCAACTGGATACCATAGAACTTTACCGAATTGGTCAACCTTTACGGTATTGCCGTGTTTGTCCCGCAAAACGGTTGTATCTTCGGTTGTTTCGATGATAATACAACCTTGTCCTAAAAGGAATTTGACTTTCTTTTCTTTCATGCTTTTATTCCACATGCTCTAGGAGGAGATGTCAAGGTCGTTTTTTACCAACCACCTACCAAGATTTTGCATGGCTTGATTATATCTTTCTTGCAACCAATCTGGTGTTTCATAATAATCTTTATTTTTTGTTTCAAAATATAACTTTTCAATAGTTGCATTGTTTAGATCTTCTAAAAACTGTTCTGCGTTACGGATACTGTATTCATTCATAATCTTATTCTATATTCTTTAGGAGGAGATGTCAAGAATTAAACTCCTGTAGAGCCTCTTTTGCTCTTTGATCCTTCTTATATCTATAGAATGGCTCTTCAACAAACCTATTCAAGTTCACAACATTAAATTTTGTGTTCGAATCATGAAGTAAATACCAAGTATCATCTCTTGGATCTAAAAATATTGAGATAACTTCTCCTTTCTTGTTAGATACTTGAGCATAGTCAAAATGACTCCCTGCTTGAAGAAATTTAAACGACCCAATCTTGTAATCTTTCTTATGCATATTAAAAAGAAGTTTGATTGTATCTCATAGATCCTGAAGACCCTTCCGTTACTGATCCTGCTTTAGGCATCTGCCATTTTTCTGGTAATGTGACTGGCAAAGTAGTCTTTGTGCCATCATAGGATGTATGTGTTACAGGAGTTGTTGTTCTGTTTTCACAATCTGGTCCTTTACATGGAACATAAGGAATATCTACTCCAAAATGAGGATCAATACTTGGAGTAGATGGAACATAAGGAATATCTACTCCAAAATGAGGATCAATACTTGGAGTAGATGGATAGGTTGGAATGACTACAAGCTTCTCAGTTAACTTTTGAATAATCATAGACTGATCCATAATACATTCATTCTGGTAATTGATTTGCTTTTGAAGCTCATCAATCTTTTTAGTTAGTTTTCTAATTTCTCTGTTCATATTAATCTCTAGTCATATTCCAGTTATAATCTGACATCCATTCTGGCTTTTCTTTTCTATGAGTCAAGTAATTTAATTTGTTTAAAGCAATACAAGCTCTACATCTACAGTTCTTCTTATCACTCATTGTACCAGCTACCATACCATTATTATCACCAGCCCAGCATTTAGTAAGTGATCCTAATTCTCTAGCAATTTCTTCATAGAGCATACCTTCAATGATTCTGGCTTTTGCTCTGTTATAATCAAACCACTCATTGTTCTTAGATTTTCTATTGTCCCAATACTTCTCTGTAAAATCTGACTCAGCTAATTCACAAAGATAGTTGTCAGCATTAGTTCTAAAGCCTTTTAGTTGTTTATTCTCTTTACTGAGCTTTTCAACTTCAATTTGAAGTTCCCTAATTCTATTTTTTAAATATTCTTCTGCATTCATATTATTCTACCCAGTTGTATATGGTTTGAGCTACAGCCTTTCCATTCCAATGCTCAAGTCCTTCATATTTGTTCCATCTATAAAGAGTGCAGTTAGTTGCTGCACTATGCTTCTTACCATCACAGAGAGCATGTCTTCCAAGATGTACTGCATATGCTTCATCTAACTCATCTTCAGATGGTTCAAAACCATTATTCCAAACATTTACAATTGCTCCACTATTACTCTGAAGAATATAAACATATCTCTTATCTCTTTGAGCATTAGTCAAAACAATTGCAGTTTGAATAGCATTACAGAACCAACCAAAGACCCAATCTCTAAAGTCATCAAAATGTGATAGAGCTATATAAGCATCTCCTATAAGAGGATATAACTTTCTAAATGTCTTAATGAACTCATCAGTCCATACTTGAGCATCTGTTGTATTGTGTAACATTATTTCTTTACAGGGTTCTTCTTTGTTCATATCAATTAAAAATTACATCTCCATTATAAACAATTTTCCAAGGTTCTAATTCAAAATCTCTTTCTACTTGAATTACACATCCAGCAATTTCTAGAAATGTTTCACCCATAGTTCTCATATGTTCTGGCATAAAGAGAATTTGATCCAAAGCTCTGAGTCCACAACTAATAGTAATCTCTGCTTTCTTCTCTTGAATTAAAAGTTCTAAAAGAGCTTCTCTAATAGCTGATCTCTTTGATGCAGCAACAACTTCTGGTGATGGTTTGGGTTTATAAGGAGTCATCATATTATTTCCTAATATAACACCAAATTGTAGCTAAGTCAAATACAAAAAGCAGAATGACCATAAAGAACATAATCATAGATTCTCTTGTTAATTTCTTAATATGATTAAAGTGTCTCTCATTGATCATATTTTGAGTAGATTTGATTACATCTAGGTTGAGCTTATTATCATCAATTCTCTTATTGTGACTATAGAGCTTGTCTTCTACTACATTTTTATTGTGTTCAATATCATGCTCAATATGCTTCTTAAATGCTCCAAACTCATCTTTAACATTGACAATACTAGTTGCCAAAGTCTCAATTGTATTTTCTAGACCTTCTACATTCTTTTGAGGTACTTTAGTATTAGTAATTGAGACATTAATAGGTATTGTAGTATTAAAAGCATCTCTTAGCTTCATATTACACTCTTCACAATACTTTGAAATAAAAGATACAGGAAAACCAGTCTTAGGATGACATTGAGCATTTATAGTAAATTCCTTTCCACAATCTCTACAAGTACAGTTATAGATTTTATCTATATAAGGTTCAGAGTTAAAAAATTCATTCATATTAAAAGGATGCATCAAGGTTGGCACTATCAGTCCTTACTATAGGCAATTTAATTGTCTTCTTTCTTTTCTCAACAGTTGTGTAAATGAACATCTCTTTTGGTATCCAAAATTGATACCATCTCTTAGTCACTGGTGCTCTTTGTATAGCTTGAAAATCATATACATTATAAGTTGAAACTCTAGGCATCAACCATTCATCTTTCTTTAGTTCTATAGAGTCATTCATATTATCAGTCAATCTTATAGGCTACTGTTACTTTAAAGTCATAAGTCTTGAGATTATCAATAAAAGGGTCAGCATAATAATAACCACCACCAGATAATGAAGCAATAAGCAAATTACTACAATAAAAATTCTTCTTCATTGCTCTAATAATATCTTCACAGCCACTCCACCCACCAGTTGCAATATAGATATAATTGTTTTCTTGCTTCACTGTTGCATAGCACAGCTTCTTTAATGCCTTCAAAGCAAAGTCCATTGCTTCTTTAGCATCTTTAAAGTTCTGCCAATGTTCAAGAAACTCTACAGTCTCTTCAGTTGGATATCCATCAATGTCAATTACTGGTTCAATCATATTACTTCTCCTCCTCTTTAGGCTTAATTGGACTATGAACCTTTACATAATACCCATCACTGATAAAGTCTCCACCAAAGATCTCTGACTTCTCACCTCTTGGCAACTTAGGCATAGCTTTGTCAATACTCTTCCAGATATCACTCCAATCAGCTGTGTCCTTATTCTCAATAGCATTAGCAATTTTCTTCCAAAGCTTCTTAGGGATCTTAAAGTTCTTATGCTCAATAGCTCCTTGAACTACAGGCAAAGGAACTCCAGTATGAGAATGAGGCTTATCAAACCTTCTGGTATAATCTGCCCACCCATCATTGTCCTTAAAAGCTTTGTACCTCCCTAGAACCTTATAAATCTCATAGGCCATAGTTGCATCACCAACCTTCTCTTGGTTATAGATGCCATAGGATACATTAGGATTGTTCTCTAAATCTGTATCTTTGAACAAATACTTCCTAGCACAATTATGAATCTCTTGTTTGTCTTCATAGGCCAATGAATAGCCAAATGCTTCATCGAGGGCAATATTAACCTGACCAAGTTTTAAGCGCTGATACACTTCCAATGCCTTCAGAACAGTTGGGATATGCTCTTCCTGAAGCTCAACAGTAACAGGTTGGCGAACTTTCTCTTTATAGGCTTTAACAGCCTTCTTAAGATTCTTTCTAGCTTGTGCTTTTGTGGTCATTGTTTTTATACTATAGGAATTTTTAGAACACTTCAAGCCTAAACTTTAATTTTGTCAATTCTATCTGCTACAACATTATTTGTTCCAGAGAATCCATGATCAACAAGCAAACAGGGAATATCATTCATGATACAGGCTGTACAGACTTCTACCTGATCATCAACCATCAAAGTACAATTGAGCTTCTTTAGAATAGGAATCTTAGATTTTCCTGATGTACTATGAATACCCTTAATAGGTAGGTTGTGCTTCTTTACAAACTCTTCTACCTCTGGGATATCTTCTTTTTTTCTATAGGTAACCACATGTATATCAAACCCCTCTCTATCCTTCTCTAGAACCATATCAATAATCTTTTGAATAGGCTTTAGAACACCTGTACCTACAGCAATCCATCCTCCAGACACTTCTTCAATGGCTAAAGTATAGTCGAAGTCAAATGCTATAACTGGCCTGTTCATCTGCTTATAATAGAGAACCTTAAATGATTAGTCAAGCTTATTCACCATTACCTAAAAGCTTTTTAAAGAGATTATAGCATGAGATATAATAATCACACATTATTGGGTCTTTTGAATCCACGGCGTTATCAAATTCTAGAGTATTTTCTGTAATATCTTGTTGCAAACTCTTCTTGAAATCTGGATTTAGCTTAGATTGAATAAGATCTAAAATAGGCTCCATATCTTTATCAGATAAGTGCAAATTAATTTCAGACCCATCATACTTTGATCCGTAATTAAAATTCATTTTAAGCTCTACAGGAGGATGTCTGAACCTAGCATCAAAAGGTTCTCCTGTAAAGTCTGAGAAGTAAATTGCTTCCTCGATCTGTTTTGGTTTTAGTATCTTCTTCATAAAATTTTTAATACTTTAATAAGACCAACCTCATCACCTATTTCATTAGAATGTAAAATTAAATTAGGAGATCCATCTTCACATACTTTCTTTTCTAAAATGTCTTTGTAGAACCATTTAATCTCATCCGAATTATTCTCATGCATAATATAATTATCATAAGTTAATTCTACTTCCATTCTAATAGTTTTCACGATTTGTTTAGTTTGTTATAGATGTCATCATATGCTCCAAGGTTATAGAGATATTTCTTCTTCTGTTCTTCCTTATTCTTCTTTTCTTGTTCAACGAACTTTCTTTCTGATGCTCTGTAAAAGTTCTCAAGTCCAGTGTCAATAATATTATATGTACCATCTTCTAGGATTTCAAGCGCCTGAGATAGTCCACAATCAATATCAATACAAAGACCTTTGTTTGAAGTCTCTTCAACATCGATTCCATTTCGCATGGGGGTATGACCACTTACTTGCTTAATACCAGACTCATCATTCCAATAAGAACCAGTATAGGATTCCCTTATTTGATCCCTCCAAAGCAATCCACCAACTCGATGAATGCCACCTCTACACCTTCCAGCAGCACCAAGCTCATTACTAAACTCTCTATCCTCGATAGCCTTCTGAATCTTCTTGAGCTTTATCTCAATAATCTCATCATCCATTCCATAAGGAGGGCTAGAGAACCAGAAAGGATGGAACCCAGCATGAGAGAACCAAAAACCATTTTCTTTGTGGGCAAGCTTTATCTTGTCCCAATCATCATTAGTCATAATGCGATTGATAGCATCGTCCTTGGCTGGGGTGTATCCTGAGCAATTATAGATCTGATTGCCAAGACTGGAACCGGGCCTTAGGTTAAAATGGGCATAATTTATGTCATGATTGCCCATGAGCATAATAATGTTTGGATTAGCTAAACATTGTTTAACCCATCGGGCTGTTTGTTCTGCATCAATAGCAGTATCATTCCAATCATCCCAATAGTCACCACATAGAACAATCTTGTGTGTATCAATATACTTGTCAATAATCGATTGAGCTTGAGCCCAATGATTATGCAAGTCTCCTATGGCAATAATTTTACTCATTATTCTAGTAATATAGAATATGTTTTAACAAAAGTCAATATAATTTTAACTGTAATGTTTTTTTATCCATTCTAGTATTTCTCTCTCTCTAGATTTAGAATAAGAAAAGCTATAGTGTCCAAATATTTTTCTCATTTTTCTTGCGTCCCATTCTTTTTTTGCCCACCATTCTATCCAGTTTTCTACTTTAAATGCTATTTGTGGCGACACTACTTCTTCATGAAATTTTTTCCAAATGCCATGATCCATACAGTATATATGTCCAAGTTCATGAAACATGGCGGAAGCCATTCTATTATTTGAGAAACTTTTATTAATATAAATAACTCGTTTTTGGGGGCATGGCGAACATAGCCCATCAACAATGGATCCGGTGTAGTTTTTTAATTTTTGTTGAAAACGTATTTTTACTGAATAGTCTGCACATATATTTCTAAGTATTTTTTGTGCAGTTATCTTTTTCATTACTATCTATTCGAAATATTTTATATTACACCAATATACCAAAAGTAAGATTTTCTGGATATTTTGCCTTGTCGAGACAGTCTTTTATGGTTGGTAGTAGCTCCGGATCTCTATATGAAGCTATCTGCACAAAAATTTTGTTAATTTCGTCCATATTAATTATAGATAAACTGCTGTCAAATTCCAAAATAGCGTGTAATATTGTTTATGCCAGCATATTCATTCATTGGAACAGCGAGTTTAGCTACAGGACAGGCCACTCCCTTTACTGGGGAATGGGCAAACGTTGCGGTGGCTAGAAATATCATGCTTGCAGTTTACGGCAATAAATCCGGTACTGTAACAGTTGGAGTACAGTGTAAAACAGCATTATCTGGATCAGCTGTTTTTCAGACTGGTGGCATCTATGAGGGCATTGACATATATGAATTTAGTCAGGTTGCGTCAGGCTATGCCGCGCCCGCTTTTATGGACTCGCCTGTTAGTCATATTAGATTATACTGTAATGAAACAGGTAATAATATTTGGGGTTACGCAAGTCTACAGAATTAAACTACTTATTTTTTAAGTGTTTTGAATTAAAGTGGTCTGTTATAATTTTTTGCCACTCATTCATTATAAATACCGCTTTGGTACCAGATAAATCGTTACTATTATTTATAATTTCTTCGTTTAAGAATCTTTGATGTTCTTTCGTGTCTAGCATAAAATTTGTTAAATATGCGAAAACTTCTTCTTTTGTATTAAAGATATAAGTATCATTATATTTCATGCTTATATATTGATTATTGGTATACTTTTTCTTTGAAATGTCAAATATTTTAAGAAAAACCGCGTATTGATTTGTATTTTTTATATATAAACCAAATATATTATAAAATGCATTTTTTATAATCTTCTTATTTCTGGTGAGAACTAGGGTTGATTTTGGCGCAGCACAAAATAAAATATTAACAACTAAGTTGTCTAATAGTTCTAGCTGTTCATTGTATTCGCTGCTCATGTCGCTATTAAATCATAGCTAATAAGTGATACGATTTATAAAAATAGTGTAAATAATCTGTAATGAATGTTGTTGAAAATAAAAAGTTGGGACAGGCTCAGGTTTCTAGCTCTTTAAAAAATTTATCTAATATTTCCCCGATTTCCTACTCGGGAAGTAGTGATTATTCGCTTGGTGGAACACTTTCGATTTCTCGTTCTGACGACTTAACGCGCCCACCTCAAGTGGCAGTTACATATAAATCATTTAATGATATTTTTAATACTTCAAAGGTAGCGTTATATGACAGCGTAAGTACCTATAGTGGTACATTACCAAGTGGTAATATAATTGCTGTTAGTGGGAATAATATTTATAAAGATTTAATTTTTTCTAAACAAGATTTAAAGAAGCTTGGGAGTAATTACTTACCCTATTCTATTGAATTTAATGGTTCTCCTTATACTGGGGCTAAATCAAGTGATACTCCATCTGGCTATTTTTCTGAGTTCGTTACTATTAGTGGCGCTGGCCTAAATAGTTTAATAGGGGTAATTGATTGCTCCGGAAATAATATTAACTTATATACATATGCATCTAGTTTAAAAACTGTAAATATACCCGTAACTCCAGCAAGTGGGCATAGAATTTGTGTTTATGGTAACTGTTTTAGTTTAAATACTGGCAATAAAACACTAACACTAATATAATTATGTCGCTAAATACAGAAGAAATTTACAAAAAATTAGGAAATTCATTAGAAATTTCGGTACTGAAAGGCACTAACTTATTCGCAACTGGCGCTAATAAAGCTAGTGTTTCTAAAACCTCAGTTAGACCAATTATATCTGATGATTCGTCTGTATTTACGGCAGGTATTCTAGTAGAAAAGGGTACAAATAAATTCGATTGTACTGTTTTATCTCAAGATTCTAATATATTTTATACATCAGAAATTAGTATTGAAGATACTCAATATGGAGAATATCAGAAATTTTTGATCCCATTGGGTTTAAAATTGGGAGATACGGATAATGAAAATCTTACTTTTAACCCAGTGAGACTAGTGACTGGGCATTCTATAGAATATGGCGCATTAGATTTTAGCGCACGTATTTATCCTAATAATTATTATGGTAAATGTGATAGTGTAATTGATGGTTTATTGTGTGTTACAACTGGTAGTGAGGCAGATAAAAAAATAGTATTCGTATCTGACCATGATTTGATTACTGGCAGGGCTTTTAGTGGTTTATATACTACTGGTTCATATGCTACTGGTAGTTTTTATTCTGGCGTAACTAGCGTAAATAAAACCGGATGTATAGCAAGTGGTTTGGTTGCCAACCCGTATTTATCGGGAGGATTTTTAAGTGGTTTTAATGATTATTTAAAACAGTCTGGAAATTTGACAGGAACTAACTTTTTTAATCTTTATGGTAATACTCTTGGAAATGTAAATTCCGGAGTTACTTGGGATGGCACAATACCATCGGGAGTTCCTTACTCTATTTTTATATTAAGCACTGGGGGTTTTTCCAGTAAAATGCTAGATCTTTCTATATATAATACTGGTATTCAAAATTTATTTTCTAGCGGAAGTTCTTTTGAGGGGCTGTCCGTATCTTTAAGTGGGGAACTTGATTTAGTATTAAATAATTTATTTTTAAATTCTTATAGTGGCATTGGCAATGGTATTGCTAGAACCGATAGATTTGCACAGTCTACTGCCTATTTGAATGCTATTAAAGATATAGAGGAACAGAAATATTCTGTACAAAATACTTACAGGCAGCTAATTAATACCACTCCATCATCATTAACTACTGGTGAGGATAGCTAGGCAAATTTGTTATGCCACAAGCCGCTGTTAACATAAGGGCAAGAAGAAATTTTTACGCAGAATTTATTGGAGCGCGTAATCTCGCGTCTAACGCGCAATCAGTATTCTCATTAAGGACAGAAAATTTTACTGGTGGGGCAGACTATACCAACCCTTTGGCTGTCAGATTCGGACAATATTCTATAACACCATCATCAATAGAAAGAGGGGCCGTTGATTATTATAATAGTTTATTAACAATGACTTCGCCAACAGAGGAGCAAATGTCAATTATTGGTGGTTTATATGAATTTTATAAAAACAATACCGAAATAGTGGTTAAAGCTTTTTATAAGAGATACCCTGAGAGAGTGCCATCAATTAATACTGAGGGGCAAGCAAGAGTATTTGCACTTAATTTACCTATAGTTCTTCAGATTCCTGTCGAATATACAACCTGCCCTAGTTTGCGTATATTAAAAGTTGCCCCACCAATTACTGTTTCAATTGAGCAATTTTAAAATTGCAAACCTATATTAGTTAATTTAAAAAAACTATTTTATAAAGAGAAAATATGTGATTACGTATTTTTTTGTTGATCAATATATTTACCAACGTTTGCTGGTGTATAGGATGGGCTTTTTTGAACTTTCCCATCCCTTGCTTTGACAAGAAATGACCTTCCCGAAAACTCAACGGGCTTTACTGTATAAAGATCTGGATTTAATTGCATTACCTCTTCTTCCGTAAACAGTTTGGTCATGTTTGAATTATGAACCTCTTCCTCAACTGGCGCAATATCTATTCCATAGGCATTCGCCGCGCCGTAATTAACGTAGGAAATATCCGCAACCGCATCCGCTATCCCAACTAGGGATACTGGAATGTTTTGAATTTCTTTGAATTTGATTTTATTTGTTTTAATTGAGCTGGTATCTAGGGGGGTATTAAATGTATCGAGTATTCGAATACTACTTGCTTCGGCAAGTTCCAAAACCTCCTCTAAAAGTAACTTTATTCTTAAAATTCTAATATCTGTAGAAGGTATTGTTGGTATGCTGGGGCATTCTTGACCAAATACGTTCATGAACTCTTTTACTTTTTCTTGGTAATGCATATCTATATATAAATAAATTTTAATAAATAATCAATATAATTTTTATTAATTGTGTAATATATATATGAACTGGATACCATCCCCACCTCCTAATCAAGGGCAAATCCTTCCAGATGGAACTTTTGACCCTATAGAGAATGGCGGATATAGTAGATCTAATAGTTTTCAAGAACGTAAATTGAATTTACAAATCCCATTAAGATGGGATTTTGATATTACGTTAGCTCCTGATGTTGTGGGGGTTGCAGTTACTCAAAGGCCGTTAGTTATTCAACAACAGCAGAGATCAGGTCCTAGTATATCCATAACTGCAGAAGAAAAATTTAAGGTAGTATTAACTCCGGCCACACAAGTTATTGCGGGGTGGCCACCGGACTCACCCCCATTTAATTCTTTTGCTAGTCTTGGTCCCGTAGCTTCGAGTGATAAATGTCCTTGGGCGAGTGAAAATGAATTATTAATAAATAATTTTGATTGGGTTAAAAATGTTCGTGATTTTGGGCAGTACTGGCATTCTTTTGAGGCGAAACGTCGTGTACAAAAATGGTTAGACGATTGGTTTATAGTAAAATGGGTTAGATTTGCGCGCGATAGTACAGAACTTGTATTATATGGTGATCTTATAGCTTTGGACAAGTATGGTAATGTGCTTGGTAGTTGGAGTAATTATGCTAACCAAGAGGCAGCTGTTGCAGCTACTTTGTCTGTTAATTTTAAATTAATTTTATTGTGCCATGAATTATGTAACTACACATACCTTCAAGAAGGTTCTATAGGTTATTTTTATCGCCAAAGACCAGATAGTGAGGAGGCAATAAATTGGAGCATAGATGAAAACGGGTACTGGGAAGAACAGTAATACGGTTATATATACAATATATAAGATATATTCAATAATTTTTACATGAAATATACAATTTAATGTAAAATAAATTTATTTGAATGTAAATAAGTATATGTCAATTAGCAAAGAGCAAGTTAACGATTTTATAAAAAAACCAAAGTTAGATAACATCTTATCTGTAGATAATATCTGGAAAGTTTCCGTTCTTGCTTTTATGGCGGCAAATTTGTATTTACAGCAAAATTATACAAGTAGAATACAGTTTGAGCGCATGGATGATAGGGTTAAAAAAATTGAGTTAATTTTGGCACAATTAGAAATTAAAAATCAAATAGATGCCACTCAAACATCTCAGTTACAATCAATTGATTCGAGAATCAGAGATCTTGAAAAAACATCCGCAGTTTTATTGCGATTAATGGAACAGTCAAAAAATTAAAAACAAAATGAAACAAAGGAGCACTACAGTTAACAAAAGAAGGAAGTTAAGGGCAATTTGTACAGTTTTTGACTTACTGCTCATTCTAAGTATAATTGCCCTATTGCTCACTGTTTTATGTATGATTTTTGGGGCCACAATAGGTGCCGCTATGATAGGCTCATATGGCTTGGCTGGGTTAGCCGCATGGTCATTTCTTAGGAGTATGCTTAATTTTTAAAAGTATACAACATTACCAATTTTTTTTAACGACTGATTGATTTTTGATAGTATCATTGGATCAATTGCCTTTAGTTTAGATATTTCTTCTAGCGCGTCTTTGAACATTTGTGAGTTTTCTAGAATATATTTCTGAGATTTCTCGTCAGAGAAAAATACTGCTGTAAGTCGTTCGTTATTAATTAGCGGCAAAAAGAATTTTAAATATTCTTTGTTTCTTTTAATTATTGGCAGGGATCCTTGGAAATTGTTTTCATTTGTAAAAAACTCCCGTGTTTCTTTGCCATTTTTTTCTTCAAATAGTTGTTTAATCTTACTTTCCAAACTGCCAACTTGCAATGTAACTAATAGTTTTGTAGGATTAGTTTTTTCGTCTAAAACGTCGTATATATCGCCACCTTCATTAAAAACTTCAAGCGCATAGTCTAAACGCCTTGGTGACACTAGTTTTTGAGCGTCTTTTGGTAATCCATCCCACCACTCAATTGCTCCATGGGCAATTTTGGTTCCGAATTTATTATTAAAATAATCGAAATCAGGAACATAGGGAACTTTGATTTTAATTTGAAAGCGGTCAATTTGTGCCGAATCTAGATTTTCCACATCGTATGTTTCATCCTCGTCATCTGAGGGATTAATTGCCGCCCATACTACTTTTAGATTAGGAAATTTTCTACCATTAATGCTTTTAAACTGTATTAGTTCCATGGTAGCATTTCTGACTTTCTTGTGGCTTCTGTTATACTCATCGAAGAACATTGCTTTTAAATTAGTATTGATCATTTGTTTCGGCAATATAAAATCCAAACAAGGTTCATTATTTATTTTCGATTCTTTGGGTACACCAATTAAATCTGTCCATGGGTCTAGGGTACTAGAAGAGAAATATATCCAGTTATTCTCGCCAAATTCTTCATTAAAGATTTTTTGAATCAATGCTGTTTTACCAACTCCGTGCTTGCCCTCTAGCATTACATTTTTATTTAATTTTAAATAAATTCGAAGTTTGTTTTCTAATTCTTGCGAGTTTAGCATAAAGGTATATTATTTCATTTTTGTATAAATGTCTACTCAAAATTTTCTAAAAGGTATGTTTTGCACCCTCTCGGAATGTATCTTTGGCAATTATCCTTGGTTAAAAACCAGCTCCATTTTTCTTGTTCTTTATCAGGTATAGGAGGATAGTCTCCATAACCATCAGTCAAAACCCAAACATAAGGATTTGCGTTCTTTTGCTTATATACAAAATCACTAATACACCTAAAGCTCGTGCCACCAAAGCCAAATAATTTTTTATCTTTCATGTTGACTTTGTATACTTGCGTATCAAAACAATAATACTCAACATCGAATTTATCTTTATTAATACTGTTAGCTGCATCAAAGAAGCGTTGTGCTAGTCCTTGACATGAGCCACTTGTGTCCATAAAAAAATAAGTCTTGATTTTGTCTTTATTTGTTTTTCTTATACTAAACTCAATTTCAGATGGCAGGCAAATATCAGATATGATATTGTACATCCTTCTATCTCTTAACGCCCAATAAGAGTCGGTTGTTTCTTCTTTTCCAAAACTTTTTTCAAACCGTTTAATAATTGTTTCCCATTTGGATTTTTGTTTTATTGGTTTCTTTTCTAGTTTTTTTATTAAATTGCCACTTTGCGATCCAGCTATCTTATCGCTATTATTTTCGTTTTTGCTATTCTGCTCACTTCTTTGTGCAATATTTTTTAAAATATCTGCTTCCTCGTCAGAAAGTGAGTTTATTATTTTTTGTGCGAAATCTTCTGGAATATCTAGTCCCGAGTGATTGTTCACGTAAGATTGTGAGTTTTGTGGAACCTCTATGTTTTCTTCTATAATTTTATTTAAATAGTATTCAAAACTATTTTCCCTTAAAATTTCTGGTTTATTTTTAAATATAGAATTAAACCAAACATATTCATTTTTCGGATCTATTTCTATTTTATTAAAGCCAAAATACTTTACAAGTGACTCATTTACTACTATATCCATCGCGCAATTAGCTTGTTCAATATTTTGCGCTAGTTTTTTCTTCCCGCGTTTGCCGTGAGAGTTAATTACATGCATACACTCATGACAAATAACAAATTGCTTTTTTCTTTCTGAAATAGATTTCCAGAAATCTTCGTTAATTAAAAATTCCACACATTTGCCATCGTTATTAAAGCTAACACACGCTGTGTCGATTTCTTCTGAAAAACATGGCTTTATTAATCTCCAGAATTGGTAAAATATTGCATGATAATTTACCAAAGAATTTAAAATTTTTTGATATTCTTGGAAATCTAATGCTTTTGACATTTTAATGTATGATTTTTTCAGTTCTGGTTATTATAGAAATATATCCACCATTGGGCAATGGTCTTAGGTCCACCCTGCACTGATCTGTAAATCTTTTTTTACTATTGTACATTCTGGTATTTGCATCATTACATGCATTAAATGATGTTGAGCCAAGTCCAATTATTGTTACTTGCCTATACTCTGGAGGTTTGATATCAGAACAAAAAGCTGAACTCGTTCCTAATAGGATTGCTAATAATATTGTCTTCATGTAATGAAGATAGTATCATTTTAACATTCCGTCAATCTTTTTTTGTAGATTGTCTGCTTCGGTATAATAACCAGCATTTGCCAAAACTGATGGGGTATAGCAAACATATGTCTCGTCTACAGAGGACATTTTGTCATTTGAAACCATAATTACCATACCCAAATTAGGTGGTGACGGAATGTCTAGGGCGCTATTGCTTTTTTTTATTAAAGTTTCTATAACTAGCGTGGCTAATTCCATAGGGTTAGAATCCTTAGGTGCCGTTAACTGTTCTTGCCAGTCACAACCTTCAATTGTCCATAATGCGTTCATTATTGCATTATAAGTTAATATTTATTTAATGTCAATTAAATTAAGCGCCAACCTTCTTACTAGGCGACCAAGACCACTGGCATGACCAGTATCTTGCTTTCCATTTTGGACCCGGATTGTCACAATTATGTCTTGATCTAAAGTTTTCTCTGCGCTGTGGTATGTCGCGCTTAATTTCCATATTTGGGTCACCGAATCTTACAATAACAACATTACCACTTTCATTTTTAGTATACACCGCAAATTTTTTGGGGCCATTTGGAGTTCTGAATGGCCTATTTAATGTAACTTTACTGCCTTGGTATTCAGCGCCTTGAGCTTTTTCCCAAGCCTCTGGCGAGGGACGGTCTTTATCTCCAACCTTGGCTGGTTTATAATTTTTCCCCTCTCTTTTTTTCTTGCGTCTTATATTCTCCCAAAGACCGGGTCTTTCTTTTGCGATGTCGTATTGAAACGTATCCGCCTCATTAAGGGCAATTTCTTCATTACTTACATATTCGCTCTCTTCTGGAATATAAAGATTATCAACCGTAAGATCTTCTGCGGTCATATATTCTTCAGTTTCGTTCTCGGTTTCTTCGCCGGATTCATTTTCTGTTTCCTCTATATCTTCTGTCTCCATGGTGTCCATGGTGTACATGGTGTCCTCGTTTTCTGTTTCCGATTCAGTTTCATCTTCGTCGGATTCGTCTGTAAATAGTATGTAATCAGCAACATCCTTAAGATTGTCATCAATAATGGCTATTTTCCCCTGTAGCCAAGGCTCTGTTAAGTTATATTTGGCGTTCTCGTCAGCTTCCAATGCCATGAAAATAGAGTCAATCCTAGCTTTAATTGATTTCAATGAAGATAGCGACATACCGAGAAATTCAGCTTGATAGTCTTCAATGGTATCTTCAGAGGCTTTGATTTTATACTCATCCTTAATTGACTGGGGAAGTGCTTTTACAAAGTCAGCACCTCTTGATCTTACCTTTTTTACTAGTCTACGCTTAAAATCATTGTAATCCTTCCCCTTACTACTTCCAAAACTACTAACAGCATCCTTAACATCAGCTGGTGTTACGATGGGGAAACTTCTTTCGTTTGGATATAGGAAATCACTATTTTTTAATTCACTACGCTTTTTGCCCCCATAAGTTTTTTGGGCGGAAAATAAAACTTCATTATCACCACTGCCTACTACTGCGGTTGCTTCTTTTTTTGCACTGTCCCACTGCGTATAGCAGATAGCAATTCTTTGCTTTTGGTCTGGAAAGTCTTTAGCTGTTTGGTCGTCGCCAATACAACGTGATACGAACTCAGAACGCTTTTCTTGTTTTTTGGGGCTAGGAAGTGGCATAGAATTATGGTATATATTATTACACTTTTAATTAATAAAAATCAATATTTATTTTAAATCACGCATATTCTTGTATATCTTGCAGTCTTGCTTGATGATCTTGTCAGCAAAGATTGCATCACTGCCCTTTAATCTACCCTTAATAGCTACTATATCGCCTTCCTCTGGAAAACTACCTCCATTATCATACTTACATTCATCTAATAACCCCTGCTTTCCATCAAATAATAAACAAGTAATTGTTCCCGTGTCATCTGCGACTACCGCTTTATAGAATTTATTACCATTCTTGGATTTGGACTGCTTGCACTCAAGCACTTGCCCAACCGCTAAAACTTTGTCATTTTCCTTTCTATTTTGTTTAATATACTCTATGGTATTGAATTCATTATTTTTCTTTTTAAATAGTCTTGTTAGGTTTTGGCTATAGCTAAAACCAAGGCAATTTCTTTCGTAGAAATAATTTGTTACGTCTTCGTTTCTACTATTTAGCATATAGATATCCTTATAGGTATTATATTTACTTTTTATAGTTTCAAAACGACTATCCTTAATCTGAGCTTTGTCATTCAATAGCTTAATGATTAGCAAGATATCCTTATTATCCGTGTCGTCATGTACATCTTTAACTAAACGCTTCTCTCTATCAGTTAGTAAATTATAGGTTTGTGCCTCAAGAACTAGCCTAGTTCTTTTCGTTTCTAAATCATCTAAAGAACCAGCCTGTATCAAAGAGGAAAGCACTCCAATATTTAAACCTGCCTGTTTTGCGGCAACAAAACAGTCGATCTTGCTATCATATTCGCCACGGAATTTGATTAATTTTTCCATCGCGCTATCTGAAACCCCCTTAATTGCGCTTAGTCCATAACGAATATTATTTCCATCTATTTTAAATTTCATGTCAGACTTTAATAAGTGTGGGGGTAGCAACTTAATTCCAAAATGGGGAAGTTCTTGCTGCATTTTTCTAATTTCCTCCATTGGGTCTGGAAGACGCTGGCTAGCATTTAGACATGCTGTAAAGAATTGTAATGGATATTTATACTTAAGATAGACGGTAAGCGCGCCAAGGTAAGCTGTTGCCATTGAATGTGACTTATTGAATGAATAGTCCGCCGAATCGCTACAAACCTTCCAAATAGCCTCTGCTACTTGCTCACCGAATCCATTCTTTTCACAAGTTTCAAATACTCTATCCTTCCATTTGGGCATCTCATCACGCTTCTTTTTGCCAATAACTCGTCTAATGATTTCCCCCTCATCTGCTGAAAACCCAACGGCCACCAGACTTTGAATAAGTTGTTCTTGATAAAGCGGAAGATTTCTACTTTCCGCAAAAACCTCCCTCAATTTCTCGTGTGGCGGCTCACCTGACATACAGACATATTTATCTTCATATGCTAGCGCGCCAGGTCGAGCTATAGCGTTTACATCGCTAAGTTCCTGAATATTTGCTGGTTTGATTTTTTGACATACTCTATACGCGCAATCAGCACTGATTTGATAAAGGCCGTAGGGTTTTAAATTATCGCTTTGTAAATGTTTATAAACATCAATATTTGTATCAAGCTCGATATCTTCAATTGATTCTGGAATATTTTCGAAAATATCTTTAATAATTTCATTACTTGTTAGACCAAGAAGATCAAGCTTAATGCCAAATTTTGCGGCAGTGTTCATTTCGTAAGAAATACTTATCTCACCTTCTTTATTTAATTCTACTGGAATAAATTCGTTTAATGATGAATAAGATATGAAATATCCACTAGCATGTGTTGATTTACCACGAATTAGATCTCTTAACTTAAGGGCCACTCTATAAGACTCGGGGTACGAGTCCGCCCATTCTTTAAACTTTTCGCTATTCTTGTAAGAGTCCTCAATATCCTCAACTACTCCAAAGGTTTTGCCAATGGTGTCGGATAGGTCAGAAGCCATTTCTTCTGTAGCTTCATTTATTATTTTAAAAACATCTTTTACTAGAATTTTACCAGAAAAAGTTGAAAGTGCTGCAATTTTAGCAACCTTGTTCGGATAGCAAGATTTTAGCCATTCAATTATCTCTTCCCTAACGCCACCCAAGTTAATATCAACGTCTGGAGCAAGATCTCCCTGTATATATGTCACACCATCAATAATTTCCTTCTTTGCTCTTACTCTCGAAATAAATCGTGTAAAAAATAGTTTTTTATCTATTGGGTCAACCCCTGTTACCCCAATCAAAAAGAATATTAAACTACCAGCCGCACTACCACGACCCCAATCAATGAATGCGCCCATTTGTCGTGCTTTGTTAATTACCCTCCAAACTAACAGAAAATAATCCACAAATCCTAGATCCTGAACAATTACGAATTCTTCTTGAAGTCTCTCGATATATTTAGGCCATAAATCTTTATTTACCTTATCTCTAAAAGAGATCCAGCCTTGGTTAATTAACTGTTGTAAAAATTCATCATTATTATTTACAGGTTTCGCAATAATGTTTTTCTCACTATCCGTAAGATCAATGCTTGGCAAGCGAACCAAGTTGATGTTATCTATTTTTATTTGACTGAATTCTTTAAGAAATTTATTGTTCATACTTCGATTGAAAAAATTTGTTTTTTGAAAATAGAAAATACTAATTCATTATCATAAATAGCATCATGCGCACGATTTTCATCGTATGGTATTTCATATACGCTACAAAGATGTTTGACAGATGTCTTTAATCCTCTTTGTCTAAAGTTTTGCATTTGAAAATTCCAACCACTACGGTCTTCGGGTATTGATTTAAGCCCTAAGTATATACCCTTTTGCATTGATTGTACATCAAGAATTCTATCTACATAAGAATAATCAGTCTCTAATCCCGCCGCCTTTCTTAAGTTATTGTGTTGATAAACATCGAAACCAAGTAGGTTTGCGCCAATAATTATATAGTCTTTATTATAAAGATATTTATCAAAATCAGTAACAACCTTTTTAGGATCTTCTGACTTTTTTGCCCAAGCCGCCCTATCAAAGCGTGTTATTTTGGCGGCACCATCAGACATCTTTAAATCATCCCAATAAATAAATCTATCTTCATTTTTTATAATTTTATTACCTTCTGCAATTGACCAGCTTAATTGCCAAGGCCTTGAATTTGCCAAGTTTAAACTTTCGGTTTCAGTGTCGAAAATTAAATATTTCTGTTTTTTCTGAAAGCGTAAAAGATTATCTTGCATTGTTCATTGCCTCCATACAGAATTCATTGCTTCCAAAGTGGGATAGTTCCGGCTTCTGAAAGTTTGATCTATTTAAAATACATCTATAAGTCATATAAGCATTAAAATCTGATTTATTATTATAATAGATAGTCTTACTTTCTATCTGGTCATACTTTATACTTGATTGTATCTGTTTTTTTACAATGCTGTCAAATGGTAAATTGTTATTTTCTATTGAAATATATGGGCTTGTAAAATCTATGTCCGGAATACAATAGTGACCATGTAATAAATTATTGAATATAAATGAATCGTAAAATGGAATTAGCATTAATAAATTTTTAGTCCAATTCTTTTTTAAGATATTATAATCTAACCGTGGCTTACCATTAAAATTACCAATAGTAGTTGAGATATTATGAAGTTTAACTAGATCGGTAAAGCTATTGCTTTTAGCGAAAATAATCAACTTGCCTTCTGTTTGAGTAGAGGCATCTGTTTTATCTTCTATATTATTACATACGCTTACTCTAAGGCCATAACGTAGATTTAGACCAGCATTAGATGCGTTTTCATACGCTTCAACCATGCCGCTTAAATTATTGTCTGCAATAAAAACATCTTTAATATCGTTATCTTTACAGATATCAAATACTGAATCTGCTCGATTCAATTTCCTATCGCTAATATCCGTACCCTTATCAAGGGTTAGTATGGACGTTAGAGAATAATTTGATCTAAATATTGGTATCATTAACCTTGATTAATTAGTGTAGATATGGAGTATTCTCTGGAAATATTTAATCTAGGACTATCAATATGATCAACGATACCATACTTTTTAGCCTGTTTCGCGTTTAGATATAAATTACTATTTTTATTACTTTCTACAGCCCTGTAAAAGAAGCCACTAGCCTTTCCGCAATTTTTATCTAGAATGGAAAATAACTGTTTATTAAGTGCGAGAGCATGGTTTGTATCAATATTCACATCGCTAACTTTTGTTTGGCCAGTGCCAGTGAGAACTTCGTGAACCATGATGTGCGCATATTCACTTGCGAATCTAAGCCCCTTTGTTCCACAGCTCAGCAGGATTGCGGCGGCGCTCATTGCTTTTGAGTCTACTATTGTGCATACTTGCTTTTCAGTGCTCTTTATGATACTAACCATTCCAAGAACAGAATAAACTTCACCACCATAACAATCAATAACTATTGGTATTATAGGTTGATCGGTATTCCTGTCTAGGTTCCAGAACTCTTGACGAAACTTTCTAAGGCCGTGCTCGTTAATTTGGTTTACGCAGATATATTCCATATTTCTATATTATCAATATTTTTATTAGAAGTCAAATGCATCTTTTTGTTTTTTCACTTCCCAAGCCGGACACCCTTCGTATCTCCTTTCCTCGACAGTAAAACCTTCCTTAATGTCTTCTGCGTTAATATCTTCCGAGGCAAATACTGATTTAATTATTTTTTTATCTTTATCAAGTAAAACTTTATAATTCATTGCTTCAAGATATGGACACTTCCATCCAGATTTTGTTTTACACATCCACTTTTTACTGAACTCGTTTTTTGCAAAATTGGATTTTGCAGATTGTTCGTTAAATGATTGTAATAAATTAGAAGTATATTCTAGATAATGCTCAAACCCATCAAGTTCGTTATCTGAAAAAGCTGGAGAAGATTTTTCTGGATCATTTGGGTATCTCAAGAAAAGAAATTTCGCAATAATTTCCTTATATTGATTTGGATATTTTTTCTTAAGGGCTAGGGAATACATCATTGATTGCAGATTACTTTCAAGTTCTGCGGTATCAAATGTTTTTTTACTGCTTTTATAATCTCTTACTATTAATTTTCCATCCTTGTCTTTTAAAAGTCTATCAACAAATCCTACAATTCTATATTTTGGACTTTCGTTTGTAATATCAAAAGCCCACTCACTACCTATAAATCCATCTATATTGATAAAATCAAACTTTAAACCAACTAAAATCATTTGATCTATACATTTTAGATTCGTAACTTCTGGCTCCTTCTTAAGGGGCTTTACCATTTCATCTAAATCTAGTCCAATTTTTCTTGCGGTCTTGAATATAAGATTCCAAACAGAGGGAACGGCCTTGCATGTTTCTTTTTTTATTATTTTTTTTACATACTTGTGATGCCTTGGGTTTGAGAGGATTTCAAATATTAAGTGCGCAATAGTACCCCTCATTGCACCAGAGTTATTTGTTTGTGGCAATTTTAATACATAATTCGAATAATAACTCCAAGTACATGACTGAAGGGTTTTAATTCTACTTGCAGAAAGCCTAACTAGTTCTTCGCTCATACGGCAACTTCTTCTCCGTTGATTAGGCACTTAATTCCTAGTTCTTTATTTAACAATAATATTGTAACTCCCGCCTCGGCAAACATTTCTTCGGCTTTTGATACTGATTTTGACCACTTTCCATGTGACAGTGTTGGATATTGCTCGTGCAGTACCACAGTGTTTATTCCGGCCTGAATGATTGCTTTGGCACATTCATTACATGGCATTCCAGAAGTATAAAGCGCAGAACCCTTGGTGGCAATTCCATTTCTAGCCGCCGAAAGAATAGAGTTATGTTCTGCGTGGGTAATATAAAAATATTTATCTTCTCTGTTATTTAGTCTCTCCTCGGTATCTTTTACTCCTCTTGGGAAGCCGTTATATCCAATTGATATGATATTATTATCACGAACTAGTACGGCACCAATTTTAGTGCTAGGGTCTTTGCTTTTCTGAGATGCCAAATATTGATGGCGTATGTAGTATTCTGTCCAGTTCATATTATTTTAAATTGTTGTACCAGCTAATGTTTTCCTGATCATTCTGTTCACCGAAATCATTCTTGATAGGGTGCGCGATTTTGATTTGATTTTCGTCAAAAAATTCAGTAAGTTTTTCCTTGATTCCTTTCGCTGCTTTCTGTCCGGCTTGGTTTGCATCATTATTAGTTGCAATAATAATACTTTTTGGGTCTAAGCGCAATATTGCTTTTATTAAACCATTGCCTATATCAGTTCCAAATGTTATCCCTATATTTTTGATTCCAGATTGCCACAATGACAACATGTCTCCTATGCTTTCAACTAATATAATTTCATTTTTATCGTTTATATATTTATAACTAAAAACTAATGGATATGCCCAGTCGTTCTTTTTGCCAATATGTTTCCACTTGATTTTTGAACTTCCAGATACATCTCTTCCCGAGAATCCTTCTATTTTTTTTCTAGAATTAAAAATTGGAAAAACATACCTATTTTGCATTTTACCACTACCACATACTCCACTCTGGAATACTTTTAAGGTATCATTTTTTATTCCTCTACCATTCCAGTAAGAATGATCATCCTTGAGGGATAAAATATCATCGTTAGAATAGTATTTTACCGTTTTATTGAATGGGTCTTGATCATCTATTGATGCGAAACAGGATGAGTAATACTCTTTTGTTCCATTTATTATTTTTTCTACTTGTTCGTAAGATTTTAAATTTAACGTCTTCTTCAAAAAATCCTCAAGTGACATTGTTTTGCTAGTAACGAAATCATGAACAGTATTTGTTTGTAAATAAACGGCAACAGAAGTTGGGTCATCGCCACCACGATATTTCGCAGTACATGTTAAATATGTACCATGGTTTCTAGGCTGACAACCAGCACTGCGCAATATATCTATTAGGTTCATAGCAACTCTTCGCCATCTTGTTCTTCCTTGTAATCTCTATCAAATATATCAACCTTTACGCCAGATTTTGAGTCAACAATATCCTGCAACGTTCCCTTTTCCTGAACATCGAAATTATTTACATTAAACGAAATAAAGTTCTTTTTATATTTGAATTGATTGCCATCTTTAACTTTAATTAAATCATTATGCCCATGAGCATTTTTACCTTGATATCTGGCTGCAAGTTCGATCATCTTATGTGTTCCATATTGAATTCCATCTTCAGCCTGTTCCTCTAGAGTCTTTCTTCTAAAGATACCGACGTATGCTGCAAACCACTGTAGACGATCACTCTGCGAGATTGCTGAACTATCATCAGCGCCATTTTCCGCACTTCTATTTAGCTGACATGCTGTTAATAGTGGTATATTCAATCTAACAGAAAGATTCTTCAGCGAGTCAACCTTGTCGCCAATTAACTGATATTCCTGTTTATTTTTATCGCCAGTTTCGCCAGTAAGCTTGATGTAATCGTAAACAACCATAGCTGGATTACCACGACCAACTTCACTTAAATACCATCTCTGAATAATAGATTCAATTTCTTGAACTGGTTTTCCAGCTACCTGCATATGATTAACCCTGCCTTGAATTAGCGAGAGTTCTGTTTTCTTGCTATTCCATCTGGCCAATAATTCTTTATTATTTTTAAAGTTACCAGTTTCCAAATACCACATCGGAATACCTGTTATGCTACTAGCGATACGAAATTTCATTACGTTAGTTTGCATTTCCGTATCAAGGATAAGTGCTCGCATATTAGGATTGATAATAGTAGATTTAGTTGCTATATCATTAAGAATAGTACTTTTACCATGCTTTGGCCTAGATACCCAAGCATATAATTCACCGGGCCTCAGTCCACCATACATTTGATTAAAATGTTTATATGGTGTCATATAACCAAGTTCCGCAACTGGCGCATTGGCCCTCTCTTCAATTAATTGTTCTATATTGGCAAACAAATCCTCTGGTTTTACATCTAAATCATACGCGCTAATCTTGTCATTATACATCTTATCGGCAAGACTAATAATTTGATCTGGATTTTGATCTCCAGAGTTCAACATTGAGTCTTGAATTTGGGAACAGGTGTCAAATAGTTCCCTGCGAATAGTAACTGTTTTCAGTTCTTTACAGGCCTCAAGAAGAGATTTTTCGCTTATCTTGATGAAAGTTAAGCCCTCGATGTAATCAAAAACATTAAAATCCTGTTTATTAAATGTAATCCCTAAATTCTTTATCTTCTCCGAAAGAATAACTGCATCCAAAGGATGGTTATGCATTATTTGGTTTTTTATGACATTAAAAATAGTCTTGTGCCCATTCGTAAAGTCTTGCTCATTGATAAAATGAGAAACGTCATGATATACTTTTGGATGTTTTATGAATCCCGCAAGTACATGTTTTTCTACGTTAACGCTACGAATTTTTTGCTGCATATATTTTTTGTTCTATAAATTCATGGTAAACCTTTTTTACATCATTTGCAAGATCAGAAAGATCTTCCGGAGCATATGTTGGCCAAACTACAGAGTAATCTGCGCTATCTTTAATTAATTTATCATTAATTGATTCGTCCATATTTGCTGGTGGAACAATATCGCCATTAATGTCCTTTCTTTCTATATGGATTAGAATACCTTTCATTTTTTCTTTAAGCCAAAAAACTTCGTCTTCTGGATATTGTAGGTATCTAACATCTGGAACTATGCAAATTTCTGGAGACTCTATTTCTACCTTTTTAGTGAGAAGGTTAGTCCAATACTTTCCTTCTGATTGCTGTCTTTTTACTTTACCATACCAAACTAGCATTTCTCTAAAAATAGCCTTTTCTTCTGTCTTGTCAGTCCAAACGTCAAGATTAAGTTTGGATGATATAAACTCCTTACAATCATGCTTTAACGGTTCGGCCAAAGAGCTTTTAATTACTTTAAAATTATTTTGTTTTAAAATTTCTAAAAGATTATTGGCGAAACTATCTTTTCCGGATCTAGCGACCCCTCCAATGCCTATATAAAAAATACTCATATCTAAAGATATGATATCTTTATCGAGAAGTAAATTAAATTATTTCTATATCAAACTTTTCCTTAAACCATTCTACTGTGAGGTCTTTGATTTCGTGGTCAAATATCTCTATAACCTTAAATCCATTTTCTTCAAGCCAGTTGTACTTTTGCAGATCTCTTTTAAATGATTTTTTAAATGCCGTACGGTTCTTATGGAAGAAGGGTACGAATTTATCGTGCTGTTGTCCGTGGGTTTCTACGGCAATTTTCTTGGTTAGGTTTAAGAGGTCACATTTCATTCTACTGCCTAAAACTGGAAATTCCTCGCACACTATGTGAGTGTTCCAATACAGTTCAAAGAATTTTTTAACATTGGTTTGGGCCTTACTTCTACAGGGCTTATTCCATTCTGCTAAATATGGGGTTATGTTTTTATTTACATATTTACCATATAAGTTCTTAAATTTCACTTAAAATAAGTTTACAAATTATTTAATTCTTTTACAAGATTAATTATCTGTTTTTCTTTTACGCCAGAATGTAGTCCAATATAAAATCCATAGTTGTGTATATCAACAGAGTTTGGATACTGTTTTGAAGATTTGAAATATTTTTTATAGCATGTTTGGTAGCCTAGGTATCCAGAAATAATTGGCCTATACTCTATGCCCTGTTCTTTACATAATTCTAGTGCTTTTTTAAATAATTCTTTATTTGAATTTTTTACTATTACTGGCAAACAAAAGGGGACGTTTTCTTTGTCTTCTGAAATTTCTGGAAGAAAGAATTTTTCGTTGTTCAGTTTATATAGGGAGTAAAGTGATTTTCTTTTTTCTGTATAAAACGATGCTTTAGCAAGATCTATTTGACCAATAAATGCATTTAGATCCGTATTTCTAAAATTATACCCCAGCATGTTAAAATCGAAAAGTGAATCTACTTTATTGTTAACAAATTTGGAATTATCAATACCATATACGGTAAGACTTCTTGTCATGCCGTGGTTTCTGGCCATTAAGAAATAATTGTACTCATCTTCAGAGTTTGTAAATATGAACCCACCTTCAATAGATTGCAATTGGTGACCGAAATATGTAGAAGTAGATGAAGTAAAGAATGAAGATACATTTTTGCCGTTGAATTTGCCAAGAGTGTTTTCGCAATTATCAAATGCTATCGAAACTTTATATTTATTTTGTAATTCTTTGTAGTATTCCATGTCTGGAACGTAGCCGATTAGGGAAGTTGGGAAAATGCAGGCAATTTTACTTTTATTGTTTTTTACAAAATTTGTTAGTTTCTCTTTATCTATGCTAAAGTCCTCTAAGGAAATATCTATAAAGTGTGGATCAAATCCAGCTTGTATCCAAGGTGCGCAAGATGTTTGCCATGTAGTAGATGGTAATACTACTATATTCTTATTTTTATTCTTTTGTATGCTCTTATGATATTGTGCAATTAGAATGTTTGCAGTGGAACCGCTTGAAACGTACACGGCATATTTACATCCCACAAACTCGGCAAACTTTTTCTCAAAAGATTTAACTTGCTTGTCTTGCGTCCATCGATTTTCAGGATTTAAAAGAAAAAGACAAATCTTGAGTTTTTCTAAAAAAGAAAAGTTATTAATGTTCAGAAGCCATTTCATGTTTTTAATTTATATAGATAGATATCTTTTCGTTTGGAATGAAAATTCTTCCAAAGTGTCCTGCTGTGGGATTATATTCTCCATCCGTTGTTAATTTTAGTGTTTTGTCTATAAAGGAATAATTGTTGTCTCGAAGATTATTAAAGTTATACCCTCCTTGCTCTGGCCTCCTCCAGTGGGGATTATCTTCGTAATCTTGTGCTGTATTTCCTATTTCTGGTACATGAAACTCTGTAAAAATTACTGGACGACTACTTGTAAACAAAAACTCCATATTCTTATATATAAGACTTTCCATACCTTCTATGTCTATTTTAACAAATTGTGGTAAATCTAAATTATTGGATAGAATAAAATTATCAAATTTAACATACTTAATTTCTTGCTCCATGTCTAATGGGACACCCTGTCTGCAGTCTCTAAATTTTGTTTTACATGTATATTCTCTATCGTGAAAAGCTATGTTATAGCATTCAACATTGTTTCCTTTTGTATTGTTTTTTAGATCAATAAAATTTGCTTCGCATGGCTCAAACGCTAATACCTTGCTCGCCCCAATACTAATAAGTCGATTAGACACTGAACCAATATGTGCCCCAATATCATAGGCAATGTCTCCATTTTTAACGAAATTGTTATAACAGTGTTCTTCAATATTCATATTTATACTATTTTGGATTCAACTAAAGCCGTAGAAAAAAAAGCTTTCTGTAGCGCTTGTTTACAATAAAATCTATCCATGTTTGCATCATCTACTTCTTTTGCTGTTACGTTTAAATTATTTCTAGCTTTATCTACTAAGTCAAAGGTAATTTTATTTGATTCGTATAAACTGCGGTATTCTTTTGAATTAACTATATCATTAAAATTATGGAGTTGATCTGATAAAAACTTATAACAGTTTTCATATCCTATTATTTTAGGACTATCTGGAAACAAGTCTTTTTTTACCTCTAAAATAGTTAGGTAATCAAATGCGTATGCCTCGTCTACTTGTAAATTAATCATGATTTTGTAGCTTTTGAATAATATTTTTAGCGCATATTTCCCAAGTATAGTTGGCCAAAATAAACTCTCTATGCTGTTTGGATATTATAGTATACATATCATAATTTATAAAAGAAAAATCCAGAGCATTAAGAATATCTTCCTGTATTACCCTTTCTCCATAAATGTCTCCTGCAAAAAGATTAAGAAATGTTTCGGGAAAACATCTAATTCCAATATCTGTCCAGTTTTTAATAGACTGAGAGTTTAAATGTTTGATTTCGGTTTTAATTTTATATGGTTGTGTCCATTCTGGTAAAAACTCTTTTACGGCTGATCCGAATGTTGCTATAACGGGAATGCCACACAGTACGGAGTCCAAGATATTCATGCCAAATGATGTGGTATTATTGGCGTAAATAAACAAGTGTGATTTATTATATAATTCGCAAAGTTCTTCTTGTGACATTATCGTGTCCATATAGATAATTTTGGGATTATTCAGTGACTTTATATATTCTTTAAATTCTGGATTGTTACCATCCTTGATTATTAGGTTTACATTTTTATCTTTACTAAACTCTATAAATGCTGGAATAAGCTTTTCAAATCCACTTCTTTCATTGCTACTGTTTACGGTTAGGTATGTAAATGTGTCAAATTTTTTTATATCCATGGGTCGCCATAGAATTGGATCGCTTCCCAATAGGACTGTCTCTACGTTAGTATATCCAGAGTTAATTATATTATTTTTAGCAAAATCGCTAATAGCAAGTACTTTTGGATTATATGAATTTAATTTTTGTAATACAATTTGTGGCATTAAACTATATTCACATGCTAATAATGGAATTTGTCTCTGCCATCTTTGCGCTGTATCGAAAACTTCTGGATAAATAACAAAGGTTTCGGGATCTTCTATATTACCTAATACATTAATTTTTTTAAATTGCTCGTTTAATTTTCTGGCAACGACCGTAAAAGAGCCGAACTCTGTTGGTACGTTTAGTTTATCATTATATGCAAATATTTTCATTTATTTTATTAATTAAATCATTTATAGAGATATTATCACACCCATCTTGTGCAAAAAGATTTATTGTCTTATCTCCAGTTGGCGCTAATGATAATAAGTTTGTATGGTGATTTGGTAACCAGTTAGTAATTAAATTAATTTGTGGAATTTTAGAGTATGCTCCTATAACCCACATGGATCCAGAGTCTGTACCTATGGCGAGGTCTGCTTTTAGAGATTCTTTAATCTGATCGAAAAATGACATTTGAGTAATTCTTTTATAGTTTTGATGGTTTATAATATCTGGTTCGGAATCTACCCCGGCGTGAATAATTTTATAGCCAAAATCGTTTATCAATATTTCTAAACATTTTTTCCACCATTCTAGCGACGGGCTTCTGGCAATGCCTTGGCCATAACCAGCAAATGGCCATATAACTATATTTTTTGAGCTTGTGTTTATTTTATGGTCGTCTGGCCAGTATTGTAATAATTTTGGAACCTTGCCTGTAAATTTGTAGGGGTCAAATCCGGCCATTAATGCGGTTTCTTCTACGCAGGATCTATAGTTATACCAATCTTGTTCGTTTGGGTGTTGTGGCTTTACATTTAATACTATATCACATTTAGATATAATGGCATTATCTAAGTCTCCCAGTTCTTCTGGTAAATCACTTATTTTTATTTCATTGATGAGGGGTTGATTAATAAATATAGGTAAAGATTGCTTGCATTTTTGCGCTATACTAAAATAACAATAATATGTACTGTAAATATCTTTTAAATGTTCTAAAATTGGCAAGGACATTACGATATCACCTATTAGACTAAATCTTGTTCCCCATATTTTCATATTAATGTTAAGCTTATTATCTCTTGGTTCATATTATGAATTCAGATAATTTGGTTTGATTTTCGATTACAAAGATAGGAAATATTTCATTTATCTGTATTTTTTTAAATTCTGTTTCTTTTTTAGATAAATTTTCCAAATGAATAAAAAACTTGTTATCATTTATCGCAAAGTTTTCAAAATGCTTTTTAAATTCTTCTTTTGAGGGTAATTCTTTCTTATTAAATGGTTCTATACAGGATAGGGATTTTTCATAAATTTTTTCATAACCACCCATCCAGCTAAAGTGCCAACCAGCATTGCGTATGCAAGGTAATTGGTCTTTGACATTCCTAAGGTGCTGTGGAATAAGGTTTTTAAAAATTTTATATTTACAAGCAACTGTTCCAATCCACTGTCTGTGTGCGGCTATTAGGTTCAAATAATATGCACAAAATAACATTTCAAACGAAAAAGCTTCTTCTTCTATGGAATCAATTTGCTTTAAAATTTTGTGATTTGGAATTTCATCTAAATCTGATATTAATATTACATCATTATCTGATATATTAGATATTTGATTTATACCTCTAACTATAGCATTTCTTTGAAAATTCTCCATAGTCCATAAATCAGAAGAATTGTCTGGACAGTCATCTACTTTTACATGAATAATTTTATCTAGATATTTTTTATATCTTTCCTTATTTTCTTCAAAATAATATTTTTTAGGTAAAAGGCTTTGTGTTTTCGATGCCTCTACTAAAACAAAATAATCAACCGTATTGTAAAGTTCTTCTAACCTTATTTCTAATATATCTAATTCATTAAAAAATGTAAAACAGTCTATGATCATATTTTTTCTAATTTATTTATAAAATCTTTGTATAATGCTATTTTCTATTTTATCTCCAAGGTTTGGGAATAGGCTACATGCTGGATGGGAAGTAGAGTTAATCAGTACATTGCAAACCGTATTGATGTCATAATGCATTGGAAAAACATACTTTTCGAACACTAGCCATCGAAGCACATGGGATGGCCATGCCTGAAGGGGTTCTTTGCAATATTTTGAAAATACATAGGTAGGTTTTCCATAGTGTAGTGGGAAATATCTCAATCCAGAGTCTACGCCAATAAAGGCGGAACATGCCTCGCTTAATGCAAAAAAATCTTCTAGTGAGCAGTCTGTCAAAGTAAAGTTTGGATATTGAAGATCTGAGATTTCTTTATAAAAATCCATATATTCGGTTTGGCACACCGAAACAACCTGCTTACCAGACGCTAATAGCTTTTTAAGCAGTGCTATAACATACCACTGTTCAACATTATGATCAGAGTTGGGCCTTGGGTAAAGATGTGTAAGAATATAACTATCTTTAATATCAGACAACTGATTATTTATCTCTGGTCTTGGAAAGAAATAAAAATATCGTTTCCAATCAAAACTATAATTTAGCCAGTCAAGGTTGTCTATACATAGATTATAGAAGTAATCTGAGTCGTTAAATAGTTTAATATATTGATCTGGTAGATTATCTAGATGGCAGTTATAAACCTCTTCTCCAAACTGACTTTTTACTTTAAAATCTTTACTTTTTCTACTTTCAATTACTTTGCAATTATTATTTGTATAAATACTTGGCCAAGCATACTTAAGCAAATTTATCTGTTTGTCGTTATTTTCAGTATCTGAATAGAAATTTAATTGAGCATTAGGGTGCTTTTCTTTTATAGCACCGATGAACCTATTGGCTAATAGATGATCACCGATGCCGCCTTCTAAACGAATAGATACCGTTTCTTGGGACATTATTTTGCTAGTGCGCCCTTGAACTTATTGAATAAGTAAAGACAAATTTCTTTATTTTCTTCCAAGAAAGTTCTTAACTTTTCCATTCCTTGAATTGTACTTGGTACTGCTTGCCCAGTCTCTTTTGAGACTTCGTCTATTAATTTAGAATCAAGATTGATCCAAGCACCAGCCTTTTTTGCAAAGCCCCATTGAATTAACATATCGGATACTTCATATTCTATCCAAATACTATTTCCACCAGTTCTACCATGGCGAATTGGGTACAATATTTCAGTTCCTTCCTTCTCGTTTGTGGTCTTTCGGAGAAGAATTTTTGCCCAATGGCCAATAATTTTTCCATCTTCAACTATCTGGTCTGCTTTATATCTAGGTTGGAACTCGAAAATCCAATCAGCATAATGCTGTAGAGCATTGCCACCAGAACTATTTGTAAGTTTTGGGTCTGTTTTAGCGTACGGATTAATTTGAACATTAGAACGCACCTGTGAGATTAGCGCGCAAACATGTCCAAAAGTTGATAGTGGCAACATGATCATTTTTAGAAAATGCGAACTAATAACTGCTCCAGCGGCGACTTTTTGACTATCTTCAAAGCCCTTGGCGGCATCGTTTTTAGCGATAAGCGCATCCATGCTATCAATTAAAAAATAATATCTAGATTCGTCTGGATTATTCTTAATTAATTCCAAGATAATACTTGCAACATTTTCATAAATATTAGTACGCAATACGAAGCAAGTTCCATCAACCCAATCTTCGGCCTTGTCTACAAACTTAACTCCAGATACATTTTTTACATTAGAGTTAAGCCTTCCTTCTGCTTTAACTAGAAAACCCTTACCCTTTGGTACCGTATCTAGGAAATTCTTCATAATAAGAAGAGCGGAACTGGTTTTTCCACCACCACTTACGCCAGTAAAACGTAAAATTGCTGGAACTTCTAACGATCCTCCCATCTCTGAATCCAAGAGGAGTGAGCCTGTAGATACGTTAAAAATTTTTTCGTCTTCAAAGTTATAGTGTTCGCCCTTCGTGCTCTTTAGAAAGGATGCTAATACGGATTGACTTGAGTTTGATTTTACTTCTTCTTTTGCCATAAATTTAAAAATTCTCGCACTGTCATAGGTGCTTGTACAGTTTCACCTATTTTTCCCTGAAACTCAATATTATTATTTTCCAGAACAAAATTCTGTGGTTTTTCAGGTTCAAAAATGAATTTTTTGTATTCAGTATTTAACATTTTCCTTCCTTCGTCGGAAAGGAACCAGCAAAGACTATTTAACTGAAATCTTAATGTTAAAGAATTCCAGAATAAATCATTTGGAAAAATCTTTAGGAGAGAATTTACTATCTTCATCTCTCTTGGCCAGACTATACTCGCGTCTGGTTTAGTAAACTTTAAAACAAAATCTCTTTTATTTAGACTCGTATTCCGAACAGCCTTCGCAGGTTTCTTTTTGGATTTTGAAAATTTCCCTCTTTTCGCAGAAGAATCCTTTGTCTGTATAGTTTCCCCCTCTACAGGCACATCTAGTAATAAGTCTTTCCTGCTCATCTTGTGAGCGGAATTTACAAGTGCTAAGTTTTTCTTCTCCATTCATAAGGATTATGTTACATATTTACACTATTTTCAATAACTAAATCCCTTTCAACCATTCTTTTTATAAGTTCTTTGAAGGAAATTTTTGGAACCCATGCTAGTTCAATTCTTGCCGTTGATGAATCGCCCCAAAGTAAATCAACTTCCGCTGGACGATAAAACTCTGAATTAATTTTAATTAAAATAGACCCATCCTTATCAATAAATTGTTCATCTATGCCATCACCTTTCCAATTTCCTTGGATTTTAGCGTTTTCAAAAGCTAATTCAATAAACTCTCTTACTGTATGTGTTTCTCCAGAAGAAAGTAGATGTTCCTTGGGCTGTTCTTGGTTTAACATTTTCCAAATACCATCTACAAAATCAAGCGCATGACTCCAGTCACGCTTTGCGTCAATATTGCCTAATTCTAACGGGGCAAATGGAATATTGTTATTAATAGCATTTTTAATTCTGGCGACTCCCTTTGTGATTTTTCTAGTAACAAATTCTACACCACGACGTTCTGATTCGTGATTATATAATAACCCCTGAATTGCATATAAATTATAACTCTCACGATATACTTTTACAATATGCCTAGCGGCAGCTTTAGCTGCGCCATACGGACTTCTAGGTTTTAACGGATGGTTTTCATCTTGTGGCGAGTAATCAACATTACCAAGTTCTTCGCTAGAGCCTGCATTATAAAACCTGCAATTTGGTGCGTGTTTGCGAATTGCCTCTAAACACCTAATAATCCCGACAGCGCCAACATCGAATGTTTGTTCTGGAATTTGCCAACTACTACCAACAAAGCTTTGTGCTGCTAGATTAATAAAATAATCTGGATTAATTTCTTTAATAATGGAATCTATTGATTGACTGTCAGATAAATCTCCCGTAATAATAGTTAATCTTGGGTTATTAAGTAAGTGTGATATGTTAACAGTATTTAAATTGCTACTTCTTCTAACCATTCCAAAAATATGGTGATCAGTATTTTCAAGTAGATAATCAACCATATAACTACCATCTTGACCAGTTATTCCTGTTACTATAATTTTTTTAACCATGTTTATTATAGATTAATACCTATTGTAATTCAAATAAATTTATTTATCAATATTTTCGTTAAAATGCTTTTCAATTTTTTTTATAATATTGTTATATATTTCTTGGTAATCTTCTGTTGTTGACGCTTCTTCTCCCTTATTCTGTAAAATGGAATAAAATATATTAACTGGAGAATTTAGTACGTTATTAATTACGTTTAAATCTTGTTTAATTATATTTTCTATAGCAAACTTCTTCCATTCTTTAAAGAAAATATTCTGTATTTTTACCTTGCTATCAAAGTCGTTTTGGCTATTAATTTGTTCACAAATTTGTTTAAAAACAAATAATAACATAGACCATTGCAGGTTATCTAGAAGTTTTTTTTCTATTAATTCGGAAATATCCTCAATTTCACTATTGTTTTCTTCCATTGTACTGTTATGCTTCGCAAGATTTGCACGTCATTATAGAGCGAGCTAATTCTTTTGCGGGATTGCTAGAGCGCTGATAATAAAGGCTTTTAATTCCGTTTTCCCATGCAAAGATAATAAGCTCATTAACTGCTTTTGGTGGAGTTCCAGCAGGAATCATTAAATTTAAACTCTGCCCTTGGTCGATGAACTTCTGGCGAGAAGAGGCCTGAATGACAATCTCTCTTTGAGATGTTTCGGCAAATGTTTTGAATACATCCTTTTCTTCTTGGGTAAGGAAATCGAGATGCTGAACAGATCCTCCATGAATTAGAATGGACTTCCAAGTTTCCTCATCATTCTTATCCTTGGACTTGAGAAGATTCTTAAGATAAGGATTCTTATAGGTAAATTTGCCTTTTGCCAGATCCTTAACAAAGTAGTTAGATTCAAGAGGCTCAATACTTGGAGATACTTGACCAAGAATAAAGGAGCTTGAAGTAGTTGGGGCAACCGCAAGAGTTGTTGTGTTTCTACGACCGTATCCCTTGAGAAGTTCTGGTTCACCAAATATTCCAGCAAGCTCGGAGCTGGCTTTGTCCGCTCTCTCGCGAATTGTTTTCCAGATAGTTGAATTAAGAAGCTTTGCTTCCATTGACTCAAATCCGACCATCTTAGATTGAAGGAGGGAATGCCAACCAAGAACGCCAAGACCTAGTGCGCGATGATTAATTGCAAAGTTACGAGGTGCATCCATGAACTTGATTCCTTCTGTTTTATTGATGAATTCTGACATAACAGCATCCAAGAAATAGATCATGGTTTCGATTGCATCAGTATCCTTCCACTCTTCCCAACGCTCAAGGTTCATTGATGAAAGGTCGCAAACAAACGACTCTTCTTCGGAATCTGGTAACATAATTTCACTGCAAAGATTTGAGTGACTAATATTTAGTTTTTTATCCTTGTAAACTTGTGGTGCCTGATTATTTACATTGTCAGTAAAAAAGATATAAGGATATCCAGATTCAAAACGTTTTTTTAGAACTAATCCCCAAATTCTACGCTTTTCCTTGTCTCCATCTATCATGGACTTCATCCATTCGTCAGAAACCGTTACACCAATAGAAAGATCTTGAATACTATTTCCCTCGGAACGAATCTTTAGAAATTCTTCAATATCAATATGGTCAACTGGAAGATAGGCTGCAAAGGATCCACGACGGACATTGCCCTGAGAAACTACATTCATCAGTTTGTCAAACATTTCCATAAAATGAACAGAACCAGTAGATTCTCCACCAGATGAAATTGGTAGACCTCTTCCACGAAGAGCGCCAAAATAAGCGGAAGTTCCACCACCGTTTTTTGTCATCATTCCTACTTCGGCAATCTTTTCTAAAATACCCTCCATTGTATCAGGAACGTAAGAACCAAAACACGATATAGGGAGTCCGCGCTTGCGACCAAAGTTTGACCAAATAGGGGACGCAAGTGAATAAAATCCACGATGCATGTAATTTTCAAATTTTTTAGCAAATCCTTTTTGACCGAGAATTTTTTCTGCTGATTTGGAAATATCAGAGATTCTCTGCTCTGGAGTCTCGCCTTCTAAAAGGTATCCTCTTTGTAGGAATTTTCTAGAATCTTTATTTAGCCAGTAAATATCGCCGTTAATTTCAATGCTCATTTGTATATGATATACTTTTTTATCAATTAAAACAAGTCATCTTCGTCAAAAGATTGATTTTTCTTTGAATACTCTACTGGTCTACTGTGAAAAAAATCAGTCATATTATTCCCCAAAAGCTCCTCTTCAAACCATTTGGTTTTTTTTATCAATTCCATGTCAACATCAAAGGCTTTTTTAAAACCAATTTGTAAGAGAGATTCATTAATTCTATTTTTAATAAATTCCTTTAAAATATCTGCATTAAGCCCCTCTTCTTTAATTCCGTTTACCATCCAGTCTACAATTTTAGACTCTGACTCGAATGCCTGTAATGCTTCCTTATTAATTTTTTCCTCTAATTCAGAGTCGAATAACTCTGGATATTCCTGACGAATAGTATTAATTAATTTAATACCAACTAGTGCATGAATATTTTCTTCATTACGGGTATACTTTACCTGCTGATCAGTGTCTTTTAGCACATTTTTGAAGCGCGCAAACCAGTTAATTACGTAAAACTGGGAAAACAGGGATACATTTTCCACAAAAAGAGTAAAAAGAATTAAAGCATATAAATACTGTTTCTTGCTATCCTTATAGAATCTATGGGTATATTTTCTTAGGTATTTTACACGGCCTTGTATCCACTCTAATTTAAGGTTCTGTTCAAAGATCTCTTCCAGTCCCAATACAGAAATCAGCCTTTCATATGCGTTATTATGAATAACCTCCACATTGGCCATTACATAGCCAAGATCTTGAAGCGATGGGTGTGGGAGATTTTCCCCTAATTTTGCCCAAAAGGTCTTTACAGCTACTTCTATCTGCCCAATGGCCGATAGGGTGCGAATAATAATTTCCCTCTCTTGCTCAGAGAGATTTACCTTAAATTGCTGTATATCTGATTTAAAAGAGAATTCTTTATCTGTCCAAAACCCATTATGCATTGACTCGATAAAACTATCTACCCAAGGGTATAAGTTTGGTTTTCTGGAAATCTGTTCTTGAAATATCATATTATACTATAGTGTTGTAGTAATATTACAATATATTGGACAGCATTGAAAATAAAAAATGAAAAACTTAAAATTTTGGGGTAATATTTAAAAAATTTGATTGTACTATTGCATCTTTCTGCGTTTTTTCCAATCTTTAGAGAATTCTTTCTTTACTGGGTCGTTTTTTTTACCACCCCTTCTTTCACTCATTTCTTTAGACAAATCCATAATATCTCCCAATGTGCCACCCTTATCTGTTTTTTTAACAAAAGCCTTGGAGTCATGTGGGTCTATTTTAGTGTCAAAGGCAAATAATGTTGGAAAATAAACACGATTCCACTCCGTACCATTCTCATCTATATAAAACTTCTTATCATTCATTCCGAATGATAATTCTATAGTTTGTCCAGTTTTGGGATGTTCAAAAACGTAATTTGCCACAATTTTACTTTTCTTTTCTAATTATATACGCACGTTTGGAAGATCTTACCAGTTGACCATTTGGCATTCTAAAATAAGATGTCCCATCTTTAAACACTATCTGTTGTAAAGATTCTGATGCAGATTTTATTAATTCTATATCTTTATTATTTGAATTGTCAGTATTTTCAGTTGTCATAGTGATTTCATTATTTCTAGTATTGAATCTACCATTTTTTTATAGGTAAATTTATTTTGAAGTTCTAGACCATCGGTATTTACAGGGTTATTTCTAAACCTTTTCTCAACTTCTTCTAGTCCATTGATAAAGTCGTCTTCATTCCAGTCGAAGATATTTCCTTGATTAATATCCATGCCCTCTTTAAAGAACATATTGTCATATACTGGGATTTTTCCAGATGGATTTATTAGAACTGTATTTTTATCTGTCATCCAGTCTTTATAGGCATGGGCATTTAAACCTACGCAGTGCTTGCCTAGGGCCACGCTCTGAAACTCTGGCAGTCCCCAACCTTCGCCGCCACTCATGGCAATTGCTATGTCATTATTATTAATGAATTTATTATAAGTTTCATTTGGGCCAATATATGGAATAAAATTTATATTCCAATATTTTTGTCCATTCAGTGCTTGCATGATCAGCTGAGATTGCGTGTTGGGGTCTAAAAACCTATTAAATATGTTGCAATTTAACATATACCCCTGTTTGTTACCATACTTTCTCACCCAAGAGGTTAGGATTTTCAAGTGACGTTTTCTGCTTGGCTCTAATTTTCCAAACATTCCAAATTGAATTATATCATTATTTTGTTCTTTTTCTGTTAAGTTAAAATGGGTATCGTCAAAAGCTAATGGAATAAATTTAACATTTTCACATCCAGCCCAAAAAAATATATCTACAGAGTAATTACTGGATAGTAAAACATTGGAATTATTTTTTACAATGTTTATTTCTGTCTCGGTTGGGGAATCTAGTTCGTAAAAACTAAGAAGAACTTGTTTGTCTGAAAAACTTTCTAAGCTACCAGATATGTGCCACAGTTTGAATACTGGAACATTTCTATTATGCTTTTTATTAGAAGAAAGAACACTTTTTTGTATCCACTCGAAAAAGTTAGAATCGTGTTTTTGAGTAGATAAGTCTATCTCTCCAATCGGAAATAGGCAGACTTCCATCCCACGAGAATATATTTCTCGCAGGATGGAAAGACTTACTTGCCCTAGAGATGTCGAATTAAGAGGTAGGTGTAGGGCTATCTTCACAAGATTAGAAAGGAATCTCGTCTGACTTCTCTGGCTTAGCCTGCTTAACAGGTGCGGAGTTGCTTGTGCCGACTGGGTTATCAAAATAAACCCTATAATCAGGCTGGTTAGAACCCTCTGGCTTATTAGAGTTGCTAAAAATAAGCAACTTGATTTCCTGACCGTCCTTGGTCTTTACGCTACCGTTTAGGTAGGTGGTACCACTCTTACTAACGCGCTTCCATAGTGCTCCAGCTTCTTCTAGCTTCGGCTTGTTTGATGTGTTTGTATTTTCCATAACAATTCAAATTATAATATTAATGTTTCACGATGTCAATTTTTTTTTCGCTAGATCTATGAATTTGTTGTGCCAATTCAGGGCTGTTTGAGGCGTAACGTTAAGAATCTTAGCAACTTCTGCATAATTCAAAATTTTATTTTTATTTGATAAATACCTGTAATAGATAGCATCTTTAATATTTTTATCTTCAATCTTGTCTAAAAGATCTATAATAGTATTGATAGCTTCTACTTTATTTGAATCTCTTGTTTCGCAGTTATTCTTATTTAAGAGAAATTCAATTAAATCTTCTTCGGAGTTTACATATTTTGATATTTTATTTTTTAAGTTCAGACAGAAATATTTAACATTATTTGCTAACCATGTAGAAAATTTAGATCCCATATCTGGCTTAAACGATAGAGCTGAAGAGTATATTATCCAATCTTTATTATCACTAAGCTCATTAAACTGGACAGTAGACGCATTTAAGATTTTTTTTCCAATTGAGAAGCATATGCCACTATGCCTAGATATAAGCTCAATTAGACTATCGTTACATGATTTTAACTTTATCTGTTTAACTAGATAATTATCATCGACTATTTTTTTAGATTTTGTAGTTTTCATTTAAACTAGATTAGTTATAAACCTTTTTATACTTAAAGTCAATTTAATTAGATTTTTTAAATATTAAATATAATAATAATTATATTACGAACGGAGTGAGTAATAAACATTTACGAACAACGTGAGTAAATATTGTATGTGAGCTTGCGAACATACAATCAACGAATATATACCTATATGTATATTTTTTTATACCTATGTCAATATTAATTTTAATCTTACTCTGTATTTTATTTTCTTCTATATCACATTTATGGTTTAATACTGACTTTTTCCCTTTCTACGTTAAACTATTTAAACCACTCTGTCCAAAGAAGATTTATTCATGGTTACTGATACAAGAATATTTTAATCGGCCAGTGAACGAGATGAACTACTCTTCTTATATAGAGTATTTATCTGAAAAGAAACAGTTTTCAAAAAATTTCACAATAGTCTTTATATTAAAGATTTTTTCATGTCAGTTGTGTTTAGGCATGTGGCTTTCTATTTTTTCAGTACTGTTATCTGGATCTAGTTTACTTTTTATTGGTTTTGCCTTTGTTTTAATTAGGGCTACAGATAGCGTGTTAAATTATTTTTTAAAAATTCACTAATTCCTATTATCATCTTTTAATGAAAAGAATAGAGTTTTATAAACCACAGAAATCTGGAAATGGCACTTGTGCAACTTTTGAGAACGTAACTGCAATAGATGACCAGAAGAAAAATGGGTTTTATGTAAACCTATTAAAGCAGCACTCATGGAACGACTCTTCAAAGACAGGGTCATTCAAGGAGAATGTAAATATCGCAGAAAAACATAAGAAAATAAAACTAAATGATTTAGAGCTTTGTAATATTCTATATGTTTTAGAGTCAAATTCTGAAAAAAAATTCTCAACAGTACATAAAAATGGAGATAAGACCACCCCAATATTCTTCGAGCCATATATCAAAGATGGGGCTTTTATTGGTCACGTATTAAAAATAGATGGAGTAGGAATAGCTTTTAATCTTGTAGAGTCAATCAAATTAAGAGAGTATATTAAAGCATCACTGCAAAATCTATATTCCTGATATGACAAATAGAAAGAAGAGGGTTCTATTCCTTAGCGATTATGCCGGAGCGTTTACTGGATTCGGTAAAAATACTAAATTATTATTAAAGTATTTATACAAAACCAAAAAATACGAAATATGTAATGCCGCACAGGGCTTACCAAAAGATGGCCCACATAATGATAGATTTCCTTGGAAAACAGTTGGAGTACTCCCAAGCGATCCGGCAAAAATTAATCAAATACAAAAAGATCCAAACCTAGGCAGGATGGCTGCTTATGGTGACATGGAAATAGAAAATATAGTTAAAGAATTTAAACCAGACGTAATTTTTTCAGTAAATGATACTTGGGGATCGCATTTTGTGGTAGAGAAAAATTTCTTTAACACAATACCCACGGTATGCTGGAATACTTTTGATTCACTCCCCCTACTTCCGGATACTGTAGAAAAAAGTAAAAAAATAAAGCATTATTGGACATGGAGTAACTTTGCTACAAAAGTATTTCATAAATACAATCATTCACATGTAAAAAATCAATATCCGCTAGTTAATACAGATAACTTTTATAAGTTACCGGAAAGTAAAATAAAAGAAACTCTACTAAAGCATGGTCTACCAGAGGACTCATTTATTATTGGTTTTGTATTTAGGAATCAATTAAGAAAACTAATTAATACTCAAATTGAAGCTTACGCGCAATTTAAAAGACTTAATCCAGAGGTTAAAAATACATTTTTATACACCCATACTCACTATGGGGAAGGTTGGGATATACACAGACTATGTGAGCAATACGGCGTAGATAAAAAAGAAATCTTGTGTACATATATTTGCAAAAGAACAAAAGAATATTTCATATTGCCATATACTGGACAAGACATTGAAAATCCCAAAACAAAAGAAAAAACACTAATAACATCTAATTCCGGCTTTGGTATAACTGATGAACAGCTAAATGAAATATATAATATTTTTAGCTTTTACTCGCACCCAGCCACTTCCGGAGCTTGTGAGTTGCCATGTGTAGAAGCAGCGTTAACAGAAAAAATAATAGCTACTTGCGCTTACTCGTTTGGGGAAGATATCATAGAATTAAACAAGGGTTCAATAGGATACAAGTTTAGTTTTTATACTGAACATGGTACACAGTTTTTAAAATCCCAACCATCCGCTTCAAACATGTCACAAGTTTTCAAAAAAATATATGACATGAATAAAGACAAGAAGCGTGGTCTTGAAAAACTCTCAAGAGAGTGGGCGCTGGAAAATTACTCTATAGACGTTAATGGAGAAAAAATAGAAAATTTTATTGATAGCTTAAAAACACTAGAAGAAAAAGATTTTGACTTCGAAGGTTCGAAAACTAAATCAAATCCTCAAGCTGAAATTATTCATATTGAAGAGAATAGAGAATGGATAAAACAACTTTACTGCAAAATTCTAGGTAGGGAATCTATTGAAAATAATGACGAAGGTCTAATACATTGGGAAAAGCAATTATCAATTGGCGCACAAAGGAATGATATAGAAAAATACTTTAGAAATGTAGCCATTAACGAAGAAATTAAAAATAAACCCATTCAGTTATCTGATATTTTTGATAAAGATGAAGGACTTAAAAGAGTTCTTCTAGTTCAGCCAGAAAGCTTGGGAGACGTTTTCCTTGTTACGGCGCTATTCGAATCCTTGAGAAAAAGATACCCTCAAGATACTTATAAAATCTATATAGCAACAAAGCCAGAATATAGAGACATTATAGATGGTAACCCATTTATTGATAAGTGGATACCATACCATGAAATAATGGACTCCGCACTAGCAATGGAGGGCAGAGGAGAAGACAATGGTTATTGTGATATTGTTTACCATCCATATTTTTCAACCCAAAGATTGTTAGATTATACACACAATGGTATTGATAAAATTGATTTAGATATACATAATTAATATCAATAAAAATGGAGGAATTATTTTGCACCTACTAGAAACATACGCCCTATCTACAGCAAGTAAGATAGGAAAGCCATATATACTTAAAAAATATTTTCCAATAGATGCGGAAAAATATATAACTATTCAAAATAGTAGCGGAATGCCCGGCAAATGTTATGATTTTTTTGAAGAAGTTGTTAAATTTTTAAAACCATTACTGGATAGTAACAATTATAAAGTAGTACAAATAGGAGACGAAAAAGATAGAAAAATATCCGAAGCCTTAGATTTAACTGGTAAAACTAATATAAATCAAACTGCATACGTAATATCAAGATCCTCACTTCATTTGGGCAATGATAGTTTCGCGGTTCACATGGCCAGCGCGTTTGACATTCCAACAGTTGCTCTTTATGGAATAACAACTCCAGAAATAGCTGGGCCATACTGGTCGAATAAAAAGATTAATTTATACTCAAATAAATTCAAGCCAAGCTTTAACCCAAACGAGTCTCCCAAAACTGTTAATAATATAAAAATAGAAGAAGTGGTTGAGGCATGTGAAAAACTCCTTTTTGAAAAAAAATCTATAAATATAACCACGAACTATATTGGTTCTAGATATAATGATAGAATAATAGAAAGTATCCCCAATCAAGTTATAAACAAAGAATTCTTTAAAGATACCATTTTAAATCTAAGATTTGATTATTTAGATGACGTAAGTGATCTTTCTAGTACTTTTTATAATTTATCGCAAAGAAAGTGTGTCATTGTTACTGATAAGACCATAAATATAGAAAATTTAGAAAATGTAAAACAAAACATCGAAATAGTAATATACGATGTTAGTAAAAATGTTGATATTAGTTTTATAAAAAAACTAGAGAAGTTTGGCATAAATTATGTCTGCACAATAGATAAAAGTTCTGCAAATGAAGATATTATAGAAACAAGAAAATTTGAATTAATGGACTTTTGTAATATTAATTTATATTTTTCTACTCCTGAAAACGTACCGTTAGAAATTAAAAATGAAACCCTATTTAAATCTAATAGAATTATTTTAAGCAATGGTAAAATCTACAATAGTAGAAGTGCCCAGCTTAGCGATATACCGATTGTCGCGCCGAATGCGCCAATAAAATACTCTGATATTAAAGATAAAAAAGAGTTTTTAAAAGATGTTGATTACTGTTTCTTATATACTGAAAATTAAACTTGACTTATTTAGAAATTTTTCAGAAAATATGTAAATGGCAAGACAAAAGTTATCAAATACAGAATCAATAGAGAAAGATTCTTCCCTCAATGCAGAGCTAGAGGCACCTACACCTAGTCGTTATCTAGACAAGGTAGATGGCTTTTCTAGAGATAATAATGGATTCATACACTCCATAGATTACGGATTCAATCCAGATAATACAATTAATTGGCGTGGGATGATTAAACCTGAACATCTAGTGCCTAATAGAGATTCCTTTAAAAATTCTCCAGACATAAATCTAAAGGAAATAGATGTATCAACACTTCCAGACAACAAGCTCCTGATTTTACTTGCTGGTATTAAAGAACTGGCGCAAATTCGTGGTTATGAAAACGTAGAATACGAGGTAATAGAGGCTCGTCCGGATTACGTTGCGGTAAAATGCACGATTAACTGGATAGGCAATTATGAAACCAGAAATTCAAAAGTCAGTTTTTCTGCACTAGCGGATGCTCATTGGGATAATACACATAATTTTGCAAAAAACTTTTTAATGGCAATTGCTGAAAATAGAGCATTTGTTCGTGCTGTTAGAAATTTCTTAAAAATTAATATTGTTGGAAGTGACGAAATGGGTGGTAAGAACTCCCCAGTTTCGAATACTGAATACGAGCCATCTACAGGCCCAGACCCAGTATCACTTTTGCAAAAAACAATGAATGATTATAATATATCATTCGATAAAATTAAAGATGGGGCAATAAAGAAGGGTATAGAAGGCGCAGAAACATGGTCATCTTGTGATGATATTCCTCCATTATCTATATTTACTATAGTTAGTGGAATAAAAAGTAAAAATAAATTATCTTAATGAAACACGTTGAAAGCATTGCTCAGGACAACAACCCCACGCATGAATTAGGAATTTCAAAATTTGAAACATGTTTATTCAGAACAAGTGAAAAAATTACTAAACAGTCTTGCTGTTCTATGAATAATGTTTCAGGATATAAATGTAATTTAAGAAATATTTTCCCACTCTCTTATATACAACATTGTGAAAAATGTGATAAGTATGAGCATTAATCCTATTTCTGGATAACAGTCCCCCATTTTGGTGGCGTTAATGGACAGACACTAGTATCCATCCTTAGCTTTGCCTGAGTGCTACAACCGCACTTCTTGCACTTGCCTGTGCCAGCAAATCCAGCTTGATCCCAAAACTCGCAACCCTTGCAAATGTCTAGGCGGCTTGCCAAGGTTGCTTCGTCAACCAGCTTAAATCCGTTGATTGCCCAAGGCGCAATGCTGTGGGCTAATAATGAAGCCTTGTGGAGTAGGGAGTGATCTGTCGAAGTAATGGCATTTGTATTAGTGTGTCTTTCAAAGAGACACCGACTACAATTCCTCGCCAATGGTTGTCCATCGTAAAGACCCAGAGAACAAAAAATCTGGCCTCTTTCAACTAACTGAGATGCGTATTGGCAATGCGTCATTCTGGAGGGCAAGTAAAGCTCGGATAGGTGTAATCGTAGTAGGGGCAAGGCATATCAGGTGGCACGAACACATTGGAAAAAACTCCATTAACACAATCGTCGTAGGTTATATCAATGGTATTTGAAAATGCGTTTTTATAAGATACAACAACTCCGTTTGAATTTACTCCAGCAGCCTCAACACTATTATACTGATTAACCGGACCGCATTCTACAGTAACAAAAGATCCAGCACCTTCTTCTGCTGTGATGTAGCCTATAAAAATAGGGTCGCAACCTATGCAGGTCGTTCCCATTGGGCCAAAGCCAAGTCCTCCGACCTTATAGACAGCAAAACAAGTGTCTGGAGGACAGACAGAATTGGTGCAGTCATCACAAGTTGATTTGATATAAATTGCCATAAATAGGTTAATAAGGATCTGTGGCAAGGACTTGCATCTTCTTTGTAACTCCGTTAACGCAAACGTCAATCTCCTTCCAAGTTGCGCTCACTGAAGATCCATCAGCAGTAGGAACATTTATGTACACACTACGGCTAGATGACAAGTCATCTATCGATATTGAAGATCTGTTGATACTTGTACTTTGCTCACTTCCTTGAAAGTTAAGGATCTGCGCCGAAATACTTGCTGTAGTGCCTCCTTCTTCATTAAACACAAGCGATTCTCCATCTAAATTACTGTCACTTGTACCTCTAGTCAAATACAAGCTAGCCCCTTCCAGTTCTGCTTTTAATATAAAATACTCAGCTTCGCTTGCAACGTATCCATATAATGAAGTTTCTTGCACTGATTGTTTTAATTTTACATAAGAACTACTCCCTCCATTAAATAATGTGAGAGCAGACTCATCCGCTTTGGCGTTTAAAATAAAATTTTCTCCTGCATCCACTACGTACCCATTAACAGAGACCTCTTCCTGAGCGCCAAAAGAACTTTTTTTAATTTCAATGTAATCCCTATAATCTTGATCTGCTAAATAAACTTTAGATACCGCCCCATCCCCATTAACATCCACGCCAAAAATCTCACGTTCATTAATAATGTGAATTCTCCTTGGATCAGCAAATAGCGAATAAACGAATGCGTCATTGCTTCTGTCCACAACTACCGCTTTTTCTGGATAAATATCTTGTGTTATATTTTGGCTGATAATTGTATACTGTCCATCTTCATATTTTACTTCCCCAATAACGATGTGTTTCTGATCGTCCGTATCGTCTGGCACTGGATTATCAAACCCAATAGTCCTACTATTAATCCTTCCATCTCCATCAAATGTTACTATTAAATAAATAAAGGAATTGCCCGGTTCAATAAGATAATCTAACTCTTCTTCTTCTGGCGTTAGACCTTCTGGTGGAACTCCATCAATCTCTCCGTAATGAACCTTAATTTTACTTATGTCATTGCCACCCTGCGTGACCGAAACAACCGACAATTGAAACCTAGCGGCACTAGGCTGTTCCGGTATAGAACTCTTTCTTCTAAAATAAGACATAATATATTAAATTATAAATTTTTTATACCAACTAATCTAAAATTAATCCCACTGCCAGAAGGGCCAAAATTTACACCACTAATAACTATATCTGCTACATCTGTTTGCTCGCTTTGTAAGGTATTTAAACTATTAGAATAAAAAGATCTAACCTGAATTAATGCGGAATTGCTACCTGTTGGACTTGGCTGTATAGAATTATAATAATTTATCCCGCTTAAAAGATTATTATCTCTATATGAAATAAAATTAAAATTTGATCCAGTTTGTATATCCCAAATACCAGTAAAACGCCTTACTCCAGTAAATTTATTAATATATCCTGTTATATTGCCAGAACTATATCCAGTATAGTAACCTGTTGAAGCAAATGATACAGATGCAATCCCTGAAAAATTACCAGATGGAGACATTTGTAGATAATAAGTTTTACCATCAATTAATGTTGGGCTTGAAGTACTGACTCCCGAGCCACTTGCGGCCAAACCAATAAAATTACCTGAATTACCAATAAGTAATGAATTCAAAATTACACCACTAGACCCAAAAGAAAATCCAGTACATAAAAAAATCCCAGTATAGTTATTAACAATATTAATTAAACCAGTTCTACTATTAAAATAATTTGGAGGCAAATAATTTGTACCACTGTTATAATATATAGGCCTATTATTTATAGATATATAATCAAAACTATTTAATTTTATTTCATCTACAAAAACAATCCCACTGGCTTGTTTAGTTCCAGTCACTAATGGGTAATATGGATAATTATCACTATCAACATAGTATCCACTACCAGTAACTATAAAAGATTTTTTGTAATAACCAGTTTCAGAAAGCCCCCCAGTAATACCAGTTAAATAAAAATATCCAGTCACCCCTGATTGGCCACTTATATTTCCAATTCCAGTTCCTAATACACTATAAAACCCAGTAACAAGCTTATCATCAGATATCTTATATAAAGAATAGGCATTTCCCGTTCCGACACCAAATTCATATTGTGAGTTTAATGTATTAAAACCGCTAATCACGCCAGTAATATTGCCATTTAAATAGCCAGTGCCAGATATAAATCCAGATACTATTCCAGAAGATTTGAATCCAGTGGCTTCAGTAATACGGTAATAGTCTCCAGTTATACCACTAATATAATTCAAACCAATTGACAAACCAACTCCCGAAGGGTTACCAATGGATACGTTATATGTATTATACGTAGCATCATATACACTACCATCTTCCGGTCCAAGAGATATGTAATATAAATTATCTTGAGGTAATATACCAGATATTTGTAATAATAAGTTTTTTTTACCAATGCTGCTATCAATTAATATTGGAATATCCTGCGGAGTATAAGTTATTCCACTTAACAAACTCTGAACAAAAAAAGTACCACTACCACTAGCTGGAACTGTTAAATTTTCAATACCAATTAATGTAAAATTGCTGTTATTAACAGCTCCCGAAAAAATAGTTAAATTATTTAAACCTGTATTATATATAGTAAATGGTATAGTGTCTCCAGTATTAAAAGTCAAATATTTATTATATATTAGTTCTGGAACTCCACCAATCAGCGTTAGATTGTTAAGAGTAACAGACTGTCCACTCACATCATTAAGAATAACTGTATTTAAATCTCCAGTAGTGGTTCTTTCTAGGCCCAAATATAAGGGCACATTATTCTTATATAAATCTAATGTTTTTGTGCCAATATTTCCTGATAACGACAAGGTTTCATTATTTAAATACGAACCAACCATTTCATTTTTTGGCGAAAGAACCTTACCGTTATGAAGAGTAAATACATTACAATTACCACCGATCCCAGAAAAAGATGCCGAAAATCTTCCATAAGTGTTTGTAATTTCATATGAAGAAGTCCAATTTATACTTTTTTGTGGATAGATTGTCCTATGCCTTTCACCTGTAATTACCATAAAAATTATTTACACTTTTTATACACCAGAATCTCTTAGGAAGTTAATGTGATTTGTTGTGGGCATATTGCCATCTAGACTACCAATTGGTTTAGTTTTATCTATTAAATTCTGCATTATATAGTCTTCACTTGGCGGTTGTACTACTTTATCTTCAAATGAATAAGAAGTATATATACCATTATCTGATACAGTTATCTGTACGGAAGAAAGTCCATCGCTTACACCATAATTCTGAACTGGCATTAAACCAGCTACCTTAAATGATGCCGTTTTTTGCACTTCTGTCATTTCATAGTTAGAGTTTTCATAAATAGAATCTACATATCTTTTGATATCATCTATTGGTATAATACAATTTGTATTAGGACCTCTTATTGAGTTTAAGTTATCTTCTCTAATTTCTTTTAAATAATAATCAATTTGTGCCGCATCTTCACTATTTATATCCCTATTTATAGTATATTGAATTTTTGGTATTACTTTAGGGAAATTAGTACGAGCTTCCAAATAAATATCATAACCAGAATCCCCATCATTAATATTAGTCCATGCATCACTTAAACATTGCGATGGAGTAAATATTTCCATGCCCGGTAATGTAATTTTAACACATTTATTGCTTCTGAGGCCATACCTACCCAAGGATCTGGTTACTTGTGACCCATCAGTTGCCTCTAGCGATACTGTTTTATCGGTTGGGCTTGGTGTGTCCAAAGGGTGATTGCTATCAGCCACAGTTACATTGAAGGATGGTAATTCCCTTGCAAAGAATAATTTAATATTTGGATTTTTTTTTGCTTCTGGATATAACTTATAAAGAAAATCTGGCCTTCCCTCTGCATTGCCAAATACCTTCGGTACGTGCTCTTCGTACCATTTAAAAAGAGTATCATAATATTTTAAATTATCACCACTTGGACTCCATTTAGCATCTCTATTTAACAATAAAAAAGAACTATTTGCACGAATTTTTTTAGCCGAGTCTCCGCCATTAGCCTGAGTAAATGGGTTTTGATTACTTATTTGTTCTGACTGTAAAGCATCCTTTAAATTACCAACTAAAGAACCAGTCTGATGTCCAAAATTAAAAATATCCAAGCCGCTCAAGTCTTCACGCGCTGGATACCAATTTACATTACCGTCTGGACCTTCTGCTGTCATTTGAGTGCTACTGTTAGTCGCTCCGGGTATTGGGGTATTAAATTTTTTAAGCCAGAATTTACCCAAAAAGTTTTTGGCTATATATTCAGAATCATTAAACTGCTGCTCCGCCAAATCTTCACTAAGTTCAGCAACAAAAAAATAATAAGAAGGATTTGTGGCCGGATCTCTTCCCTTACTTATATCGAACTCTTTTAATGCATTTATCTCTTCTTTTGAAAGTTTTTTCTTACATGAAATAAAATTAGCACTATTATTATTAATTGAATAAATATCTAATATTTTCATATTACCAAGTTCCTGCAATATTTTTAACTGTTCCTGACCACCACCACCTGAACTATACTTATATGCATTTAAATTAGCTGCATTTAGTATCCTATAAGAGTAAAACCATAAAACAGCATCCCTAGTTGCCCTACCATACTGAGATAGCATAGCTTGAAATTCCTTCATTTTTAAAAAATTAACTCCCGCAGGATTTTGTTCTGCAGAAACTGTTGGATTAAGCAGATCCTTCATTGTTAAGCACTTGAGATTTTGGAAAGATTGGCTTTGAGATAATTCGCATGTATAGTTTTGTACTTTACCTTCTTTGGCAAAGTAACCTAAGAACCCCCTACTAAATGTATTTTGTTTACTACCCCCATATTGCAAATCAATAACATTACTAATTCCTTCTAACTCCGAAATTGCGGGGATTTTTAATGGGTGTTTTCTATCTACAAAAAACAACTTATTATTTATTGGATCCCAATAATAAGCCAATCCCAAATCAGAACACCATGCACCCAAAACATCCTTTAATTTGCCGGTATGTTGTGCGCGAAATCTATTATTAATATTAGAGGGCGCATCGTAGGGTAGTGGCAATTGATTTAGTAACTCATTAAATGTATAATACACTTCTAAGATTTGAAAATCTGCCAAAGTTTGATCGCATGTGTTTTGATATTTATTTTCTGGAGTAAAAGGACAAGGATCACAAGGGTCTATAATATTTGAATTTAATTCTTGATAACTTACAGTGGAATCATAATTTTGATCACACGGATGATATTCTTTTCCAACAATTATTAAACGTTTTCCAGAAGTACCTGTCTGACTTCCATGCCTCTTACGAAGACCAACATACCATCTTTCCAAGTCCGCACTCTTATCTATATATTTTAAATTTAATATTTTCTGATCTGGTGACTTGCTTATATCATAAGCGACTAGATACCCATTAAAAATAAAATTACCTATCGTAACTCTAGCCACATTATTAAAAGTTAATTGACCATCAATATCCGGATATTGGCCATTTTCAGTTATTACACTTACAGATAGCGTGGATGGGGATGACCCATCATTAAAATCCCAAGATATATTATATGGAAGTCCTCCAAAAAAATTCCCCCCAATATCGCTAACTGTTAAAATTTTATTTGACATGATTAGAGGAGTATATTACTATTATACAATATATCAGTATTTATATCAAAAATACCACTGCCAGCATTACTGTCAAAATTAGGTAGCTCTAAATAATCCATTCCAATATTTAAACGTTTTCCAGATAAATATACTTCCGAATAGTTAGTATAATATCTATTTTTAGCTTTAAGTAAATTACTATTTCCAGTGATATTATAATCAAATATGGTTGGCAGTAATAACAAATCTCCAGAGCCGTAAGAAAAAATCCCATTATATTCATCAAAATATAAACCCGATGGGGTTACAGCATAATCACAATTAATTCCAATATTTTCAATTTTTCCAGAAATCATTTTCCTGCCAGAAAAGAATAGCCTATTATTGGTCGGCCAATCAAGAATAAATCCAAGTCCAGATGGGTAATAACCAGAAGTCACGCAGCCGGAAGAATTAATTAATCTATATGTAATCCAAGACCACATGTTGAGCGAAGAACCATTACCAATTGCTCTTATTTTACTGAAATTATTATTCAATCTAGGTATAATACTCGAATATCCACCAGATATATTATTAATTAATGCTATATTAATTCCACTTTGAAGTCCGCTTATCTCACTTAAAATTTCTAAAGATAATGATCCACTTCCAGTGCCACTAGCATATATAAATATTAAGGAACTTTCCCCTGAAGATACGTCAACCCAATCACCAGTAAAACCTACTGACTGTCCGGTTGCTAAAAATCCAGTTTTTATTTCTGCGGATTCGGAATAACAGTCGCCCAAACTAAAATCTTTTATATATAAATTAGTATTATAAGCGTTTTCAGCGCTATCAATTATAACCATGTCATTATCACTAGAATTATCACTAAAAAAAACTTCATTTCTAGAATTAATTAAGTAGTCATTTGATATACTGTTGCTTGTATTATATACAGAACCACTCGTAATATTTATTCCAGAAATTTTTGCCAATCCATTTTTCGAAATATAGTAAAAATAATTAGCGTCATAATTATTAAAAAAACAGTTTTTGACATAGTCATATTGACCCCTTAAATTTGTTCTATACGTATAATCATAATTACCAGTTGGTATACTCATATCAACAACTGCATTATCTTTTATACTCTTTAATACATTAATATTCGATCTACCAAAAGAATTAACAAAATTACTGTTAAAAACAACGTATGCACCACTATATCCAGTTGACTGAACTACCCTTTGTCCAGAAAGAGGTATTATTCCAGTACCATATTCTGCACCAGTAAGTGCTATTTGGGAATAGCCAGTATACTCAATACAAAAATCATCAGCAAGAACACCAGTAGGAACAATTGAATAGCCGGTTACACCTGAATAATACGGAACTATGCCAGTAGAATATCCAGTTATTTCATTAATAGTAACCTGTTCCACATAGGTAATATCTGGTATAAAAGTATGCGCAAAACCAGTATTTAAGTATACAATATCATTTAGATAAACATAAGGACTAAATAGCATAAACTGCTGCATATAGCCAGTGAATCTTTTATTATAGTTATAACTATTTACTACATTGCTATTATAACCTAAGTATATATTTTTAGGATCAAAAATATAATTACTATCAATTAAAAAATTATTAGAATTTAGTTTGTTATAAAAATAATTATAATCACCAAATGAAATTTCATTATTGGTTACCGTTAAATATACAGAACCCTTATCCGATAGCGTGGAACTAGAAGTGAAAACCTGAGGGCCATTATTTGTATAATATTCAAAATATAAAGTGTTATTAGCAGTGAAACCAAATTCAAAGCCCTTGTAATATAATCCTGAGCCGTTATTTCCGGTATCTACTGTTGATATTAAAGTCCCTCCTCCACTAGCCAAATTTTCATAAACTACTACATAAGTACTATCTGATAAATTAATATTATTTCCAGTATTTGTTATCTTAACGGAATTACCAGAAAAAAATCCATTTCCAGAATTATTCCAGAAACCATTTAATGTTGGAACTATCTGCCCACTAACTTCCGGACCAATTCCACTAATATTAGTAATAGAATTTCCAGTTAAATTAAAATCAAAAAACACCTTGCAATTATCGTTTGCAACGCTATTATATAAGTTTAAAAAATATGGAACTGAGTGATTTGACATTATATTGAAAAAATTGATGTTTCTGCGGTATCGCTTATAGTGAAAGAATATGTATATCCATTATCTTCTGCTCGCAAATTTCTTTCAACCCTATCTTCAACTCTTAATCTATTGCTAAAATCCACAGTATATAAATTTAAAATTTCTATTGCCTTGTTTCTTACTAACGAAGTTTTGTCATCCGAAGTTTCAAAAGTTGCGCTACCCTGTACTGAAATTTGTCCACGACTAAACATGTTTAAATTAAAAGCACCATTATTGCCATTAAGATATTGTATTGGATTATATTTATTTATTGAAGGGGTTATTGACAAACTCCATTCAAAAGTTTTAAAACCAGCTGGCGGAATCTGACTGTTATCAAAACTTGACTGAATAGAAATAGTTCCATTTATTTTATCTCTTTTAACGCTATAATTTTTAGCGTTGGTATTCATCGGCAAACTGGGATTAGTTACGTTTTGTAAATAAAACTGTTGACATAGTGGTGTTATATTCAAATTATTTAAAGCGGCCTCTGCTTTGTCCAGCCTGCCAGACTCTGGCCCCCTTGCTGTTAAAGTTCCATTAAAACCAACTGAAACCTGATCGGTTAGAAATTCATTATTAATATCTATGCTATAATCAAATTTTACATTTTGAGGATCACTTGTATAACTATAATTAAAATCTATCTTGTTATCAATATCATTCTCATTAATTGAGAAACTTTCTGGTTCAATATTTAAATAGTTATAATTAGTTAATTTATTAAAATTAGTTAATGTTATATCATACGGTTTAAAATTAGCAAATTCCGCCCTTAATTCTGCCATTGTTTTGCACGAAGCACCATCTAAATTACCATTAATAGATGCGGTATATAAACCCCTCTCGTCATCGTAATCTGCATCTATATTATAGTATATTATACTAGAAGTTTTCGCGCATTTTCTTAAAAGATAATCAATATCAATACTGTACTCGGAATTAAATCTATTGACCGTTTCTGAAATTTTTCTTGGGCATAGGTTAGATCCCGATGGCGTGACGCTAATAAATTTCGGTAGAATTAAAGAACTAGTGCCAGTTAAAGATTGTACATAAGACCTAGCATTACTTAGGGCATTATTTGTACCATTTGAAGTATTAAATCCTCGCGCTGAAAATGATCTAGTAATTGCCACTGTTCCATCTTGCTGTTCCGTATATTTAATAGTCGAGACCGGATCTAAAACTCCATACGTACCCGTAAATAAGTTTTCCGAATAAGATGTTAAATCTATAGTAAAATTTAACATACCAACATAATTAGACTGATCAAAGTCAATAGAGTTTATTTTTATATATTTGCCACTAAAAAGAGATTGCCCATCTTCTTTGATTTCAAGATTTTTAAAATCCTCACGAAAACCAGAAAAAACCTTGTTTTGTTTAAATATTAAATCCGAGTAAGAATCAGAGCATATACCAGTAACCATTCCCTGTAATGTTATCTTTTTTGACACCCCCCATCTCTGACCATAACTAATAAACTCGTCATCAATACCTATGAATGGCGTAGGTGCTACGCCACTAAAAACATCAATTCCATTGTAAAAAACCTTTACCATAAGTACCAATACTTATTTACACTTTTTTGAACACTTATGGCAATGAAGTTATCGACACATTTAGAGAAAAACTTCTTGAAAATGGGTTATAAGTATAGCTAACATCAGACAAAAACTCGTTAGAGCTTAATGACGATATATAAGACCTTGCGGCCGCCAAGTAAGTCCCCAAACTGGTTGTAGCCTTACCATTCAAGTTTACAGTATAGGAAATTGTATTTGGTAATAAATTTGGCTGTTTTTGTAATATTTCCTTATAATTAATAATATTAAAAGTACTAGCCAAGTTTCTATTAAAAGTTTTACTAATTGTTATTAGAGCTTTTCTTATATTTATATTGTCACCCAAATTAGAATCAGAATTTGTATATTTTACAGTATAATCTACTTTTCCAGCAACCTTATTAAATGTAGTTGACTGTGTAACAATCTTAATACCATTAATATAAGAAGATAATCTTGAAGATATATCTGGACTAATTGCTAGCCAACCGTTTCTAGCATTTTGATATTTTACATCTATAATATGGTCAAAACCAACAACACTTCCCTGTTCTGTCAGTGTATATTGCCCAGCTTCCGATTTATCTACTGTAATTTCATATTGCCAATAATAAGAGCTTTGAATTCTTTCTGTATTAGAGAAAACTATAGTATAACTAACAGTGCCCTCAAATGGGGCCGCTGTCCAAGATTTAGTTATTGGATTTGTAGCTAAAGTATTATTACTAGCAGTTGGTAGGTAGTTTGTAAAAATAGCATTACATCTTGAATAAGCATTAGCAATATCAGCTTTTGCCTGAGTGTTTGCAGTATCAAATGCAGTTGTTGTATGTCCAAGATATTCAGCTTTTTCTGTTATTTTACCAACGCCAGCGTTATCAAAATCAATACTATGGCTTAAACTTAAAGAATAAACAGAATTAGAGTCTTTATTTATTTCAAAATTTCTTGAGAATTGATACTCATTATTAATACTATCATAACTTTCATCATAGTATTTTTTAATCTGCGAATCGTTGTATTTATTTCCAACAGTATTAATTAAATTATTATTGTTAAAGAAGTTTTCGGCCATTGTTTTGGCCGCTGTAACTGCGTCCAAAGAATACGGCCCCCTTAAACTAAAATTAATTGACTGCGAATAATTATCTTTATTTAAGTTACGATCAAACGTACTAGATTCGGAGAAGTTCTCCAAGTACTTGGAATAAGTAAATGTTAGTCCACCATAATCAGTTCCCAATAAACTAGAAAAATCCCCTTCTTCTGGAATGTCTATATTGACAGTATAAGTTTTTGTTCTTACATCATTACCATTGGCAAAACTAATACTTGTTATTGTACCAAGTCCAAAATCATTACCATTAATTACTATTGGTTGCCAATTTTCAGAATCTAGTTCAAAAGATTTTAAATCAGTAATAATACCAGTAACACCATCAGAATTTGTCAGGTCTAATAATAAACCTTCTATAGCTAATTTTTTAACTGTTCTATAACGAACTGTATCTGAAAAAAACTCAGAAGTTCTGGAAACAGAAAGTAATGTAGCATTATTAAAGTTCATTTATTAAGTGATGTCAAGACCAAGAACGTTGAAAAGAGGTTTTGGTTTTTTTGGCGGCGGATTTAAACTTGGATCCTTAGTTACGGTTGCGGCTGCTATTGCCTCTACTTTGGCTAATCTTCCCTGTATAACATCAATAATTTCCTGATCAACACCTTGAAGCTCTTGTTGAATTTGTTGCCCCTGAGCTTGTGATGCGGCATTTATTGCGATTGTAATTGGAGAATTAAAACTAAGAGATGATTCGCCCGCTTGTGCTTGAGTCATATTTCTTTGAGTTTCTTCTTTTTGTCTTTGTATAACATCCATTTCCCCCTGAGTACTTAGCATCATACCCTGATATGGATTTGCTAGAGGGGAACCCGGTAAGGCCTGAGCCCTTTGTGATTCAAGTGCGGCATCTGGCATTGTGAACCTTTCTCTATACATTTGGTTAGGTGCTGATTCTAGTAAATTACGCCCACCCATTAAAGCCGCACTATTCATGCCAACAGCTGGATTAAATATTGTTGACAAGTCTCCCCCTTTTTGTACTTCTTGTGCCGCCATGCCCGGAAGCTGCGCACCTTGTCCAGCTAACCCTCCCAAAATACTTACCATATTAGAAAGATAGCCATTTGACATTCCTATCTGCGTTGTAAAAACATCTCCTAGACTTCTTATTCCGTCTGGAATTTTATTGGCCTCTTCTGTAGCCGCGCCGTATGTTGCCGATAAAGCAGCGCCTTCCGGACCTAGTTTGCTTATTATATCAGATTGCTTGCCCCTAAGTTGTTCAACTCGCGCGCTTTGTATATTAGCATCAGTTGGCTTAAATGCTATACCAGCCTTAACCTTTGCCGCCTCCATCAAGCCCTGTTCTGAAGTAAGCGCACCAGTGGTTTGCCTAACGGTTCTTGCAGCCATTGCTGGATCCAAACCAACTTTCGCTAAATTAGCCTCAATTGACGCCTGTTGTTTTTGACCAATTTTAGCCATAGATTCTACCGCCATTTGATACATTGGATTGCTTGTGTCTATAGTGCCTCCTGTGGCTTGATAGGCTTTTATCCAATCGCTAGCGGCCTGTCCCCTTTGTTCGTCCGTAGCTGTCGTGTCTTTTTGTACGGCAATAAAATTATCTGTGGCCTCTGTAAATTTATCTGACACTGAATTGTCTCCCATTCCGCCATCGTTAAACATCTGATCCATCGTTCCACCCAATTTATCCATTTCCTGAATAGTTACTTTAATTAACTCGTCCAGACGCTGAACAGTTTTGGTAGCAGCATCTTTTTGCGCAGCGAATAGTAATTTATTATTACTATTGAATGTTTCTCTAAGTTTATTAAGCTGCTCCTCATCTTTAACCCCATTTTCTTTTAATGCAGAAATCATTCCCTCAGTATCATATTGCTCTAATGGTCCCAAGGGCCCTTGTATTGTATTAGTTTTAACTGACCCAATTTTAGCAGATATATCTTGAATTTTTTTTGAAAAATCTTGATTGCCAGTCACTCCAGATAAGTCACCTAACTGACCTCTTATATCATTATACTGACTAACATCTTTAACTCCAGTGGCTGTTGGTATTGCTTTTTCGAACGCTGTATTTAAAGACTGTTTAATGGCCTCATCTATGTCTGCCGCAGATTTAGTTTGCTGTGCGCCAATAGTATCTTGATATATATTTTTTGTTTTAAGGTTTGATGCAGCTTTTTCAAACCCAAGTGCCTCTAAAATATCAACCTGTCCAGTTGATTTTGTTCTTTTAAAATCCGAAGCAAATTCTGCACCTGAAGTTGCAATGCTTGTTCTCGTTGCAATATCCATACTTGATATTACTTTTTTCAACTTGTTTTCAAAATCTTGTAAGGCTTTTACGGCCGCCTGATTACGATCCACAAAACCCTTGGCCGTATTCCTAGCCCCATCTAGTCTTATTCTTTTTTCTTCTGAAATTGCCTTGGCTAAATCTTGTGCAAAACTCTGCCAAGAATTTCCAAACTGTTCTTCTAATTTTCCAGCTTGCTCCTCAGTAAGTCCTAGGGCACCTCTCAATTTACTTAAATCAATAGTTGCAGATGATAATTCATCACCCATTGCCTTAAGTTCAGCGTCAGTCTTTCCGCTAATAGCTTGCTTTGATATTTGCGCACCAAATTGTTCTTTATTAATTTTTCCGCCAATAGCGGCTTCAGCAATAGAAGTTGACTGAACTGCCGCTCCTTGTTTTGCTAGTCTATCACTTAAAGTTTTTAATACATCAGTTAGATTTTTTTGAGTTTTTGCGAAATCAAGACCACCAGCACTTATAGCCTTTTGTGCTTCTGGACTTGCATTACTTGCGATAGCTCTAATTTCTTTTTCTAACGCTACGGCCTCTCTAGAACCAGCATTACCACCTTGTCTTAATTCTTGCAGTTGTTCTAATTTTGGAAGTACAGCTTGAGTAACTTCGGCAAGCCTTGATTGCTCTTCCGATGTTTTTTTGGTGGATGCCTGCAATTCTGGAAGGTTTGTCCTCGACTCATTTAACGCTTTAGTCCAAGCAGTTAATCCGCCGACAGCCAAACCAAGCGCCCCACCAATAGCGGTTCCGACAGGCCCTAAGGCGCTACCAACTAAAGCCCCAGTACCAGCGGCAGATAGGGCGGTTCCAATGCCAGTAACTGCGGCAGATTTAACTCTACCTTCTTTATTTGTGGTATCTATAGATGAGGCAACGGTTTCAGCTATAATCGGTGCAAAAGCCAACGCTGTTCCAGCAGCGCCAGCACCAGCCTGTAGCCTTGATGCGTTACGGGCGCCACGACTCAGTGTTTCGGCACCACCAGCTTGAATTGTTTTTAGTTTTGCGCGCCTGTCTTTAATTTCTTGGGCAAGCTGATTTCTTTCCTGCGTCTGTGTTGCGCTTAATTGTTTTGCCGCCTCACGCCTCTGGGAAATTTCTTCGGTAGTAACCTGTATTAAAGCCGCTTTTCTTGTGGCAATTTCTTCTTGATACGAGCGCTTGACATTTGGAATTTGAAAAGCTAGCAGTGTTGCAAAACTTGTAAGTTGCGCGCCAACAGCTGTAACAGTTGAACTAATACTAGTACCATCTCCCTCTGCAAAATTTGGTATATATCCCTTTGCATAACCACGATTTGACATCGCGCGTTTATCGGCTGAGGTAGAGCCCTCGTCTCGCTTGTTAAACACGCCAACACCCATTGGATTACTAGAATTTACTAGCTCTGGATACTGTCTGGTATATATGCCGCTCTTCGGTACTCCAGCGCCAATTTCGCGTGATATTGATTCGTTTAAGGCATTTGCAAAGTTAGGAATATAGCCACTTGCAAATCCGGGCTTTCTTCTTGCTGGCTTACCGGGTGCTTTTCTTTTCGTTCGCTGTTCGGCACTGCTTCCAAGTATGGCATCTCTACCACCCCTTTCTTTAATAACTTTATCAGCAAAACTTAAAAGATTACCAGAAGATGCGGATACTTTAAAATCAGCAAGATTTCCAGCATAACCAAATAATTGTTTTAATTTATCAGCGTTTTGTCCACCCCTTACGTCAAAATCTGCCATATTTGCTGTAGATTTTGCCGCTATATAATCTAACGATTTAGATATAGCAACTTCAAACGCAGACCCAACAAAACCCTGCAAAGCGCCATAAGCACCCCTAGACCCACCATCTTTTTCACTTAAAAAACTCTGACTCAGAACTGATTCATCAACACCCTGACCAAGTGGTTGTAAAGTTTTTATATAATCAGCAACTGTCTGTAATCCTTGTTTTTTTATCAACTCATTTAAATTACCAGCTGGTTTTACTGCGCCCTTTGTATATCCACGGATTGGTATATCCGTTACTAATATATCTCTATTATTTTTTCCAACTGAATTTGCGTTCGGAAATGTTCCATATTCTGGAACTAACACGCTTGCATTAGAGTTTATACTAGTTTTTGCATTAGATTCTGCAAAATTAGGAATATATCCACGACCATACATTGGAATAACAGCAGAATCACCATTTTTACCAAATCTTGGTATTTCCACTTCTTCACTATTCTTAATAAATTTCTTACCATCAATAGTTCCTCTACTTAATTGCGCCCTTGGATTTTTAGCACCTAATGCTTTAGCTTGAGCTTCTTCCATTGCGTACTGATCAGCAAAATTTGGAATATAACCAGCGGCTTTTGTAGTTACTGGGACTTGACTGCCCTTTGGAACTCTAACACCAGCGCCAAATAAATTTTTTGATATTTGGGAAGTTAATGCGGCCTGTTGCTGCATTTGTGTAGTTTGTTGCTGAAGAACTGTTAATAAAACTTGAGAAGCCTGATTGACACTCATTGCCCCACTTGCCATTTGTTGATACAACTGTGGATTTTTTGCTAATATTGCAGAAATACTAGCTTGAATACCTTGCTGTTGAGATGCCGTTGCGTTTAAACCTAGCAACTCCTTCACACTTCCTGCTGAAAATTTCGCGAAGTCTCCAAAAAGTTTTAATAAAACACCACCAACAAGTGCCAAACCGGGACCAGCGATAATATCTCCTAGCCCCTTTAAGATGCCATTTCCAATTTTGCCACCAACACTTTCGCTATCTACATTATTTAAAGACTCTAACAAACTATTTCCACCACCAACTAAATTTTCTAGCGCTGGGCCAAAAAGAGACTCTCCAGATTTTGCGGCAAACTGGGTTGCATTTTGCTTTAGGGCGTTAACTTGCGCAGCTAAAGTTTTGTTTAATTGATCATTTCTTACAGTAGCTTCGTTTGTTGCCGTAGAAGATATTTGAACGGCATTATTATAAATAGAATACTCTTTACCCAAATCAGATAAAGCGGCCTTTAAAATGTTAATCTGGAAAACACCACCGACAGCTTCAGCAACCGAAGCCTGTTGTTGAGAGCCAAGAGTATCATAAACCCTTCCAAGATCTTTTAATAAATCAATAGTTGATCTTAGTTGACCACTTGCATCCGTGGTTTCAATACCGAGACTACCAAGCAAGTCAACAACCTTACCACGCTGAAGCCTTGTAAAAATTGTCTTAAATGAGTTACCAATAACTGCACCACCACGGGCAGTTGTCTGCTGTGCAGAGGTAACCAAACCAATAAGTTCATCTAACTGAACACCAGATTGCGAAGCACTGCTACCAACACGACTAATTGCCTCTGCCAAGTCAGCGGAACTAACCGCGAATGCCGCATCAACTGTTGCAAACTTATTAACTATTTGCGTTGCAGTTACAGATTGAGAAGCAAAACTGTTAACAGCTGCCGTTAACGCCTCAACGCTCTTTACCGTATCTAAACCACTTAATCTTGATAAAATTAGGGCCTCGCTAGTACGTTTTAAGGTCTCTTCTACGCCAAGACCCTGACGTGAAAATTCTGTAGCCGCCTTTGCAACTTCCGCAAACGACTGGCCGGTATTTTTTGCAACATTAAAAAGAGAGTCGCCAAATTTACTTATCTGTTTATCAGAAACATTTAAAATTACATTAATATCTGCAAGATATTTTTGTACTTCGATAGTAGATGTTATTAACGACTCGAAAGCTTTGTTTAAACCATATAAAATAGTTGCACTAGCACCGAAAGCAACAACACGCGCGTTTGCCGCATCTAAGGATTTATTAAATTCAGAAAGTTGTCCAGTAATTCTACCTAATGGCTGGTTTCCCTTAGTACTTAAATTTAAATTAAGATTATACTGTTGATTAACTAGTTTTTGTATTGCAGCCTGCGCTGACGATACATTGGCATTAATATTAATTGTTGCTTGTGCGGCCATACCTTGTTCCGAGTGATTTCACTCACACTTATTTACACTTTACAACTTATCACGCGCATTAAGATATTCGGATTTTTCAAGTGTACCACCACTTTCTTCGGCCAACTGTAATAAACTTTTACCGCCAATTTTTTCAACCTTTACTCCCAAGTCCCTTAAATCTGATTGGGTGGCGCCAACATGACCAGTTACTCTGGTAGAACTATTTTTTAAGTTTTGTTTACTTTTTGCGCTAGAACCACTAGATTGTGAATCCACCCAAGACACAAGCCTTTCTGGATCAGACAGTATTTCATCATTGATCGGTTTGCCACCCTCCGCAGAATTTTGTATTATATTTTTAAACATTTTACCATAAATAAGTAAATCTATTTGATACTTTGTACAAAGAGCCGTCGCCTTACCCCAAAAATTCATGGGAATACAGTCTGTAATATAAATTAAATTTTGAAAAAACATACAAGCAGATACTAATCTGATATTTTCTAGACTTAATCTTGATATATGTCCATTAAAACCCGTCCGTATATCCTCCACAACGTCTTCAGATAAATAATAATAATCATTCTCTGACTCGAACACCCTTTCTGTCAAACCTTCGTTTTTATAGGTTAATTTCAAGATTGTTTCATCATAAAATTTATCGTTAGCATACTTCTCCAAAGTATAGCCCACAACCTCATTTCTTTGCTTATGGTAAGTAAGTAACACCCTTTCATTTCTAACTATCTGTTTTTGAATATCTTCTTTTTGCGATTTATATAATAACTTTTCTTTTGTTTTATATAAGTTTTTAACAGTCTTTTTTAAGAAATCTATGGTAACTTCGTTTTGTGACGACCACCACCCTTCAGCAATAGCTCTTTCCAACTTCTCTGCTTCTGTCTCTAAGCCGCGATTTTTTGCATCTTTATAGATTACATCATACCTATCATATATACTAAAGTGCTCGGCTTGACTTGGGTGTTTAAAGAAATAGTCTACACCATTTATCGTTTTCTTGGAAAACCCACAGGCTATTTCATTATAAATCCTGCCGTACTCTGTAGATTTATCCACATCGCTTAAGAGTTACCTTCAGGGGTGGTATTTTCCAACTCCTTAGTTTCGGTTTTATCTGGCTGTTTATTAGCGGCCTCATCTAGTTCCTTGAAGTCTTCTTCGGTTTCTGCGCGACCTAGGAACCATAAAGTAATTAGGTAAGAAACACGTCTAATTGATGATTGTAATGCCTCGTCGTCGGACTCTTCAATCTCATCATATCTATCAAGATTTTCATCTAACGTATTCTTGTCAAAGAATTTAGCAAAATCAGTGCCCTTTTCTTGATAAAGTAGATTTGTAATCCACCATAGGATAGTGCGATTTCTAGCCTTTGCTTCGGCAGTGTTTTCAAAAATATTAATCTGCGCACTTTCAAAAGATTGAATTTGCCTTCTAACCTCATCTAATTCTGTTGTTAGTTTATTTAATAATTGCTTGTCTTCTTCCGTACGAACACCATCGGTCTTAATCAAAAGAGACTGAATGTCAAAAGTCTTATCACGAAATGCGGTTAATAGTTCTCCATATACTTCCCTATCTTGCTCGCTTATGCTTCCACCACCATTTGACAAAATTGTATTCCAAGCGGCCTTTGGTAAAACGCCAGCTTTTGCAAACCTAGAAACTTCACTAGCAAAAAATAATTCGCCATCCTCACGCAGTCTCCTATTTGGTTTAAGCAGAGCAAAATTTAAAACTTCCTTATTAGAGGTTCCGTCCGAGTTTTTTACTTCTTTTTCAGTACTAAATTTATAATACCATTTCTTGTTATTTTGTTGCATATAATATACTATTTCTGTTTAAACGTGAAATCAAAATTATCTAACTGTTCTTCCATATTACGAATGCAGTTATTTCCATAATCTAATATACGCTTTCTGGTATATTGAAAATCTTCTTCGCTTATCTTATCTTTATTTTTCAAATCTTCTATTGTGTATAGAAGTGACAAGTATAGCTTTTTCACCTCACGTGAGGTCGCGCCAATGACAAAATTATTAATATCAAAACTCATCCTTTTACCTTTGTATACCTTATTATACCAAATATAATTACACCTATAAAAAAATAATGGGCACCTTTTACGGTGCCCACTATAATTATAGTTTAATTTTTATTAATTAAATGTAACTTCCAGAGATGAAAACGCCTCTATCTAAATCCTGAGGTCCGCCAATTTGTACCTGATATTCTGCAGTAAATGTGGCATTATCACCAATCGCGGTAGAGATCGATTGTGAATTTACTTTAGCACCCTTTAGCGTATAGGCTAATGCAGGTGTTCCTAGTGCTCCACATGCTGGCTTTCTCATGATAACAGATAAGTCATAAGTTCCAGTCTGACAGATCATATCTGCTAAATTACCATCTTGTAAATCCCCAAGAATTGCGTCTACAGAAAGAGTCGCCTCTACAGGGAAATCAATTTCACGAGAGAAGGCAAATCTATTACCAAGTCTTTGTAGCGGGGTTCTGCCTAGATCAAAACTTAATGTAAAACTCTGAATCTTTAAATCATTCATATTAACCCCAGTTAAACCATCAATATTTAAAGTAATATCTCCGGGCTGTAGGGCTGTTACTTGTGAAGCATTGTCATTAGTGCTTGCAACTGGCAACTTGAAAAACGATCCTGTAACTGGCTGACCATTAGCTGCATTAATAGCTGGGATTACAGTTGATGCAGTAATATCTGAATAAACTCTAATATTTAGGGCCTCTAAGTCAACACTTGTAGTTGGGATATCACCCACGGCACCTTCTATCGAATAGGAGGTAATGAAAGCATTTCCAACACCTATAACTCCACTGCGTGTTCCAGCATACCCAACGGCATCATTTCCTTCGTCAGCAATCAAGAGGAAGTAATTCTTTTCGTCACTTGTCTTGTTCAAGATACCCGATAAGCAAGAAACTGCTGCCTGCGAACCAGTTGTTACAGTTAATCCAAGATATTTTTCATTACTGCCATCTGTAGGATAGTAACTGAAACTAGAACTTACGGTTGGTGCTTCAACTTCAACACGGTCTATAGCGGCAAGATTTCCATATTGGTTAACATCAGTGAAGTTTCTTGAAAAGTCTTCATCAAAAGATTGAACACGAGTTAGTTGCTTGATAGCACCAACTCCAGTATGTTGACCTGTAGCGCTACCAGTAACTTGCCCCGCAAAGAGTGATAACACATTATATATTGTACGATTTCTTGGCATAAAGTTTTAAAAGGTTACTATTAATTACATTCATCTACCTAAAATAGACACTATAGAATTAATTAAATCTTGGGGTTCTTACGTCAGATAGCTCGAAGTCAACGATTGCCGCCACTAACTTGCTATTCATTTTTTTATTTTCTGTTTCAGACAATCTAGAAACAGTCACCCTATCTACGTAAACCCAATCATTTTGTCCAGTACATAAATCAAAATAATTATAACTAGATAATCCAGATTTTAAATCTCCATATATATTATATGGTAATTTTTGCGGTGATACTAGTGGGAATGTTTTTCTAGCACTATCCGCCATAATAGAAATTGCACCATCTAGCGAATATATGTTCTCCGCCAAAATAACACATCTCATAGAACTCATCGTATTATCCTGCCCACCAAAAGCAAATGGTTTATTTTGAATACTTGTATTCTTAAAGAATATACAGGGATATGGATCATCATTCCAAGCTAATGCGCCAGTAACTCTAGTTACTTTCGGCATTGGGTCATATCTTTTCTCAAATAGTAAGTTTTCTTCTTTTTCATCTGTATAGTACAGATTGAATTCCTTAAAAGAATAGGCAATAGATAAGTTTTGTAAATTTTGAGATACCGTATTATTAAATAACACTCTTCCTCTATTAAAATCTAAAGCAGTTCCACTTACCCCTCTAGGAATAAAACTGCCACTTGAAAAAACGCCACTAGGAACCAAGGCGTTCTGTACACTAGTGTCTAAAACCCACTGCTTAAAAGGCGAGCCATAAATTGTATTTTGTGAAAAAGTTGGGTCTTGAGATAAATATAACTTACCACTAAAATTCTGAAAGGCCTCTCCATTATAAAGCATTTCATGGTCTAACCATAAATAAAAACTAGATGTTAAACTATTTAAATAAGTAGGTTTCATTTTAGTCTTTTTACGAAGTTTTCAAGCATACTAGAAAAGTATGGCACGGGCTTAAAACCCGTACTTCTTACACTTTTTTCGGATTGTACTCCAGAGCCAGATCTTGATTTATTATATTTACCATAAAGATACTGACCCAAGCCAGATATCGATCTCTCTACATCATACAACCAACTCCTACCAGTCTCCCAAGGCATTTTAGTAACCGCTTCAAACTCTGACTTTGCAGGTATATTAACGGTAAAAGTAAACACTCCATCATCGCTTGTCTTTGATAATTTACCTAATGTTATTTTACTGATTAAATCACTAACTGGTTTTATTGGATTTGATCCCCTATTAAAACCTATAAATGAAAATAAATTTCCTATCCCACCCAAAGTACCCGAAGAATTTAAAGTATCTGGCCCAGCCTGAATTTCCTTAGTAACTGGATGATCATTAAACTCTTTTTGTAAATTGTTTTTATTTACCACAAGAATTTTCTCTGCTTGTGTTTGTATATATGCCTGAAGCTCCTTATCGGAAAAAATTTCCCTATTAAGTTGCTTGAGATTTATCGTACCCTTTGCCATTATAGCGACTCCTCTAAATATAAAGTATAGAAATCACCAGTGAATAGACCATGTGATTTACCTATTTTATTTGCACTAACTAAACTAAATGCCCTTCCATCTATTTCTATTTTTTCCGAACCACTTATATAGGCAACAGCATCGGCCTGAACTTTGATTCTACAAGTATTTCCAAGTATGTTTTCTCTTATATCTTTTTGGTCGTGTGTAATAGCTTGATCACTCCACTTTATGCGGGCATTAAAGACGCCACTTGATGGAACAAAAGACTGGTCAATATCTGGCTGTTCTTGATATAAAAAATTATAGTTTTGAGTTGTGGATATAATTGTCCTATTTGGTATTTTCCATACTATAATAGGCCTAGAAAAAGTATCATGTATATTAACAAATACTTGACTATATGCATTTTTTTCGCCCAGTGTTAATAAATCCATACTAATATAATTCCCTATAATAATTTCTATTATATTCTACAATAACATAATTATTTAAAGCCACTGTATCATCTCCAACCACCTGATTTGGGGTAGCTTCATACTTTAGATACATTTTTACAGATTTATCTAAATTCTGCTTGGTGTCGGACGCAATACCCCTGAGGGTTTTACTTACTTCATTTTTATTTACGCGACTTATTCTACTATCTCCCTCAGCAAGCGATGTCCAGTCTCCAGCCGCTGTGCTAGCGCTAATTGCCGTGTCTCTAGCTAGTTGTGAATAATAATTATATTCAAATACTAAAGAATAAATTGCTAACTCATTATTGCCCGGCTGTGGGGTTATTGCATATCCAGTTACCCCAGTTATATATTCTGAAATATAATTTGTCCCAATTAGGTTATTTAGTTTACCTAAATTTGAATTATCCAACACCCATCCACTTACTCTACTTAAAGAATAAGCGGTAGGTTCCCCAATCTGCCCATAAATACTATTTACAAAGTTGTCTAAATAATTATTGCTCACATACTATTTTACACATAATATCGTTGCAATCACGCACCTTCTCTAAGTATCTTTTGCGCTCTTTGGTTAATATCGTTAATTGTCTTAGATAGCCCACCAACATCGTGTGGAGTCATACGAGTATTCCAGCGTTCAAATTCCGTACATAGCCTTGAAATCAAAACCCTGCGATCTTCTATTGGAACTAATCCAATTTTATAGGCATGGGTCTGCAGGTCTGTTTGATTCATTTCGGAAATCTGATTTTTATAATCTTCTATATTTGTAACTGAATACAAGGACAAGCACTCACCCATAATCGAATCTAAAGAACCAGCAATCTGAACTTGTGGTTTTTCATCGCACTTTCCATCTAGTTGTGCCTGTTTATCTAGTTTTACGGAACTCTTTTTAGTTTTGCTCATATATATTATTAACTGATTAATATTAATTATCAATTTTAATTACAAAAGAAAAAGCCGCCATTTCTGGCGGCTTTTCTTTGATAGTTGTTTAAGTCTTATTAGACGATTAAACCGCAAACTGCACGAGCGTCAGTTACTACACGGCCCTCTTCAACATAACTGTAGAAGCCAACCTTCTGACTGCGAGCTAGGAACTGGTCATCAGGAAGAACCTTAACCTGTCCACGTGTCTCACTCTGGATGGAAACTGGGCGTAAGAAAGCGTTACGTGTGGAATCCACACCAACGATTACCTGACTTGTGGATCCATTGAAAGTACTTCCACCGTAGGAAGTTCCACCAGCGAAGGCGGCGAATAGATCGTTGTACTTACGTCCAACACCTAGTTCTAGTAACTCATGGATTGTAACACCAAAGATCTCACTTGTTCCAGCACTGCGATAGATTTCCTCACGGATACTATCAGGTAGTGCAATGGCTGTGTTACTCTGTGTGGATCCAGTGGAACCAGTACGAGTATTCATTGGCTGATAAGCAAACCCACGGATCTGCTCCTTGACCTCTGGACTTACGAATAAGTCTGTTAGACCACGGCTCTGTAGTGCGGAAGGTGTTCCACCAGTGTAGGCGGCATTCAATCTACGAACTAGTGTCCATAGCTTGTTCATGTCGTCTAGCTGATATGTACCAGCTGTTCCAGAGCGGATGATGTGCTTCTGGGACTGAGTAGAAGCCTCGGCAAGAGCCTTTAGGACAACTGCCCACGCATTACGCTCCTGCTTAACAAGAAGCTCGTTGGCCATACGCTCTAATCCAGCTGCAACAACGTCTAAACGTGCTCTGCGGACATAACGCTTCTCCATGGAGATTGCGCTATCTAAGCGATATGTACTAACCTTCATCTCCTGAGTGCCCTGTACGAAGTTAGTTGGTAGACCACCACCTACTGTCTGACTCCAGACACTAATGGTTCCTTCCTGTGCTCCATAGTATAGATCTAGAGGGATTGATGGAGAATCATCTTCATCAAACTCAATATCACGATAAATAGCGCTAGCAGTACCAGTCTGTAGTAGCACTTGCTGAACTACCTGACTAATGAAAGCTGCGAAAGCTTCCTGAGCCTCTAGGGCTGTTGATTTATTGTCCGAGGCAAGAGCCTTGATTAGCTCAACCTGTTCTGGATTTTTTTCGAATTGGATTTTCATATTTTTAAATTTTTAGATATTATAGCTCGATTTTTAGAAGAGCGAAACCTTCATCATTCTTAGGGCCAAGGAACTTACCTACAGTTGCATTACCATAAGTAACAACCTTGATATCGCCATTTCCGGAATCGGAAACTGCTGCTCCACTGCCGAAAGCTGGTGTTCCAACGATAGGGCCAACTAGTACAACACCCTTTGTTAGAATTGGGGCTGCCTGTCCACTAATAATTACGTCCATTTCAGCGGCCTTACGGGGCTTAAATAGAAGTGCTTCGCCATTTTCATCAACGCTACGAACGTCCTTTAGAAGAAGACCAACAATCTGGCCCTTTGCTGCGCCAGATGGTGCTGGAGAAACTGTCCAAGGAACTCCTAGGTGGGATGAAACGCTATTTCCAAATACGGAAATGTTATCAACTAAAGTTGAATCTTTGAGGTTAATACCCTGCCCGTTGGCTACGACGACAGTGCCCTTATCGACACTTGCGCCAGAGACAGCGAATAGGTTAATAACATCGTGTTCACTATAATCACGGAATGGTTTTAAGTTACTCATATGTTTTTGTTTAAATTTTTGTTAGATATAATTATCTATTGATCTTTACACTATTTTTATTGAAAGCGGCACTTATTTTTTCAACTAAGCTAATTTCTTGTGTGCTAGATGTGTTTGGGATGATTTGTTTCTCTTCTTTTACCGAAGAAACAATCTCTTCAACAGACTTCTCTTCTGATGGAGACTCTTCGGTTTCTACAACAACAGCTTCTTCAGCGACCTCTTTGGCAGGAGCTTCAACAGCAGCTTCTTCCTCAACGGTACTAGCAACTACTTCTACTGTTTTATTTGTTTTTTTCTTAGCGGAAGCAATTGTGCTGAATTTATTGTACCACTTCTCGAAAGCCTCGTCATTCTCGATAGCATGTAAATCTTCTGCAATAATTTCACGATCCTCGTTGGATAGATTAAACTCTTCATCAACAAGCGACATACGACGCTGGAAAGTTGCTTCAATTTCCTGAGCCTTGATAGCGTCCTGAATGGAATTGAATTCTTCTTTAAGCTTTTCGCTCTCAGTCTTCATCGCTTCTAGCTCGCCCTTAAGCATGTTAACTTTTTCTTCGGCATTAACTAGTGCGTTATCTTTTTCTTCTACTTTGGATTGCCAATCTCTTGAAAGGTCAGCAATACTATTAGAAATAAATTCACGAACTGCGCTTGCAGAAACTTCCTTAATGGAATCTTCTGTGATGTCTTCAATCTTATTAATTTGCATAGTACTTTTTACATCATAATTATCACAAGGGACACTTTTTTTATTAATTTCATTCTCTTGATTTTCATTTTTATTATTAGCGTCTTCTTGTACTATCTCAATTTCTTGCTTATCATAGGAAATAACTACACCCTTAACTTCCGCTGCCGGGTTGTTAGTGAAGCCTATTCCTAATGGCAATACTGTTCCTTGCAGATTCAGTAAAAGTAAATTACCGTCCTCATCTGAACCCTTTCCGCCAAAGACTCTTAATGAATCTTTTAATTTTAAAATTTCTTCCTCATCGTCTATTATATAGGCTTCAGCTAAATTCTTGCTTCCTTTAGCTATATTAAACTCGTTAAAACCAAGTTCCCAACTCGCACTAACCGATAGATAGTCTGTAGAGCTTGGATCACTGCTCTTAACAAGTTCTTCCGCAAACTCTGGATTAACAATTTTCCATACATAGCCAGAAAGAACTACGTTGAAAGGCTCGTTACTTGCAGATACCTGTTCAAGAGTTAATGGATTGCTAGTACCAAATTCACTAAAACCATAACCAGTACAAAAACCTACAACAGTTTTTCTATTATGCTCAATATTAAAAGGCTTATTAACAAAATTTTCAACCATAGCTAGTGCTACTTCTGTACTAATGATATGACCATTTTTGTTACCACGATTTACAACAAATGCGTCAAAAGCTACGCCCATTAAGTCTTTATTTATATCCAAATCAACTTTTTGTGGCAGATATGATTTTAATTGATCAATAGATGCTACAGCTAAATACTTATCTTCCTCAAATGGAACCATTGCCTGTACTATAATGCCATCAAACTTTACTTGGTATTTAAATTTATCCATGTTAAAATTTACACTGTCTGCCTGAATATGCGCAATATTTTTTAATTTACGATTTACTAATAATTCATTATTTGCATTATTTGCAAATTCAAATGCACATAAATTAGTTTTACTACCGGGTCTGTATTCTAGATCAGAATAATCAAAACCTGTTTGCGCTTTTTCTTCTATTATCATATATTTATATTATAAATTTTTACAAATAAAAACAAATTAATTTATACAGGAAAGGATTAAACTTGACTCTGCATCGCGTCTTTCCAATAGGCCATCTAGCCCCTTGTCCCTCCATATACGTTTCATTTTTTGAAACTCAAGGGCAATGCTTCTATAATCCTTTTTCGGCACAAGGGTTTTTATTTCCCTCATTTCCCTACGACTATCACCAGTTAAGCTAGACCCACGGTTAAAAACTAATGAGACAATTGCACCATACGCATTATCACATAGCTTATCTAGTTCTGGGAAAGCCCTTTCGGCAAGCTTGGCAAACTTAGGCCAAATAAGATCATTAAAAATATCTATAGCTTGATCCCAAGTTATAATTATACCACTATTTTTATATTGATTTGTATACTCCTTACCGGCTAGCCCCTTTTTGCCAGACGCGCCTTTAACAATGTCTAATTGCTTTTTAGGTAAAAAATTAAATATCTTTTCTAGTTCTGCAGGAGTATAGTAACCACAATCCACTCCTATACCGAGCGTCATACCACTTGCGCCACCGGGCCACGTTGGCTTGGCTAAAAACCTATCGTAATACGACTTACCACCCCCTACTTCGTACTTCAATATTAAATCTAGTGCTTTTGGTGAAGGTTTTTTCATATTAATATCTCAGAAATATCGTAATCATCTTCTTTTGTATTATGCGTAAGAATAACTTCTTTCTTTTCAACTGCAATCTCTCCCCTAACCTCTGCATTAGAAGCACTGTTATATTTTAAATCAACAACAGCCTCAACACCAAGGTACGAAGCGATGATAATTGCAAATATTTCTATAGTTTTAGAAAATAAGGTAACAAAGGCCGCCACATGTTCAGGCATTCTTATCGCAAAAAGTATTGCAACACTAGAATAATATAAGGCAGCCAACATTAATATTGAGGTAAATATAACAAAGAATTTTTTTGAAGAAAGGTGGTTAGTCTCTTCCATTTTTTGTTTTAAATAATCAGGAGTATTCGGGGGCGCCTTACCATTTTGTAGAAAAGCACTAGCTGACCTTGCAATATCCGTAATATTTTCAAATAAGCGCATATTAAAATAATCTAAATCCGCTATTCATTCTAATATAGATATATCCACCAATTACTGCGATAAGAACTGCAATAATAATATTTCTCCAAAGTATAGCTAAGTCTTTCTCTAGCAGTTTCTTTTGCATAACATTAAGATCCCTTACCATCTTATTTTGCATTTCCTGTTGCTTTGTACGTTCAGCATCAAACTCACTTCTAGCCCTTGTTAAAATTTCATTATCTTTCTTTAATTGAACAGCAATATCTTTATCCTTTAATAAGTTATCATAGTCCGTGGAGTTAACTACCACTACTTTATCACTTTTATACTGCTCTGGAACAATTACAATTCTCTGTTTTGAATCATTTACCTGTATAGGATTTTGATAAATAGCACTAATTCCAATTCTTTTTTTAGGTGGATTAATTAACTTTACAGTTTCGTTAATATAACTTTCAGCTAAATCAATTCTAGCCAAATCAATAGAATCTTTGGTAGCATAAACAGATTGGCTTACTGCCTCTGTTTGCTTTTCGGTATAAACTGTACAACCACTTAGTACAAATATACTTAATATAATTAATATATTAAATGCTATTCTCATATTATGATTTACACATAATATTAATAACTTTAACTATTCTATTTCGCTGTGTAGTAAAAGTATAGCTGTTTTACGATCAACCGAATGTTTTTGAGATATCTCATCAACCTTAGTCATATTATCCGTAACCTTGACTGGATTATTGATATAAGACGCGATACTCTCATTCCATTTATCTGGAGTTTCATTTGTTGCAATGGTCTCAGCAACTTCTTTAATTATATTTTTTTGCTCTTTAGATAACTTATTTTTCTTATAAGACTTCTTGAGGGAGTCTTCGATACTGGAAATAAGTGAATCAAATTTAACTAGATTCTCTGCTAATTTTTTTGCACTTAATTTTGACTGCTGTTTTTCTTCACTGCTTCCGCCAATTTTACCTATTCTGTTTGTAATTTTAGGCGTACCTGTACCCGCTGGTCTACCGGGCATATTATTGGCTACTTTAGATTTTTTTTCTTCTGGCTTGCCACTTGAGCCAGTCTGTTGCACCTTATTTAGTAGTGGCTGATACAAGCCCTGATCTTGAAGTTCTACAAATTTTTTCTGAGACTCAATGCTCTCTTCGGGTAACGGAAGCCTACCAGTTTCAATTGCAGTCATTCCTTCCTCTGGAGTTAATGCCCCCAACTCAACAAGTCTTGTATATATACGAGTAAGATTTGCGTCATCTCTAAAATCCGAATCTGTAAATCTAGCAGTAGGTATAGATTTAAATCCTAATTTTTTACCAATATCTTTCATTTCTGGTACAAGAAATTGATTTAAAAACGCCTCTCTAGCATGTTTTAATCTAGACAAAAATACTTCTACCTTTGTGCTAGTATTCGAATATTTTTCATCACCAACTAGTACGTTATTTAGTCCGTATCTAATATCTCTATCAACAACTTCATATTTTTTAGGATCTAGTATTTGACCAATTTCTGGTATGACAAATTTTATATTAGTAGTATAATCAGTTACTAAAATACGACCCACACTTTCATTTTCGAAAATTTTTCTTAAATTTACTATCTGCTCTTTACTTGGCATTCCAACCTCGTCGTTACCCATTGTAACCAATAAGATGGCCTGTTGTACGGTTCGACTAATTGCCATGTCAATATTTTTTAATTCCTGTTTCCAGTTGATGTCTTCAAGAACGGGGAAACCCATTGGTACACTAAATGGCTCGTAGTCTTGTTTTTTATAAAAAACCGCCTTCACGCGACTAGGGTCTAAATTAAACATTAGAAACTGATTTCCCTGATTCATTTTTCCACCCTGACGTATTTCTCCGAATTCTTTTATTTTTTGAGCTAATTCCTTATCCTCATCCGTTTGTGGATTAGTCATTACCTGTATTTCAAAATCATTTAATACTTTTACGTAACGCGGACTCACAAAAGATGCCGAACCAATAGATTGAATATCAGCTGGGTTTAATACTATATATCTTATAGGAATATCCTGATTTTGGGCAGCTAGAATTTCGCTGATCTGCATCATATCATCTTTACTGAACTCTGCATTTAATTTATATAAAAATACGTTTCCACTACGGAAAAACTCCCTGAAAAACATATCTTGTAATTTCCATAGGTTAACTCTTTCACCCCAAGCTTTAAAAAACTTGAGTGATTGCGAGTTTCCACCAGTAAAATATATTGACGAACATGTAAAATCCGTCATTAAGTCAATTGTATTTCTAAAAATTGAAAAATTATAATAAGCCTTTTGGCAAAGAATGATAGCATCACGAATACTTACTGTAGAAGTGTACTTGCCGAGACCGCCACCATAAGCGAATGGTATAACACCACCTTCTATATTTGCATACTTATCAGTACGGGCAATAGTAGATGCCGCGTTTCTACGAACGGCGGAACCCACTTCACCACGAGAAGAGGCCGCGATTTCTATATTTTTTTTCTTACCATTGCTAGAACCCTCGATTATCTGTGGTTCTGGAAAAGATAAATTTTTCGCCTTATTGCTCATATTTTATTATAAAGATTAATTACACCAAAATCTGTTTTAAATCAGCACGGCTACAAATTCAGTGTTCTTTTTCTTATTATTTTCTGCAGATATCATATCAAAATAACATTTTACAGCCCAATTACCTAACATTAGTGTGGTATAATTATCCTTTCTAGCGCGATTAACGCTAGTTGACTTTCTTAAGTGCGAAGGTAGGTCAAAGCTTTGTGTTCCCCTAGAAGTGGTCGTAACTTCAACATTGGCACACTGGTCTTTTGTATCCTTAACAATAAAGTCTTGCTGTTCTATAAATTCTCTAACTGTTAATTTTTTTGTTTCATATTCATTATCAGCACGGTCTCCAATACCCCTTGGATAAACATAATCCATTGGCAAATTCATAGTAAACATATTTTCTAGAATTTCAGGGTGATTACTAGCTCTAGATGCAAACCATATTTTTTTATGATCAATACAAGTCTGCAAATAAGAGTTGGCTCTACCTAAAAACGCTGATGTGAAATACTGCTTTACGCAAATCGCTCCAATATCTTTATTATATTGCCTAGCTGCCTCTTTTAACATTTTACTATAATCTTCATTTTCCGCATCGGAATCAAAATCTATAAACTTAATAGACCTGTTCATGTCTTTAAAATATTGAGAATTATTTACAGCATCAATAAAGGTATCTGCACCAGCATGGTCAATAATCATGAATGTTATATTAAAATTCTTAAATATATAATATAAATACTTAATATGATCCTGTAAAGAACTGCCAGCCGCTTGATACCCATGAACAAGTATTCCCTGTTTCTTTTCCTCGTCTAGCTCAATAACGCTCATTGCAAAATAGTCAGAGCTTCTAGAAGAAGAGAAGTTAGGATCTATAGCAAGTATATACTTTTTATCAGCATCTCCAATAATTTTTGTAGTTGGATATTCTCCATCTGGTATTGTACAAACATGCATTTTCTTTGGCGAAAAATAACTATCACCACCATCAATAAATCTTGCACAATATTCTCGAAGGAATGAGTTGTGTGAACTGCCTCCATTTTTGGCTAATTGAATTGCAGCCTGATCTACCATGTGATTAGGTAATGCCTCATAACCTAACTGTGATATAAAGTACGTACCGGGTAATTCCCCTTCTTTTGCCTCTTGCTCTTCTGGATTTTCAATTAAATTCGCCCATTGCTCGTGTACCCTAAACAAATGCTCGAAAGTATAGCTAGCAGAACTAAGTGCTAGCATTTGAGAAGTGTTTTCAAAAATTTGTTTATTATCTGGATGCAATAAACCCTTTTTAATAAGTTCTTCTTCTAACTTTCTAGTTCTAATTCTATCACTAACATCTCTTGGTGAACTCAAGAACGGCATTAGCACGTTATCAATAATATCTGGAGGCAACAATAGAAACTCGTCAAGAATAAGAACGTTTGCACGAATACCGCGAATCTTTTCGCCAGTAAGTGGAATAGCAGTAATGCTACCACCGTTGATTAGCCATTCGTATTGATCATTACGTTTCATTTTGTCACCAAAACATTGTCTTGCCAACGATGCCTCTGGACTTGCTAAAAATTTCTCAATTTCATTAAACAGTCTTCGACTTGTACGAAAGTTGATTGACGCGATTAATATTTTAGTACCGGGCTCGAAAATGCATTTTAGTACGCAGTAAACAGCTGCACTAAAACTTTTTGCGCAACCACGACCCCAAACCAACATGCAATAATTACGATTAAAAAATGATTTTATCGTTAATTCCTGATAGGACTCTAAAGTAATGCCAAGTGCTAACTCAGTGGTAAAGCCCAAGTTATGGCGCATGAATTTAGCCAGTGACCGTCTAGCGTCTTCATCACTAAGCTCACCAGTAAGTTTTAATAACTCCTCGTTAACGTTAGTGGGATTTTTACTGCGTTGACTTCCTACTATTAAGCTCATAGCTTTACCTCGTTATCAAATAGATATTGTAAATCAGTAGTTTTAGCTTTTTCTTTCATATCTAAAATGTATAATACTTTTTTTGTTAAATCTGCCCTGCCATCACAAAAGACAAACTGAACATTATCAAATTGTCTACATATTTTTCTCATATGGTGCATTATATAGTCACCACTGCACATTCCGAAAGTTCTTTTGCAATAAAGCGCAGTATTTAGAGGTGATTCAATTAAAACTACTATATAAATCCCAAGTTTTTTAGCTCTTTCTATTTCCCTAACAAACCTATCAAACCCACCACTTAATGTAGAGAAGAAGTCACTTATACTTTTTCTCTCTATAACTAAACTATCATCTTTATATACAGCGTAATCCCCACATTCTAATTTAGAAGAAATTATTTTTAAATCATTAAACTGTAAGGGTTTTTGCTCTCTAGTATCTACAACAATTTGATCTAATGATATGTTATTTAAGTCTTTTATAGTATGTTTTTCTTTATAATTAAAATTACATTTTAATTTCAATGAACTAGCAATCTCACAAAAAGATTTTCCACAAAACTCATGAAATGTTTCAATAGATGGCAAACAAGCTATTGTTTTTATTTGCGACTGACTTGGAATACAGTCTAATCCCTTAACTAAACAATAATCGGTAAGTTTAGATATTAAATAATTGCACGAAGATTCTGAATCAGACTCTTTTAGCCATTTTTTTAAATTTCTTTTATTGATAAAATCATTTAAATAGTATTGTTCAAAAGATTTATATTCTATTTTTTGCGCATCAAGGAAATCTGATTTTGGGTAGTACTGTGTAAAGTATTTTTTTGCAGTAATTTTGTGTATTTTTACGTGCTTTACAATTTCATCCCCATTTTCAAAATTCTTATTGCAAATTTTGCACTGTAAGTATATAGAATATTTATTCATAATTGTTATCCATTAACCATGTCATTTATATCTATTCCACGAATAACCGCCTTTAATTCGTCCATGGAAGATAATCTCGCAGCCTCCTGCTTTAAGTTTTCTTTTTGGGCTTCAGCTAGTAATATGATACCCTTTCTTCTTTCCTCATCTTTCCATGCTTGTACTAAATTTAAAATACTGGCATTCTCATCTTTACGCTGCTGTAGGCGTTTAGACCTATCATCAACAAGGGATTTATACAATTTTTGCTGTCGAGATCTACATTGGTTATATTCTGTATGTAGATTATTTATAGCGTCATTAAGTTGCATTTTAATATTTCTACCCTCGCCATCTCCACTACTATTTCTTAACATCTCTCTCAATTCTTCTACTTGCTGTAAAACACTTGCGGCAGTAACTACTTCAGTACATAGAACAATAAACTGATCCAACTCTTCCTGACTAAGCGCTTCCTTGTCATACGTATATCTTATGAAAGCATCTTCAAATAACTGCCGATCTCCAGAAGTTTTATATGTATTTATCTGATAACAAAAACTAAAAGTATTTAAATATCTTTGCAGTACATCAATTTGTTTTAACTGCGACGCTTTTAAAACGTCGAGTGACCAACCTAAATTTAAATATTTATTTATTCTAAACAGAACCTGATCTTGCCTTCTGGGTGGGAAGTAAGCGCCCACTGGGGTTTCCGCATCCCTATCGGGGTTATAATTAATAGTTTCCAGATGTTCTGGATCTTGCTTTTGCAAAGACTGTATGTAAGCATTCACCTCCCTACATTCAAGAGTTACATGTGTTAACCTGTCATTAGTAAATAGTGTTTTTGCTAATTCAACATAATGCTGATCTTTATAATTATTTTTAATAAATTCCTTTTGCTCGTCCGTTAATTCAACCCTCTCTCTTTGGGTAACTGACTTGTTTTTATAAGTAATTTTATTATCAAGTAAAAATTTCTTTACATTCCGCCCTTCCTTACTTCTACTATCAATAGAATCGTCCTGATATGCATACGCAGTTAACTCAGTAATTGTTGCATCTGGGTTTTTGGCCACCAATTCTCTTATCCTCTGTTTTTGCTCTGGCAGTAAATCTGCATCAGTTATCTCTTCGCTCATAGTATTTCCTTTGCAAGTTCTCTAGCTTTTTGTAAAACTTTAGATTTAATTTTACTTATTTGTCTATAAGCTGGCCTGCCATCTTTATAACTTAATTTATATCCCATTTTTTTTGCTATAGCGGCCTCCTCTAAGTGCTGTAAAAACATTAAATCATATAATTTCCATTCAATATTCGACAAGTTTTTTTTCATTATATCGTTAAATGATGGAATCATTCCTTCGATATCCATATAAGATTCCTTGCTTTCTATAAGAGACTCTAAATTTGTTTCTGGATTTTGTGTGTTTGGAGTATGTATGCTTACTGGAAATTTTATATCATAAGCATTCTTTTTTGTTTTTTCCCATTTAGAATAAGATTTACAAGAATTGTTCTGTGTCCCGTATACCGAGCAATTATGGTCTCCGGTATTGTATGGACATTTTAAACATGGTCGTGAAAAATTTGAATAATGATTTCTTAACATGTTCGTAATCTGATGGTTAATTACTTGATTTAACCAAGGTCTTAATGGCCTTACGTCATCCCATTTATCCCATTTATTATAAATATGAATCCTAAGCCTCTGTGATACATCTTGAAAATCCATCCAAGCAATAGCAGTTAAGTGCCAGCGATTTTTACGTTTACTAATTTCTTCATCAATAATATCAATACTATCTTCAAATGAAGGCTTTATTGTCATAATAAATTATTTTAAGCCTGTCCGTTATTACCACGAAGTGAACCCGCCTCTTTTTGAAAATCACTCAGAACATCATCAGCTGTCCTATTATGAATTGGGGCATTATCATTAAATGAGTCACTTGATGGTTTATAATTATTCACGTAACCATTTGTTAATAAATTCTCGAAAGAAACTCCCTCGGCCCTTCGTGCTTCAACTTTAAATTGTGGCTTTATGTATTTAAATTTACTAGTATCAAAATCTTCAGAATCTATATATTCAATATCATCACTAGCGAACTGTTGCTCACTTGAAGTATCTTCGGATAAAATATTTACCCTATATTGTGGCGGCATGATCTTTTCAAGAGTAGCATTTATACGAGCATTCTCTTCAGGACTTGGCGACTTTGCCTCTGCTGGCGCAACGTTATTTTGCGGAAAAAGTTTTTTTAAATTAGTGGGAACATTTGGTTTGGTCGCAAAGCTAACACCACATTCCGAACAAAATTTTGGCATGTTTAAATTATATATAGTGGGCTTACCACACGAGGAGCAGAAATATTTCATACACTTATTATCAAATAATTACACATAAAATTCTAAATTCTCTTTTGAATGCCCTTTTGTTAATATTCGCAGTGTAATATTATATTAATGCTTTCGTTAACTAGTTCGGATATTTTTAAAACAATACAAAACGATTTGGCTGAAAATGATGGTAAAATTTTTATACAAAAAGGCAAGTATTGCGCTGGTCATAGCAAGTGCGAAGGAATCTTTTACTTTAATAGTAAAGAACAACCTATAATAAAAGTAGCAACTGGCGGCAAAACACAAGAAGAATGGGTTGGCGTATTAATTCATGAGTACTGTCATTTTTTACAATGGCATGAGAATAGTAAAATTTGGGAAGAGTTTGATAACCAAGACTTTACGTTTGAAAATGTTATAAGTAATCCTAAAAAATTTAAGAAAGAGATTTTAATTTTATTGAAATTAGAATTAGACTGTGAAAAACGTGCGATTAAAATAATAAAAAATAATAAACTATTTTGTACTAAAGAGTATGCCAAATTTGCTAACGCGATTCTCTATAAATATGGTTATTTATATGTAAATAACATTTGGCCGAATTCTGGCGCCAAATATAGAGCAATAGCAGATCACTGCCCAAATGTTCTATTAAAATCGCATCTTAACTATATAGAAATACCTAATTCTATAAGTACACTATACTCAAGTTAACTTATCCGCCCCGTCTAAGGCTCTCAAAGCTTTCAATAACATACGAAAGAATTTCAGATCTTACAATATCTTCTTTTCCAAATTGGAAAGTATGTATACCATGTTGTTTTGATACATCATTATCAAACAGATTATAAACACGGTTAAAACCGCTGTTTTTAATATCTGATTGTTGATCATCACCAAGGATGTATAGATTTGAAAAATTAGCCATACGGCTCATTACGAGTAGGAAGTCTTCCACGCGGCAGTTCTGGGCTTCGTCCATAATAAATGCGGCGTTTGCAATATTTAAACCACGTAGGAACCCTAGTGGCAAACCTATAAAACGATTGTCATTAGTTAATGCCCTGACTTGTGGTTCTGGTAATAGCTCATTTAATTTGTCCATTAATGGCTGTATGTATGGACTCATTTTTTCATCTGTTGTTCCCTTTATATATCCGATACCATGAATTGAACTCTCGACAGGTACTCTGCTATAATAAATTTCTGATATCTTTTTTTCCTTTATCTTTTTCAGGGCCATGTATGTGGCAAGTAATGTTTTGGATGTTCCAGCGACACCCTTGATTATGATAACCCTTGTATTTTTATCATTTGCTAGTTCAAAAAACTGCTTTTGTTTATCAGTCCAAGGTAATTCTCTTAAACTTAAATCAATACTTACTTTTGTTCTTTTCTTGTCAACATAAGGAGAAGTATCTTTTTTGTTTTTATCTGTTTTATTTTTCATAAAAATTTTTGTAGGAACAAATTCTCGAACGTGAGAATTTATGGGGCGAAGTTTTGAAAAAGTGTCTGAAGACAGTTTTGGCCACTTGAAAATCTATTCCCGAACTATGGGAGGCCAATATATTCACTACTATATATATTACACTTTATGTAATGTAATTTTACCTAAATTATCTATTGTAATGTAAGAACATTCCGCATAGGTAAAACATCCGGTATTGGCATAGGTGATATCTTCAACATTTGTGTGTTCGTGCTGATGAACATGTGAACAAATAATTGAATTATAATTTTGATTTTTTGCCCACTTAATTGCATTTTGCCGCACTCTACTGGCGGCATGTATCCAATTCTTGCTACGCTTTTTGAAAAAACCCGGCACACGCTGTTCTTTTGGGTCTATTGCCTGTAACCAGTAATATATTCCGCCCGCTATATGTGTTAATATAGGATGATCTCCTATGAAACTATCAAATTGGTCGCCATGAGTTACAATAATTTTATTATTATTAACATTAATCCTAACTTCCCTTGAGTGCTCATATCCTATGAATTCAGACAGTATCTTTGAAACATCTTCATCATGATTACCGGCATTCCAGTAACACTTGCTATTTTTAGTTAGTTTTCGTAAACTCGATAACAGGTGCCAATCTTTTTTGCCTAATCTTTTTGTATGGTTTACATCTATTATATCACCATTTAGTATAATATTTTTAGCCGGAATATTTTTTATAACCCATTCAAACTTATCATGTTGACAAACCAAACTCGTAAGGTGTAAATCTGAAACAATTAAATACTCATATTCTTTCACACTATATATTACAAAGTTTTTTTGAACATTCCAACAAAAGTTTTGTCTCAATATTGTAACAAAAATTACAACAATATGAATATAACACTAGTACCTAAAAAAATAGTAAACATGCCCAATTATACAGTTGGAAATATCAACACGTCCTATGATCCATTTAATATACTTGACATATGGTCCAGTAAATGGTCGGGAATTTGGGACGACTTCGACGCGGTCACCAGCCCATCATTCAACTCTAAGCTGTTGAATAAGTGGAAGCAAGACGAGACCAATCAGGATAAATTCAAACTTGAAATTGAACTTCCAAGGTTTAAATCTGAGAATATTAATGTATCCATAGATAATGGCGTACTACATGTGTCCGCCGAACAGGATAGTTTAAAATTCTATTCTTCTGAAAGTTTTCCTGACTTTTTAGATGCGAAAACCATTGCGGCCAAACTTGACCACGGCGTTCTTTACGTATCCGCAAGTAAATTAGAAGCGGCGAAATTAAGAAAAATTAAAGTACAGGTTGGGTAAGTAATACTAAACCGAATCTTTGGTTGGCGAGTCAGGCTCTTGTTTGGCTCGCCAATTTTTTTTGTACTCACTAACCTTGTTTAAATTATTCTTTTGCCACTCTCTGACTTCGGCAATACGATCCTTTTTTATTATTTCGTACCTTTCGCGCTCTACCTTGCGGCAACAGGTTTTACACCAAGCGTGAAAACCATCCCTGCTCTTGCGGTTAATACTAAAACAAATTACGGGTATTTCCGTCCGACAAAGACCGCAGATTTTAGTGACTTCTGCTTGCATTCGGAAAGTTTTAATTTATATCCTCTTCAGTTGTGACTGGTTCGGTTGCGTCCTCTTCAGTTGTGACTGGTTCGGTAATATCCCATTGTATTGGAGGCGCGTCCTCTATCACTTGAGGAACAGGCACTTCCTCCATCACGGGAGGGCGAACCAAATTGTTGTCAATTATATATTGCTCACACTCCTCTAGCGTTCCGATGAAAAGACTCGCCTGTGTTGATGTATATAAAGATTCCACATTATAAGAAATAATATTTTTACTGTCATCAAAAAGTAGATGCCAAAGGTTTTTGTGGTCGTCTGTGCTAAATGACCATCCTTGTGAATTTTTTTCTATAATCATATTATTTTTAGTTAGTTAGTGTTAGTGTGGAACTGGCGCTATCATACGTGGCAGTTCTTCCGGCAGCTGAACCCTGTAGGGTTATTACGGAATAATTATTAACCGTAGGTCCGGCGAATAGTTGAAAAGACTCTCCACTTGCGGGGGAAGAACGAAAACCAACAATTAAACTCGTGCCTGCACTGAACACTCCAGAAGTTATTCTTGAAAATGGGTCACTAAATGGTATACGGTTTACTAGTGTACCGCCTGTTATGGTTGTGGATCCAGTATATATCGGACCAACATTTAAAGCAGGGACACCTGAAAGAACTAATGTATTAAATTGATTTGTTTTAATTAAATTAATATTACCAGAAATGCTCCCTATGTATGTTACTGTGGGAAATCCGGGATTGATTGTTAAATTAGCAACGGTTGAGGAGTTATTAAATATTCTAGTATTCGCCCCTCCGCCGACAATATTTTTTAAAATTTGACCGTTTCCATTTAAATCAATACTTTCCACGCCACCACCAAAAGTTATATTAACATCATTGATTGCAAATGGAACATCACATCTAACATCACTGTTAAAAAGTCTTAAGCTTACAAACCTATTCCCAGTAACAGCTATAATTGCTGGCTTTATATTTGTTAAAGTGAAATTATTACTTGAAACATTAAAAATTACAGGAGACCCACTGAAAATAACGGTTGAACCAGCAGCGACTTGTGATTGGAGTGTTACAAGAGCTGATGTCCAAGTTGGTGTTCCTGAAATACCACCATTAAATATTCCGGTAAGTCCAGTAACCATAAAATTAATTACAGCATTTTGATTAGGTGTAACTGGATTACCGCCACTAGTAAAAATAATTGGACTATTAAATGTTGTAGATTTGTATGTTCTGAATCCCACAGAGTTTGTGCCTGAAACATAAGACAAATAAATAGGATTATTAATAACAACAGTTGATGGTATGGCAGTTTGTTCTATTGTAAAAGCGGGAGCAAACTCAGGTGCAGGTGTTTGCAAATAAACATTCCCAGTTCCGAATGGGTTGTTATTAAAAACGCTCACAGTACCATTACGAATAAATGTATGTCCTGTATAAGAATTATTACCACTCAATGATAATACTCCTGTTCCAAATTTTGTGAAATTTCCAGAGCCGCCGATATTTCCACCAAGAACAATTGCACCACTATGACAATTTACACCCCTACGCGTTCCAGATAGTATAATATCATTACGAACTGTCTGGGTGCTTGTGGAATTATTTACGATTCCACTATAGGTTAGAATAAATCTATTACCACTAATATTAAAAGCTCCGGCACCCGAATTAAAGATCATTCCATTTAATTGCGTATCTACAGGTAAGTCGTTAAAGCCGCCCAATCTTGTTGTGCCGCGAAAATAAAGCGCGTCATACTCAAGGGGAGATACCGAATTTGCCCAATTTGCAGCGGTGCTAAAATTGTTATCGCCCCCCATACCAGTCCACGTCTGATCGGTTTCTCCATTGACATTATAACCAACATTAAAACCCAACTTATCTATTTCCGCCTGATATTTATTAACATTATTTACCCTAATGGTTCTATCCATTTTACCCATTTGTGCCCCGGTTAGATTAAAATTAACTATTTTATTAGTGGCCCCGGTGATAGAATTACGATTGGCATAAATACCAGTTGCCACATTCTCTAAATTCTCTTTTGTTAGGTAGTTGTTTTCAAAACGCAGCGTTTGTAAACGTGGGGCGCCAGATGTAGATATACCAGTGAGTACTGTTATGCCATTACCAGATGCGGTAATGCCGGTAAGGTTAGGAAATATTGATAAATCAACAGTACCGCCCAGTGGCGTACCACCAACGCCAGTTGGGGAAGTTAACTCCAACCCGAGTTCCCTGATAAATGTTCCACCTAAAATTCCAATTTGTTCTGGCATATTAATTTATATTACACTGTGAGGAAATACCTGACACCTTGTATTGTATTATACAAAATGTATTATATTATAAAAAATGTATTATACTATACATAATTAGTATGAAAAGTACATTAAATAAATTTAAACTAAATGATAATATTGAGTTTTTAGAGAAAAGTACTAGAAACTGGCGTTATGGCAAGATTGTCGAAATAATCAATGAGAATAAATACAAAATATATAGCGGAACGGATATTTTTTGGGCTAAACAAGTTAAAAGCGGCGAAAAGTTTCAGCTTGAGACATTCTAATGCTGTTTATATATAAATTAACGGGCTAACTATATCAAGGCCATTTTGTATTATTTCCCGTGCAATTGGCTCGTCACAGCTTGCAACAATAGTTCCACCAGTGCCAATAAACGACCCGCTGAGTCTAGGTACTACCGCACCAGTGCCTAATCTTAAATCCATAAAACGTGTTTGCGGCCCGGTCCATGGGACTTCCGTAGGGTTAACGCCAACACCGTTAATTTTACTATTCCAATTACCCAGCGTTCCCCACAATTGGTTGCCATTGGCATTTGTATAATATAGCGTGTTAATCGGTACTATTTGACCACTTATATATTCACGATTGTTCCATATGCCGTTACCATTTTCGTCAAGGGTGGTCGGCACTCCGCTTATATAATAAAATATGGCCAATGTTCTAGTAGAGTTATAAACAGAATTTCCGCCGGGATAAACACCACCTCCGCCATAGTATCTAGTTGTAAATGTTGTGGGCGTGGCTTGTGATATTTGTCCAGTTATAGTTCCCGGTCCAGTAAAAATAGAATAACTTGTTAACCTTATCCGGTCTCCGGTATTATAACCATGTCTAACGTCGGTATAGTTTTGGTCATTATATGTTGATGTACTGTCGCATCTTTTCCATATTAGATCTACATACAATGGACCACCCAAGGGTTCTTCAGGGTAAGGGCCATCTGTACCACTAAAAAGCTTAACCCTACCAACGTTATTATCTCCGAACCCCAAAACATTAGATCTTGGAGTGCCAGCAACTCCAGTATAACCTAGGCCTGATACCTGACTAACTTGCAGCGAGGGCCAATTAACCAGCCAAGGAATCGCGCCAGTTGTTGTTGAGGTTTGTAACAGCACATCCAAATCACCGTCACCACGATAAATACTCCAAAACTCCCAATACCCGCTAGTGTTAACTTCTATATTAAAACTAGTGGTAGCGCCGTTTCTCGATTCTACCCATGTATAAATAACCCTTCCAAATGGATAATCCCCTCGTGGTTCATTTAGGACTAAATCATATATATTATTATTTGCTATTATGCTGTTTACGCTTGCCATAGGTTTCTTGAATAGTATTACACATGAATATTACATATACCTTATAGTAAAAGTTTTATTAGGGTTACTGGGATTTATTAGGGTTAGATTAGGGTTAGGTTTAGGTTAGGTTGGGTTAGGTTTACTAATTAGTCGCGCGTAGCAGTGGCGAGCTGCGGAGATTTCTGAATAATGTAGTTTTATTATTAGTGGAGATTGAAATTTGACCCTACCGGCATCTTACCCGGTCTTACAACGTCAATTTTTCGGAAAAAGGGGGGGGTATGCCTATGTGTGCGTGTTGTCATACATACTCACACTCAAAATAAAACAAAAATAATTCTTGCATTCTTTGCATGAATGACCCTAGTATAGACGCATGAACAATAAGAACACGCAGACGCTCGACGAGAGGATCGCAGAGGCTAATCGTAAGGCCGCACAGATCGCCCTTGCCAACCTCAAGGCTGATCCCTTGAATCAGTAATAAAAAAAACTTTACAACACACCACAAAACAACCACACTAGAACAAATGAAACACCACATCAAAACGCTCCTAATCCTCATCGACTTTATCGCCTTTGGTCTTGTCGCGCTGTTTGCGGTCGGCTCGCTTGTCCTTGCAATGCAGGCTTTCTCACACTAATCTCTCTACCATGAAACGCATCGCTTTCCTTGTCTTACTTACCATAATCACCATGCTTCCCTTCGCTGGTATCCTTTACTACGCTGACCAACTCTGTAACCACTAATGGAACTTCTTTTGATTTCTTTTGTGATTGCTGTTGCAATCTATCACAACAACGCATAGAATAAACGCATGATCCTCGCCATCTACAAACTATCACAACAATTCTTCCATCGCTCTGCATACCATGGTCGCAGGGGAAACCCTGTCAGGATGTGGGTTAGCTACTATATCAGTCAGGCATTGCTTGAGACAAAGACATTCATCCAATCACGATGAACATTGTCACACAACTGCAATGCAAGAAGGCGTTTGCCGAATGGTGCGCCCTGCATCGCATACCCATTAAGAAGTATCCTGCTTACGGCTTGCGCCTGTATGGTATATGGGAACGCAAATGGAATAGAAGGTACAACACTGTATAACATGAAGAAGATCATAGTAGAATCAAGATGGAAGGGTGACACCAAGTGGAGCTATCGTGCCGAGCTAGTAGGTAGCACAGAGACCAAGGCCCTGCTACAATACTATAAGCTTGTCGCACAAGATGAGCGGCTCAGGTGCAAGAATGAATATAGGGTAAGGCTAGTGGAATAGCTAAAGCCCTGAGAATCAACGACTTACAACGCCGGGCCCCGCCGGGCATACGATGCAAGACAATTGTATGACAACATAATAAGCGAAGATGGTCGCGTGTGGCGCGGCTTTCTTCGCCGGTAGTGTCAAGCCTTTTCGCAAAAAAAAGTTTACAAAAAAGAAAAAAATATCTTCTAAAAAAGGCCGCCATGCCCTATCTTAAAACCATGAAGAACAAGACCGCCCCTCTCAACTTTGACAACGTGTGCAACATCCGCACTTACCTCGCCCTTTCGATCAAGGGGGAAATCAAGTCACGACGCGAAACTGTGACTTACTGGGGCGCATCTAGCGCAATGGCTAAACTGCACAATCAGCGTGTGCGTGACATGGTCATGGCATACAGGGCGGCGAAAGGAATCGAAATAAAGTTTTGACACGGCAACACCAAAAGACGAAACTATGAATATGAAAACCGACATCACACACAACACCACCTCCGAACTCATGCTCCGCGCCGTTAACGACCGCGAGCTTTCCACCCTCGTTGAGAGGAGCTTTGAGGAGTGCGACTTGGGGATCATCAAGCGTCAACTGATGAGGGCCTTTGTTTACACAGGGGCGCAGATGACGGCCTTTGAGCAGGAATGGGCGTTGTCATACAATGAATGGTATTGGGAAAATTGCCCGAACGAATAATCACATGAACACCGAACGCTTTGTCATACAAGTGAAAGACATCCGCAAGCGTCAACGCTTTGCACCCCTGCAGAAGTTAATTGCTTCAAAAAAGCTCTATAAAAGGAGAGCTAAACATCGGGCCGAACGGGATTAACACAAAGCCCTGATAATCAACGACTTACGAAGCCGGGCCCCGCCGGGCGCGCGTTGTCTTACAATCTCTTACTTGTTATATCATAGTTGCTCAGCCAGTGTCAAGCATTTTCTGCAAAAAAAATTTAAAAAAACAAAAAAATACCTGTTGCTTTTCTCATGGGCGCATGATACATTTTAATCATGAAAACGAAACTGACACTAAACGGAAGGGAAGTTGATTCCCAGTCAATCAACATTGAAGGCGTGAATCGCGCTGACTATCCAGACTTCGCAGATGCCTTCATCGGTGAGGCGGTTTGGATGAACGATGGAACTGCCTTGGATGACGAGGAGTTAGAGCAACTCACCGAGGAAAATGGCGAACTGGTAAACCAGTTGGCGCATGAAAACTTTTTCTAATCTCCTGTTGACAAAATCGCAAAAACTGAAATAATCAAATCATGAACAACACGAACACCAAAGAAGCAATCAGGGAACAGGCAAAGCAGAAACTCGCCGCGCTTGTGGTTGGCAAGGTCTACTCTCACGAAAACGAAACTTTCGTTTACGAGGGCGACGACCGCGCAACTCTTCGCAACATGTCGGTTTCTAGCGGTGATGTTCCGTTGCTTCGGCATGACGGAAATCTGGTGAACATGTCTGTCCTCCTTGGTCTCAAGGAGTCTTACATGAGCAGGGAGGAGTTTGATGCGTCTTACAGCAACACCTCTAACGCCATGACTGAATGGTGCCACAAAAACAATCAATACTAATATAATATAACATGAGCCTACATAGAATCTCACTACATATAAATTGCTTGATTAATAGGCCAAAAAATTGGCGTTTCTACATGTTAGGTATTCTGAGAGAGCTGTCTCTATAAAGTGTTGAGGATCAGGGACTTACAGAGCCCGGCCCCGCCGGGCAAGTATACTGTAAGACAAGCGAGTAGTCAAGTATAAAATAAAAAATAATTTTTAATTTGATGAAAGTTTTTATTGCGTTCTGGTGGCCTCTTGCTATTCTGTATCTATGAACAACATCAACACCACCACCGATCTCACCGCCGCCTCTGTCGTTCTCGACGACCTCCTTTGTCGTCAGCAATGCGAGGAGGTTTACGAGCCCACACACGCAGAGCTGCAAGCCCGTGAGGACGCGATCCATGCGCGTGAAATGGCGGAATACGAGGCGAGTATGATGGAGGCAGATAAGGCCGCTTGTCCTACAGCGGAAGACCCCGTAGACCTCTATGGGGGCGACGACTACTACAACGAGTATATAGAAGGAGATCAGGGGGAGTGGTAAATCCATAATAGCCAAGCACTTACAGCGCCCGGCCCCGCCCGGCGCGCGTTGTCATACATTCTCGCACCACGTGTTGTCAAGCCATTTCTCCCATCCGGTCGAAATTTTTTTATAAATAATTATTGCACACGGATCCCTTTGTGGTATTCTCTAATCATGGAAAACGAAATGAACCCGAAGGAACTAGCAATGGATGATCTCGCCGCCTATGCCGCCGAATACGAGGCATGGATTGACGAGATGGAAAAACTCGTCGCAGAGCATGGCAACCCGAATGCTTGGTTCTGATACTTGACAACTGAATAAAAATCCTTTTTAATTACTTTATGAAAAACACCACAAAGCAAATCGGTATCATCGCAATCGTCGCCCTCTCCTTTGGACTGGTTGACTCACTCGCAACTTCCCTCTACTGGCGGCATCTCGCCATTAAGCACGGCGCGGCATTCTATGAAACAAATAGCTGGGGCATTCCTAGCTTCAAATGGAACGATGTCTCGTTCGCACAAGCTCCGTTTCAAGACGGCACTTACTATTCAAAGAAAATGGAAGAGGCTGAAAGCAAGCGCGTCCGTTCCCTTGGTATCAAATAAGAAAACAATATGACTAAAAAACACTTCATTAAAATAGCTTCAAAGATAAAGCCCCTAATGGAAAGTGGGGAAGTGGATTACTGGAAGGGTAGAGAGATGATTGATGCCCTCTGTGATACCTTCAAGGACATTAATCCAAACTTCAACCAAGCAACATTCAAAAAAGCGTGTGCATATGATTCCTTGCACAATGCAATCAATAGCCTTAAAGTCTAAAAATAATAATATGATTAAAAACAATTTTAATAAAATGGATTTTGATCTTATGCTTAATGCCTTTGAAGAGGCAACGGCAAATGTTCCTCGCCGTGAGATGGTAAAGAAACTCCTGCAAATACAGGTTGAGCGTGATGCGGCAATTACCTTTGGCCTTGCGTTCTGCGAGACTACCGGCAATGTCTCTGGACTGATTAACGACTTCCGCGCATTCGCAAGGGCAATCGGAGAGGCTTGACACTATAACCAAAAAATATACTCATCATAGTATGAAAAACAAGAAAGCCCCAACAGCCCTAACAAAGGAAGAGATTGCCGACCTTATCATTTCTTCTATTACTGATTACGATGTAGGCTGGGCTACACTTGCAAACCCAGTTGTCACTTCCAACGCAAAGATGACCAGATTCTTTATCGAATCGACTCAATGGAATACAGCCGATCAGAAGTTTAAGATTACCATCGAAGAGGCTTGACCCCATAACCAAAAAATACTTTAATAAGATTATGAACAAGGAACTCTCTGAAAAAATTGTATTACTCATGAGTGCAGTTTGTCTTGGGGGATTAATTGTATTCCTTAACGCTGTTCTGGTAGCCTTTCTCTGGAACTGGCTAATGCCCGCAATTTTCGGAATCAAGACGATTACCTATCTCCAAGCGATAGGCATTACTTGGCTTGCTCAAATACTTTTTAAGTCTAGCAATTCAAATAAAAATAGCTAATACTATGACTATGACAGACCCCAACCACGACGAAAACGAACCCGAAATCTACAACGATGAGCATGAGCTTGGTCATACGCCGAGAGACATGGACGAACCACGGGAGAGTCAGCCAGACGATTATCTGGATGCATCCTATGAAGATCGTTTTGATATAGGAGATGATTATGGAGTTTAATCTTGAAGAACTTTTGGAAAGGGTGGATCCCGATGTTCTCAAGGCAGACGGCTTTGATGATGCGGTAATCGGCGTTGCTTCTCGTTGCGGTTCCGTTGATGTTCTGGCATACGATGTCGAGAAAATAATTCTCAAACTAATGTTGGACGGAATGAGTCGCGAAGAGGCTGAAGAATACTTTGAATTTAACATCCTTGGCGCATATGTCGGAGAGTATACGCCAGTATTCATAAGTCGCTGATAATCAAAGGGTTACAGCGCCCGGCCCCGCCCGGTAAACAATGCAAGACAATTGTCATACATCTTATATCATAGTGCGCGAATCTTGTCAAGCCTTTTCGCAAAAAAAAGTTTCGCCTAGCCGCATTTTTTTCTGGGTTTTTTTGTGGGCGCATAGTATTCTTTAATCATGAAAAAGAAAGCATCCCTCAACTTCAACAATGTCTGCAACATCCGCACCTTCCTCGCGATTTCAATTCAGAACGAAATCAAGAGCCGTCGCGAAGCGGTGAAATACTGGGGCGCGACTAGCGGACTTGTGAAGCTACAGAACAACCGCATCCGCGACATGATCGGCGCATATAGGGCATCACAAAGCATCGAAATCGTCTCTTGACACCACGCACAAAAATTGTAAAAATAGAATCACACTAAACACCAACACAACCAACAAAACAAAACAATGAAAAAACTAAACCTCAACCTCATGTTCATCAAGATTGCTTATGCCATCGGATTGTGCAAGACCTACCGCATCGTTTACAAGGCAGAGTCGAATCGCTTTGAGCCGAAGGAGTATCATGTTTCCCGTCCTTTCGGAAAGTTCTTCTATAAAGAGGACAAGGGTGTCAACTCTCCTGCTGGCGAGGGAATCACCTGTTATGTCCCTGCTGTGGATGATATCCGTAGGTTCCGCTTGGATCGCATTGTCAGGTTTGAACTGATCGCCTAATTGCCTTGCTCGACTAGGGGGAAGCGTCTCCCTAGTCGGGCTTTTGTCGTAAACAAATAAAAATGCAATTAAAAACAAATGCAACAGACGGAGGCCGCTCTAGTTCTGGAATCGAAGAGAAAGGAGATTGCACAATCCGAGCTTTGGCGATTAGTGCAGGCATCCCATACAAATTTGCGCACAAGATCGGAGCGGAAGCAGGACGCAAGAATAAAAAAGGATTTAGTCCAGAAAAACTTTTGAAGTATGCCAAACGAGAGTATGGCATAGCATATAAGAAAAAGCATTACAAAAGTGTAACGATTGGGAGGTTCATTAAAGAGAACCCAACTGGTCGCTACTATGTCGCAACTAATGTTCACGCTTTTGCTATCATAAACGGAACAATTTACGACACGGGATTAAATCGTCCGCTTCAGCGTCTAGAAGAGGCTTACTTAATATCTAATCATCGCCTAACATACCTCCGAGAGACGCAATCTTTCTAAGTCGCTGATCTTCAACTACTTACAACGCCGGGCCCCGCCGGGCGAGTTGTCTTACAATGTCGAAGCCGCATAAACACAGGCTCTAGAAGCAGGGCATGGGCTGGGGATTGAATAACCCACGGAGCCGCATAAACACAGGCTCTGCGGGCTGTCAACAAGTTTCGCACAAAAAAAGTTTCAGAAAAAGTGAAAAAGGTTTTGCAATCCGTCGCGCCTGATCGTAGTCTTTACCTATGACAACCAACACAACGCAACCCCCACACGCAACCCTTCACGCCTTCGCTAACGAGATGATTTCATGTTATGGAAACGGCTTGGCACTTGGCCTTTCTGGAACCAAGACACAGATCGAACGCTCTTTCAATCGTTTTTTCAATCTCGGAATTGCAGGGGCAAATGTCACAAGCAACATCGACGAGGAGGGAGGATGGGCAAGCAACGGGCAAACGCTGGGAGATGGTTTCCTGCACTACATTGGCGAGAGATTCGCCTACTTCTTGACAACTGAAGCCGACATCGTGCGCGGTCTTACATGGGAAAACATTAGGCTTTGGCAAGATTCTCCAATCTCCGCGCAATACAAGGGCAACGCCGAAAAGTTCAAAGCGGATGCACTACAAGCGGCAACGGATACTTTCAAGGCACTACCAAGGGAAAACTTCATGGGCTGGTCAACTGATCGTGTGCCAGAGGGTCACGCAATCCGCGAAGGTCAAAGTGACTGGTGCAATAATGAATAAAATTGTAAAAAATATCTTTACCGAACAACGAAACTCTGCCAACATATAAACCATGAAACTCCTATCACCAAACAACACGAAAATCAAAAAGGGCGAAAAACTCGGTTGGCTTACGCTTGGCCTGTCCCTGTCACCTTACAATCTTTCCGGCAAAAACTTTTGTTCCCATGCTTCGGCAGGATGCGCGGCGGCTTGCCTCAACACTTCGGGCATGGGTGTTTTTTCTAATGTGCAAGCGGCACGACTGAAAAAGTCGCGTTACTTCATCGAACAAAAGGAAACTTTCCTTGGACAACTGAACAAGGAAATCCGTTCGGCAATTAAAACCTCAAAGCGGAAGGGCATGAAGCTCGCGGTGCGTCTAAATGTGCTTTCGGATCTCCCTTGGGAAAATCTTATCGACATGAAAGAGTTCCAAGATGTCACCTTTTACGACTACACGCCGAACCCTAAACGCATGATCGCACACTTGCGCGGTGAGTTGCCGAAAAATTATCACCTTACCTTTTCAAGAAAGGAAAATAATCAGGCAATGGTTGAATTGATTGCAAGCATGGGCGGAAACATCGCGGCGGTGTTTGCTGGTTCACTCCCTGAAACCTACCTTGGAAAAAAGGTTGTGAACGGCGACGACACCGATCTACGCTTTCTGGATGACAAGGGTGTGATCGTCGGCCTAGTCGCCAAGGGCAAGGGCAAGAAAGACGCTTCGGGCTTTGTCCTTCAGCCCTAACCGGATGTCATACAATGGAACTTTTACTAATATGCTTTTTAGTGGCCACAATAATTCACTTAAATCTAAAGAGATAAAAAAGGAGAAGGAAATGCGCTAATATAACATCGCCAGAACCGGATCGCCGTAAGTTGCTGAATATCAACGACTTGCGGCACCGGGCCCCGCCGGGCGGTTTGTCTTACAACGTCGAAGCCGCATGAATACAGGCTGTAGGGGTGGGGTACCGGCTGCGGATCAAATAGCCAGCCGAGCCGCATAAACACTAGCTCTATAACTGTCAACAGAAATCGTGAAAATGAAATCGCACAAAATTGTAAAAAAGGTATTGTGTCGCACCGAAAAAAGTAGGATGATTAGAACCTAATGAAAGCACTAAACCTCACACTACACTGCGGCGGTCATGAAGTCTCCACGGAGCAGGTCGCAAACTCCATCACCCCTAACGCCACCGAGTCGTGGCATCCAATCCCGCACTCTCGCATCATCGAGGGACTGCGCGAGACGGTCGCAACCGCTGGCCTTGAAATCGTGCAGGAGCGTCATGCTCTCGCTCGTGACGGTCAACGCTACTTCGGCCTTTTCCAAGTGTCGGGCATTCCTAACTTTTCCCTAGCGGAAACCGTGGGGACTGTTATCGGCTTGCGTAACTCTCACGACAAGTCATTCCCTGCTGGCATCAACGCTGGTTCCGCGCCTTTCGTGTGCGACAACCTCGCGTTTCACAACGAGATCAAGATCGCTCGTCGTCATACAAAGTTCATCTTGCGTGACCTTCCCATGCTTCTTGCTGGAGCGTTCGGCAAGCTCACCTCTGCATGGGGCAACCACGCGAAGCGTGTGGAGGCTTACCAGTCCTGCACTATCAACGACAAGGACGCTCACGATACCATCGTCAAGGCGTATCGTTGCGGCGCGGTCTCCAAGACTGCCCTTGCGGACGTGGTCGCACAATGGCACGAACCCGAACACGCGGTGTGGGGTTCCGAGCGCAATCTGTGGGGTCTTCACAACGCCTTCACCAATGTCCTGCGCGGTAACGCAATGGCCTTGCCTCGTCGCTCGGACGCACTTCACGCCTTGCTCGACCCTCTGGCAGGGATCGCGGCCCAACAGGTCGTGGAGGCTCAGGATGCGGTTCTTGTAGAAGCCTAACATCTAGCCTAACATCAGCCGCTCCCGACTAACATCGGGCGCGGTTTTTGCTTGGTACGATTCCAATCTGTGTAAATGGTTGAACGTCAACAACTTACGGCGCCCGGCCCCGCCCGGCCAACAATGCAAGACAATTGTCATACAAGCTCTTATATGTCTTACTACCTATGACTAGTGATATGTGTCAAGCTTTTCTTAATAAATTAATTTTTATTCGTTGAAGATTTTTATTGTGGTTTTTGTAATATGGCGATATACTGAATGTATGAAAAATAAGATCAAGTACGACATGGATGCCGTCTTAAAGGCTCGGGACTTCTTTGAAGCTATGAATGAAGCCAAGAAGGCGATGAAAGAGTATGATGAGTGCGATGGACCCGATTCTAACTTCTGGAGGGTGCCTGAGTCTATTCAGAGGCGATACTACATGAGCATGGAGACATTCGGCAAATTCTTGGCTTGAATGTTCCTTTAAAGTACCTTATACTGATCGTATGAAAAATAAAGAAACGTTCATTAAAATGTGCTCACCCTCCTTTGTTAAAGACCTTCTGAAGGAGGCTAAGAGGGTCAAATACCTCATCGAGAAGGACGACATGTCATTCATCGTACGCGATGATGAGACTAACAATCTGGTCTTTAAAGGTATCCGAATGAATAGGACCTTCTATGCCGTTAACTTCTCTAAGAAGTACTGGGTGGAACCGGTCGGTCGAGACTACAAGGCCGAACAGCTCCAATAGACTTGCAGTTCCTTTTGAATTCCTTTATACTAATCACATGAAAGTAACACGCACCTCGCCCTTCACGGGCATCACCCGCACCCTCAACCTCAACATCACTGCCGTACAGGTGGCGAGGTACAACAACGGATGGCTGTTGCAAGACGCCTTCCCTCAACTCTCCGATGGTGAGCGCGAGTTCTACAAGACGGGCATCACGGATGAGGAGTGGGAGCAAACAATGGGAGGCGACGAGTAACGCCGAAAGCGCCTGTCTTACAAGGTAGGCCGGGCGGGGCCGGGCGCTGTAAGTCTCTGATACTCAATAACTTAACTGGGGTTGACAAGCTATCCAAGTTGTGTTATACTTATATAAGTGAGAAACTAATAAATCCCACAAATTAGTTATATAGTTTTTGGGTTAGTTTTTCAGATATGAGGGATGGGTATAAGTGCATCGGAAACTATTTAAGGGGACATGGCTCGTAAATCTCGCCCCTATTTGAAATAAACGGCATTCGTAAATTGGATTTTTTGAAAAAGTGTTTGACGCTATGGGAAAATAAGTTTATAGTAATAATAAGCACTGACCTAGCAGTGTCTAACACAATCTAGGAGGATCTTTAACAGAACATTTCGACGCAGAGTAGAGAACTGGTATCTCGTCACGCTCATAACGTGAAGGTAGTGGGTTCGATTCCCACCTCTGCCAGACTTGACTAGGCGCAAGTTCCGAAAGCTAAAGGAACTCCCGCGATAGGTGATAGCGAATCCCAGTGCACAGGGAACGTGTAGCCTATAAGATAAATCTCCGCGAAAGTGAATGAGATTTTCTAGTCATAACAATTTCTTTAGTAATGCTACCAAACGCACGTCTCAAGTCGTGGGAGGTCGGATTCCGAAGCCGATGTGAATGCAGAGAGATAAAGAAAAGCAACACCCTGTGCGATTGCAACGCCGAATCCTTTAGCGAGGATAGCCCTCGACGGAGGGGCAGGGACAATTTTTATACGGCAATGTTCCAAGGCTGGCGAGTTGGTCTCCAAAACCGACTGGGAAAGTTCGATTCTTTCGCCGTGTGCCATTCAGTTAAAAACCAATAAATTAAAACAATGAAATACTTCCCATTCTTTGCCGTTCTATCTGTAACAATAGTTTCTTTCCTTGTTTATCAGGATCACAAGTCACACAAGACGCCGATGTTCCGTTACTCTCCAAAACTTGCCACTTCGGAGGAACAGATAGCCGCACAAGAAAAACAATTGGTTAAACATATTCTTTGGCGCAAAATGCAAAACAAGGTAAAACGAATCAATTCCACTGAAGGAAAAGATTTTCTAACTTTCTAATTGACACGGCAGTAATCTTTTTTTAATATAAAAGTCATGGAAGATGTGCTATACTTTAGAGACTTGCCTGTTGGAACTATTGTGCAGTTCAGTCCATATAATTTTGCACAGCGTTGGATTAAATTAGAAAACAATACATACACTAGACATAACCATTCAAATACCACCATCTACAAAGCAAGACCGAACCTAATTCATTACAAAATAATCAAATGAGAGATCCCATCACATTACTGATTAACCTACTTGGTTACGAGAAGCGCAAGCCATCACTGCTACTCATGCATATGATAGAGTTTACGCACTCTAATTGGCGGCAGGACTTGTTCGCGCAGAATCGTATTAGTGATTACGAGTATAAATTATATAGTTAATTGTTGATAATCAATGGGTTACGTGGACCAAGGGGGCCAGGCGCTGTAAGTTGCTGATAACCAATGAGTTATTAAATTGTAAAACTGTTCTTGTGCTAGTAGGCAAGAATGGCTATTATAAATACTCACCTCTAACACCACAACACCATGCAACTCGACTTCATCGGGAACTCAATCTCAACTACTAATACTAATGCAATCGAACAATCAAGATTCTGGGATAATGATTTTAATCGGATCACTATTAACCGCCCTCGCCTTGATACTACGAAAGTAGACAAGTTTTTTAATTCAATTTTAGACGAGGAGATCGTCGCATACTCCGAATATTGGGATAGTGTTGTTCCTCGTAATGCTTCGGAAGTTTTTCAGCGTTGGTTGTTCGCATTCATGAGCGTTCATACCTCATGGCGTTCCAACATCAACGGGTATCTAATGATCCGTAACTGGTGGGAGTGGCTGAACAAGTCAGAAGAGCTTGAGCGTAGGATCGTAGAGAGTGGTGCTGGCCTCCATAAAAACCGCACAAAATTCATTACAGCTTTTGCTGAACACTATTGGGCTAACATTGATTTCTACAAGAAAGCAGAGGACGAGTCATGGGTAGAATTTCGTGATCGTCTGGTAGACCAAGTGCTTGGCCTTGGCATGGCGAAAGTTAGCTTTAGCCTTGAGATGGTTTATCCCTCTATTGCCGAGGTGACTTGCATGGACACTCACTTGTTCCAGTTGTTCGGATTGGATCAGACCAAAGACAGCAAGCAGTATCACGCGATGGAGCGTCATTGGATTGAAATGTGCAAAATGTGGAATGTTAGCTCGTATGTCGCCCGTTGTATCTGGTGGGACAGGAACCAAGGCTATACGGATAGCCGATACTGGAGCTTTGTTTTAGAGAAGGAGTAGTCAGCAGGAAGGGGAAAAGCTGTAACTCGTTTGTGGTGAGCGGGTTACAGCGCCCGGCCCCGCCCGGATGTTATACCCGAATATATACCGGATTATACCAGAAAAATGGAGCGTCAGGTAGGATTTGCACCTACGGCTTTAGGGTTTTGCAGACCCTTCCTTTGGGCTACTCAGGCACTGACGCATTATTTGGCATCCTCAAGGGGATTTGAACCCCTACCATGGCTGTGAAAGAGCCGTATGCTAACCATTACACTATGAGGACTCGAAAATGAAATTTGTATTTTTTTATTGATTTGTATTTCGATTCAGTATAATATATTGTATGAAATGTTTTAATTGCAATCAAGAATTAAAAGGCCGAGAACAAAAAAAGTTTTGCTCTCAAAGTTGTTCGGCATCTTTCCACAATAGAACTAGCCCAAAAAGGACTGCAGGATTTAGAACATGCAAAAGCTGTAAAAGACAATTTCTCAAAAAAGAATTACCACGACATTGTTATTGTCATGAATGCAAACAACAGAGAAAAGATAATTTACTCTATAATAGAAACCCTAGTAAAAATGAAATGGTTTATGAAAAGCATAGTCATGGTGCGGCTTATGCCTATATAAGATGGCATGCTAGAAAGATAATTTTAAAGGATGTACCTAAAATTTGTAGTATATGTGGATATAATGCACACGCAGAAGTAGCGCATAAAAAATCTATTTCAGATTTTCCAGATGACGCAAAACTTTCAGATATTAATCATAAGGATAATTTAATTTTATTGTGCCCCAATCATCATTGGGAGTTTGACCATAACGGACTAGATTTGGTAGGAGTGGAGGGACTTGAACCCTCTTAGTCGGTTTAAAAGACCGATACTTCACCTTAAAAGTTTCACTCCCAAGATTTGGTGCGTCGTGCAGGAATCGAACCTGCATTGAGAAATTAGAAGTTTCTGATCCTATCCGTTGAATGAACGACGCATATTAAATTGGTCCCCCCGGCAGGATTCGAACCTGCAATCTCACAGTTATGAGCCGTTCGCTTTAACCATTAAGCCACAAGGGGATGAAATTGGTAGCTGTGGTCGGATTCGAACCGACACTTGAGCGATTTTAAGTCGCTTGTCTCTGCCTGGTTGGACTACACAGCCATAGATGAATAATAAAGATTTTTTATTTGAGTGTCAAACAAATTACTGCCAAGGTAGGGATCGAACCTACGACCTAGAAGTTAACAGCTTCCCGCTACTACTGCTGAGCTACTTGGCATTAAAATTATTTGGTTTCCTTACGGGAAAGTTTGGGGACAGTATTTGTCATCAACTGCCTATTTAGACGATACTCCGCAATCATCGCCTGCCATTCCTCGTCCTTTAAACCCTTTGGGCGATTAGCGGTGAACTTGCGTGTTTTATTATTTGCTTTGAATATAGATAGATTAGGCCAAACGTGCATATTTTTATTTTGTTTTAATTTGGAAGTGGGTATGGGAATCGAACCCATGCTCGTCCCTCATCTAGGGAACACAGATTATAAGTCTGTCGGTGCTATCCAATTACACTAACCCACCACTATAATCATTACACAGAAACTTTATTATCCTGTCTAGCTTCTTCTTTCCTAATTGCGGTTTGGGATTCAGCGAGGGCACACAATATACGATCTGCATGTTCGTCATTCCATTCCTTGTAGGATACAGCAGTAGCTTCTAGCTCCTCGTATATATAAGCGTCATCTGCAAGAGCAACCATAATTTTATAAGAAATATTTTCAAACGTTCCTTTACTGCATTTACCGTATAGATTTTCATTGTCGTCTAGTTCGCCACGGTCTCCAATCTCTGCATAGTCACCAGCGACAACAATCCTATCTCCTGCCCAGCTTCCGACGATAGGGTTTTCAGAATGTAGATCTCCACCACCACGTCCGTTGCTGTTAGCAAGCAGACATGCTAAGGCGGTATTAGTTCCACCCTGAGAACAGCTGAACTCAAGAAGCTTCATCCCGTGCCCGAAAGCATGAGGGTCTAGGTATTGTTTCTTGTCTAGGTTGACGATGTAGTAGTATTGGCCCATAGTTTTAGTTTATAATTAATTGTAGTAATCGTCAACATCTTCTTGGCAAAGATGGCAGCGAAAGGTTGAATTCATTGGGTTAGCCCTATCTTCACGAATAATAAACAAGTCCAAACTTCCATCCAGTACTTGATCACCACAATAGGTGTGATCGCAATCCTTGCAATAGAAACGCATGTCTTCAGTGACACCCTTGCGCGATAGTACGGGTGGTCTCATGAAATGATTCCGGTTTTCGTTCCGTCTTCGTTGTGCGCAAAGATTACGCTGGTTGCGTGGCCTCGCATAATGCATCGTGGCTGCCGCTTCTGGTCATGGCTCTCGACATCAATTCCAATTGTTTTAATTTTATTAACAAGATGGCAAGCGCCTTCCCAATGAATAGTGATGACATTTTTACCCAGCGCGCGCGACGCTGGTTTATTATAGTGGTAGAAGAAACGTTTGGGTTTGGGAGTTTTCATGACCTTCACTATATGACTAGTTGGGCAGAGTGGCAAGAAGTATTTTTACAATTTGTTCATGTACACGTTTTGGCGTTTTATCGACACGTTCCGAGAACATGTCTACGGCATCGACATATTCTTTATATGTATAAATGATTGATAATGAACGACTTACGGCGCCGGGCTCCGCCGGGCTGTTGTAACCTATTGATATTGAAGGGTTTCGGAGTGACAGGATTCGAACCTGCGACTTCTTGCTCCCAAAGCAAGCGCACTACCAAGCTGTGCTACACTCCGTAAAATCTTTCAAAAGAAAATCGCCCCTAGCTTTTACACTAGGGACGACTTCTGTTTCCCCCTACCTCTTAAGCCCTCTTCGCAACAAACCTTCCCTTGGAGTCGCGCACATTGTGAAAGCGATCACCATTAGGCTTGCGTCCGTAGACCTCGCCATCGTAGTCGCTGTATTCCTCTTCGTAACCATCGTCCTCGTCTTCGTCCTCGTAGCCATCGTAGTAGCCGTTAGGAAGCGGAGCGTCAAACACTCCGACAACCTCATAACGAGAAGTCCTCATCTTCTGGAAGTCGCAGTCGTGAGGAACCGAAACAACATCGGCAGGGTCAACCTTAACGATCACAACCTTGCGGTCGCTACCTCCAAAGGTGGTCGCATACTCAAGCGAACCAACATGGAAGCCATAACTGCAACCAAGATTAGCGTCATCGCAAACCGAGTTACGGGACATCTCAAGAATCTCTCCGACCTTGTTAGAGAACTTGCCCGTGTGATGGTCAGTCCAATCCGAGCGAACGCTCTTATAGCCGAGGAAATAGCCATCAGGCGTGATAGGCATATTGCCATGCTCAAGGAACGAATAGAGTTCCGTTACGCTACGGCGACTAGGGTTCTGCATCAGACGGGTAAGGAACTTGACCAAAGGAGTAGGAGAGATTCCTTCCTTGATAAAGGCCAAAATCTTGTCCACAATAGTTCCATGCACGACTTCACCATTGAAGTAGACATGACCATCTACGACTTCGACACTACCCTCCGACCAATCGGAGACTACACTTGCGGTGTCGATGAGATCAAGGAGTTCATCTTCGCTGACTCCCTGCTTGACTGCCTCGATAACATTTGCCCAATTCTCGTGGGAACTTTGAATCGTGTAAGGAGTTCCGTTGAGGATTGCGGTTAGTGAGTTATCGGTTAGGATGTATGGGATGTTCATAACTCCTTCATCATACATTTTCTTGTATAGCCCCACAAGCATTTTTTTGAATAAAAATCGAATAGTCACAAACCACTGGTTATCAGGCACTTGCAGCGCCGGGCCCCGCCCGGATGTTAGTTACTAAAAATCGTGGCGTTTCTGTCTGGTATTAAAAAGGTTAGGAGCGAGGCCACACCACATAGCCTCGCCCCCGTTTCCCTCACCACAACAATCTTTATGCGTTCATGTAGTCCGAAAGCACCTTGGCAAAATCTGCACTAAAGCCCCAGCGCATATTGCGTTCCTCAATATAGGAGAGGAGAGGAAACTTTTTCTGCAAGGCTTTCGCACGATTCACAACTTCCTCTGCAATCTTAACTGCCTTCTCGTTTTTACCCGAAGCGTTTCCTGCGGCGATGTCAAGCCTTTCGATCTTACTGATAAGCATAAGGGCAATTTGCTCTTTCGACTTTGAGTTTGCATCGTTGTTGTGAGAATTAACACAAGCGAACAGGTCACGAAGAGTTGCACGATCATCGTCGCTCTTGATAAGTGACATGAGCAAGTCTTGATGCTTCTTGTCTTGGAGACGATAGAAGAAAGAGTCGCGCAACATGGTATTGCCTAAACGATTTGCAAGCAAAAGATCAATGTCGATTTTGTTTGCAGAGATAAAAGCGTCAAACTCTTCTTGCATCTTGTCCTCAAGGCGAACCCATCCGCTACCCATCTTTTTCTTGAGTTGTGTGCTAGTAAAGCCAACGATGTTTGCAGGATCAATGTTCTTGAAAGGCTGAACTAGATCAAGAAGTAAACTACCTACCATCTTATCGCCGCCATTTATGACCGCATGGAAATTATTGATCTGGACATAGATTCCGTTGCCGTTCTTCTCATCCACAACACAATCCTTCCAAGCGTTACGATTCTTCCAAGAATTAGCATTTTTAGGATCAAGAACCAAAGCACCGACACGCTTTGATTTGGGGGTGGTTATTCCAACTGCATTAACGGGAATGCTGATCTGCGAGGCGAAGATAAAATCCTCATCACAGAAACCATTTGCCTCTTTTAGTTCCGCAATCTGTTGTGCGTAGGTCGCATACTGCTCTGGCTTGAGAGCCTTCAGCACTTCCGCGCCATTGACAACTTCCATACGCTGAATCGTGAACAGATAAATAGTCTCACGATCACCAGACTGCGAAGCAAGGTAACGACCATACTTTGCACCAGCGTTGTAATGTCCAAGGTCATTAAAAACTAATTGAATGTCATGCCTAGCCCCAAACTCGTTAAGGTTGGTAGTCTGAACATTGCCGTTCCAATTCTTGCGATAGCGCATGACATGAAAGCGCAAGCTACGATCCGCACTCTTTCGGGTAGTATCGACATTATCAGAGGTAACAATCTTGCCGTTAAAGGTAATCTTTTTAACGATCTGTCGGATATAATGGAAACCGCTAACAAGGTTATCCATCTCGGACATAAACTTTTTCGCCGCATACTCGCTCTTTGCGTTTTGCGTGATCTGCTTTTGAATATCAGTAACAAGCGTCTTGATAATCTCTCCTGCCTTGCTCTTGATGTTCGCAATCGTCCTATCGGTGTATTGCAGACCCTCGCGGCTTGCCGCAACATCCAAGTCTCCAATGTTAAAATCAATAACGATAGCACTATTGAACAGATAACTAATCTGCGTATCTGCATCGTTACCAGAAATGAACTTCAATGCACTTCTGTCAATCGGATAGGCGATGTTGCCCATAACTGCCATTGGGCGATGATCTTCACGATTATCATAGAAAGCCCAGCCAGCACCTACGGAAATCGGCTTGGCAAAAACCTTATCATACTCACCCTTGTCCACGCCTACAATGTTCGGGCGAACCTTGAAGAAACGGAGGTAACGCTTGACAGCACCCGTGAAGTAATTTGCATCCTCACCCTTAACTGGAATAACGATCTCTACACCATTCTCATCTGTGGTGTCCTGCGTGGACAGAAGGGCAATCTGACCGATTCCGCTAGGATCAATAAACGCATTGTAAGAACGAACCTTGCCATCCGTAAAGGAATTGATAACAAAGTTGTCACCATAGGCGAACGCACTCTTTGAACCTAGTCCAAGTTGACCGATAAATGCGTTACTCTGGCGTTTCGTGCTTTCACCATAGAAGCAGTAGATGTCTTGAATGTCCTGCTCTGAAAGGCCACGACCAAAATCCCTGATCTTGAAAACCTTGGACAGCTTGCTAGGCATGGTGATAGTAATAGGGCAATTAGGCTTGCCAGCTTCAACATTGGCATCGTAAGCGTTGGCAGAGTATTCGCGCACGACAGCACCGATCTTGTCGGTGTAGAGTTGGTTCCGAAGAACATTGAAGATATGCGCCAGACCAGTATCTTTGATGCCGAAGCTAACGGCAGACTTGATTCCAGCAGAGTTGAGCGAGTTGTATGAGGTGTTTTGTATCATGGTGTTTGGTATTGTGTGAGCCTTCATAATAGACTTTCTTGATTCCATGCACAAGAACTTTCTGCGGATTTTTACAATTTACCTAAACCCCTCACCCATAGCAACTTATGACGCCGGGCCCAGCCCGGCTCGCGCAAGTGTTTAATACCCAGTTACTTACAACTATCTGTCTCTTGGGCCATCCACTAATCCCTTATATAATAAGTATAAAGCAAAAATAAAGATGGTAAATACGAATATTTTTTCCAGTAAGTAGTATATAATGTCGATCATTTATTTATTACAACTAGAATCCTATATTTACAATACTTACCATCATATTTTATTATAGCATACAACCGACCTAGGTTTTATTTAGATCGGTGTATTTCGCTATTTCGGACTAGCTGTTTCGCCTTTGCAGGTGAAAAATGTAATTGCCCAATAAGATTTTTATTTCGCTCTCGCCTATTACTAAATCAGCAAACTCTAAATCATCAGAAGTAATTTTCTTACCATTACTCAGAAGAATAATGTTATTTGTTTCCTCTGGATAAGTATCTACTCCGATTATACCGATTTCCGTGTCGCCGCTGGTGCAAGCGATCAGGGTGTGTGACCTTAACGTGTCTAAGATTTCCTCTACGTGCTTAGAGTTTGCCATAGTTTATTTTAGGAACACTTGGCGACGAAACGCTCGACCTTGGTCTTACCAACACGCTTCAGAAGGTCTGCCCGACCCAAGAAGATCGCGCCGTGAGGCTCACGAAGTGTAACGATTGCGCCAACACGCTGGCGGAGTCGGACGATCTTACCACAATAGTCGTAAATACCGCCGTTCTTTAGTTTGGTGTTTGTCTTGTTTTTCTTCATATATCTATAATGTATAATTTTTATTTCTTAGTCAATAGTATTTTAATCTTATTCTTCCTCTTCATCCCTACAATCTAGGAAATACTGAGCGTCCAGCTCTTCCTTGAGGTGTTCTGGACAATCGTCGATGTCTTGGTAGCAGTTGTCGGATTCGGAACCATCGGCATCGACAATGTATTCGCCGCCGAACATCCACCCCTCGTCGTAATAGCTCATGCGTAGGGACTCTCCGGTAAGTTTGGCAAGCTGACGAACGACATTGATAGGGGGACTCCATGCAGTCTGGAAACCAATGTCATGAATATCTTGAAGGGCAAGGGTATCGTCCTCAAAGGTATAACAAGAGTAGGCATTCCATTTTGTATCCCAATTAGCCACACTCCAATTATACCAATTAGAATATCCGTAATCCTTTACGTTCTGTAAGGAAAGTTCCTCTTGTTCCTTTTGCCACGCCTCCTCATCTTCTTTGTTTCTAATCTTGAAAGATCCTTCTAGGGTAGTCTTATAGATTCCCTCTGGCATAGGAATGATCTTGTTAAAGTCGATGCTCTTACCATCATTAGTAAGATAGGGCTTGATGATCTCTCCGATAGTCTTTCCGCTAGTGCAGGAAAGTAGGTTGGTGCAATGGTTAGGCATTTGTTTTGTTGGTTTATTTGAACTCTACTGAACTTGTTATTGATTTGCTGTTATAGTGGAAATTGAAATGACCCCACTTTATATTCTCCAAGGGATAATTAGAAAGCAAATGCTCTGCGATTGTTTCCATGTTTCCCTCTAGGGTGACGGACTGCTCGGTTCCGTGAAACGATTCCTGCTCGGTATCCTCTTCGTCAAGATCGTTATACTTGATGATGGATATGACCCATTCTACACTATCGTTATGGATAGTATGGAAGTGGGCGGTAGCGAAGTTTGCGCCAAGGGTTTCTAGGCTATGAAAAACCTCGTCAAGCAAGGGAGTGATTTGATTCATTGATTTATAGTAATACAATTATAGAACTCTAGTCAAGAACTTGTTTTAATTATTATTGTAGTATGATTGTCTTTCACCTCTCTCTACCCAATCAGTTTATAATTCGTGTATTGTAACTTCTTCAGTTGTTTCCTTGATACGATAGCAAGTGTGGATAGGATCCGCATGGCCATTCAGATAGTGTTCGTCTTGCTTGTGAAACTCTCTTGCCCTCTCTTCCGCCTCTTCGCGGGTGCTGTAGGTGCAGGAGTATTTGTCTGACCACTTCCTGCGATTGTAGACCTCGATTGTGTAGTAGGTTTGTTTCATACTAGACACACTCGGCATACTCTTCCTCGTCGATCTCTTCGATCATCTCGATGTCGTCGGTCTCGGCAGGAGATAGCGTTGCCTCTTCAAGCATCGCCTTGATAAGGTCTGGCTCATCAAGTGGCCGCTTGCTTTCATGATAATATTCCTCACCATTTTCCAGTATTACTTTATAGTATCTCATTTTTGTTTTTGTTTATTTAAGGATTTGATTTCTTCTTTAATGCAATATAGACTAGTATGCTATTTATTATCAACATAAAGAAATTGAATGTTATCGTGTCTGCGTTTTCATTTTTCAACATAGTATTAACCCACTATCGTAACACCATCTGCTAGCGCAGTCAACTCTTTCTGGTCGTTTTGTGGGCACAATCCGTCCAGTTGCTTGAGATAGTTCAAACCATGTTGGGTAATCTTTCTACCACCTTGTGCAACCTCCATTAGGCCATGCTTGAGAAGGTAAAGCTCAAACTCGCTACGGATCGCATTTGCTGAAAGCCCAGTAACCGCACTCAAATTTGTGAGCGAGCAAGTGCCACGATCCTTGAGTATTCTCAATACCTGTAGTTCAGTATTCTCTAGTCCTAGCGGCAGGATACCGAGGACGCACTTTACGTCTTCCCACTCTTTACGACCAATGTCATTCAAATTGTGCCGCTTGGCAAATTGAGTAAGATTATCTTTTGCCATTAGGGTTGCATTTCTGGCATTACCACGGCAAGTAGAACTAATCTCCTTGAGAACTTCTGGACTATAAGTAAGCTCATCCGAATTGTGCTCGACAATCTTTGCCAAATCGTCATAGTTATACTCTTCCATGTGGATCATCTTGCACCTATCCTTTAGCGGCGTAATGACCTTCTGTGGATCTGTAGTAGCAAATATAAAACTCACCTTGGTAAAATCAAATTCTATATTATAGTCATCAAACCTAAGAGTATTTCTATTATACTTATTAGGATTAAGAACTGTTAGTAGGCAAGTCTGAACTGGTTCCGGCATCTCGTGCGCCTCGTCAAAGAAAACCGTGATGTGCTGGTCTCTGATGTAGGTCAGGGCAATGTCCTCGACAAACTGGCGAACGTTCTTGAGCGTAGAGCAGTTGATCGTGAGCATGGGTTTAACACGCCCTAGAGTCTTGCTACGTAGGTTCTTTGCCACCTGTGTAGCCAACATGGTTTTTCCCTGTCCACGCTG